CTTGGTTTTCCTTGATTTACCCTGTCCCCCTTGGTTTTCCTTGATTTACCCTGTCCCCCTTGGTTTTCCTTGATTTACCCTGTCTGGAGGTGTCCCCTCCCTCGAGACAACCCAACCCCACCAACTCCCGGCATAAACCCCGAGACCTTCCTCCCGATTGTTCCACGTGGAACGCCCGTTCGGTCTAGGATATCGGGGTCTTGCTCTTGATTGCCTTATATACTTGCCTAATACAATGTATTGATAATAAAACCAATAAAAGAACTATGATTAAAGGCAGGGCGTCGCCCGTAGCTATAACATACCGCCCCAACTCAAACGCCATGTACCCACAAAACAAAGTAAGTACGAGATATATAACTAATACCATAAAATATACAATAAGTAACCACGATTTTAAAATTACACTCAAATAATATAATTAATTGAGTATCAATAACATAATATACATCAATCCCTAGAGCTTCCTCTAAAGGAAGATAAGCCCAAACATAGATAAAAAATATACAATAAGTACCGCCTATTATATACCTTTTAGGATTGATTCACGCATGAAACCATACATAAGGGCACGATATACCCGCCTGCATGGATATAGATATATACAAAATGATATGCAATGAATGATTTTACTTACACATTTTCGATCAAGGCTTAAAATTTGCCGCCTCAACACTTTTATGTGTAAGCAAAACATATGAATATGCTATCATTTTGTAAAATATAGGCACAAAAAGCCCTTCAGTCATATATCACTACATTACTGAGGGGCGCAAACCTTAAAATCAAATAAAAACAAACGATCTATTGTCGCAATTTGTTTGCCATGTAGCTAACACGTTTCCGCCTGCACTTATCCGACTCCCTACTGCAATCTAATTTATTAGACTTGCGTAGTTCTTTGGTAAGCTCAACGTAAAATTCCATTTGGGCTTTTTTGATAGGCCTTAAAGCCTTTTCTTTTTGAATGGATAGTTTCCTATTCAAATTAGCGAACTTCTTCTCATACATAACCTAATCTTTTTTAATGGCACCAATAAGAAACTAGAGGCTGGTAACGACACGGCCGCCGTTATCAATACAGCCAGCCGGGCACGCCGCACCCTTCATATTTCCTTTAGATTTGTCCCCTTGCCCCGAACGAACGAGACCTGATACGCACATACGTCGCCCGTGATACGTACCGGCAAGGCGCACTTTGTCCGTCAATTTAACCGCACGAAATACCCTTGCGAGGGTTGTTATTTGCTATCCGTACGCATGTCAGGTATTTAAGCTACCCTAACATGCCTCGTATTGATATATTGGCACGGAGATAACGCCGTAATACACTCAATGCGTGCTGCTCTCACAACGCACTGACATACGCCCTATACATGCGTATATACACCAACATACCCCGTGTTTTTACACGGCCTACTAGGTTAACCTAGCGTACTTACCGGATTGATATAAACCTAAAGATAATAGTACTGCCCTGGACTAGGATAGTACCTAAACCACATTACTAAGCGGCGGCCTATCTATCGCTGGCTCTCGAGACCCTAACAACCAGCGATATGTTTATATCAAAATATCAAATATCGTACCTATTTAGTCTAAATCAGTAGCGCGACGGGAACGCATAGGTGTGCTACCATAACGCCCCTATACATAAATGATATAGGGGCTAATTATTTGTTATCTTTCATTTTTGGGGTGTGTCAAATGGTAAGTGACACACTTTGCGATGAGATTAAATGTATACCGTTTGATAGGTACGGCACACTTTATGATACGTTTGTCCGCTCCGTTAAACGTTTCGTAATATATACCAAAATCGTACTCTATAGGCTCATTATATCCAAAGCGTTTATGAGACGATCCTAGTATTGCTATATCCTCTATTTCACTCATTTTAAGCTTTTTGTTTTTATCCTGTTCGTTTTTATCATAGTATTCACGCTCTACTTCCTTGTATGCGCAAAACGTATTATTTACTCGTGGGAGTATTTCTTTGCAAAGTCGTATTACCACTTCTTTGTCTTTAGCTAAAGCGACCAAGGCGGGAACGACTTCCTTTGATACTTTAATATCATTTTCTTTTAGTATGTCGTTTATTTCCTTACCGGATTTAAACAGGTTGCACCAGGCTTTTACTGCGCCTGTCAATGTCTTTTCGTTTGATTTTTTAACTTCATTCTGTACTTTGTTAATCTCTTTACTTATCATATACCTTGCCTATACCCTTAGGACTTATAATGGCACCTGGTACGCCTTGTTTGTTAATGCTGTTATCTTACAGGAACAAATATACTACATGTTTTATTGTCCAACAAATATTTTGCAATAAAAATTCGACGATTATATGTAATAAATCTAATCAAATGTAAACATATATTAAAATATTGATTTATATGATTGACAATCAACAAGTTAAACACAAAATAATCATTCTTTTTTCGGCTCGCAGATCGTTTACCGTTCTTGTTTCCCGTCCTTTGTGGATTGGGGGGGGCTGGTCCAAAAACGGCAGCCCGGCCGGGCCGATTTCGGGGAGGTGGTCCGTCCCGCATATCCCCCACCCCATCTCTCCAATAACGTCCCGCATATCCCCCCCCCTCCCGCATCCCCCACCCCATCTCTCCAATAACGTCCCGCATACCCCCTCCCATCATACCCCCTCCCATCTCTCCAATAACGTCCCGCATATCATCCTCCCCGAATATCCCTCATACTTCCTCACGACCATATCGCCTTCCATCTCATTTAATTTGTTATATTTGCGATATAATTAAAACATAATATATTATGAATAAAGAAGTTAAATACATGATGGGGGGGGGTATTTTAACCCTCGGATAAGGAGGGGGTATGTTTAGGCGCGGGACTTCTTCTTCCGGTAAGATCCGCTACCGTATTAATATAGACAAGAGCGTGTGTCCTGATCCTGTGGATATATATATTGATGGAGATACATATCAACATAGTTTTAACGGATCTTCCCTTGATATATATCGCGATAAGAGGATAGAGGTTATAAGAATAGGTGGACGGATAGCTCAAAAGGATCGACAATATGAGCGCGGTTTTATCAGGCATAACTGGAGGTGTCTCAAAAGGGGCTCTTACGTATCTATATGATTCTGGCGCGCGTCGTGATTTAGCCGATACGGGGTTATACGGGGACAGGACGACTGAATTCACTCCTATAACGGAGATAACCGATCCTGGGGATATCATCAATTTCACTTGCATGCCTGAATTTTATGATCGGATTACAAGTGACAATCGTATGACTTGGCAAGGTGATCTTATAACAAGTGGTTATCGTATAACGGCCAACGCCTGTGAGGGATGCCAATCCGTCGCCGTTGGGACTGGCGTTTACGATAATACCTATAACGTAAATATAATAATTGTAGCGCCATCATAATATCTTGCGAGGAGGATGTGGCACCAAAAGGAGGGAAGCCTCCCCTCATCCCTCCGGGCCTGCCCATCGGGGCTTCCGCCGGCTACTTCCTTTGGCGTATCGCTATAATTGATTAGGCATATAATTACCTATCTTTATTATGGTGATAGGATTCCACCTATAATTAGATAGGTAGTGGTACGACCGCTGCCTTGATATTATATCGGACATCGCTCCGGTCCATTGAGACATGTCATTTGGTATATGCGGCTGACCGTTATATACCCCGGAATTACCCATAAGATACGCGCCGGTAAGGCCAGGTAATCGTAATCAATAGTATCATGATCAGGGATCTCATATTGATCCGCCAAATATTCTCCCCATACGAGGTTGTCACTGGCCGGCATACCTTCTGTCGCCTGTTTATGACCAGGATTTTTACTCTCGTCTTTTTCTATCATAATCCTATGTCCTTTATGTATCGAGGCGACTCCAATACATTCGGCATCCACCTTATTAGGTGGAAGTGACTTTAGGTTTTCAGCGACTCCATATACTCCATCGCCGGCGTTGGACGGATGTATCCCTGATGAATGAGATCCTCTTCTAAGCGTACCGATAAATTTTTATGGGGGACGAAAAATACCCCCCCCCATTGAGTTGATTTTATTTAATATCATATTATTATGCGTTTTGTACATACAAATATATGATCTTATTCTCAGGTCATGTCGCCGAATCCAAGGGAACGGGCTGGCCCCCATCCTTCCGGGCATCCCCCGCCCTCCCTCCGCCTCCCGTTATTTTTGGCTTCCTTCTGGTTTTATCCTCAAAATCTCATATCTTTGGGACAAGACCATAATCATGTCAGACATACCTCATAAGCTTAAGATCCTCTTCCGCGACGATGATGTTGAGAGGATATATGTAAGGGATGGTACGGTTATCCGCGACAACGAGATCCATAGGATGTATAATGAGATACCGGACGGGTTAGGTGATTTAGCTACGGTCGTATCAAGGAACTACGTATATGGTAAGATAAAGGACAGGACGGGGTCAGGTATCCGTCATATCGGCGGGATAATAAACCATGCTAAAGTCGAGGGGATATGATAAGGGACGTAATGGGGAGGGATATGATAAATGAGATATCAGCGTTATTCGTGATGATATTCATGTCCGGGTTGATGCTTGTCATGCCGATGTCAGATATAGGGCGCGATGATATCGCTATCATGATAGGATCAGGAATAATACTATCTTTTATATTAACCATAATACCTATCTTGCTTTCTTATGATATAAGGGATGATATCATTGGGTTGATTGGTGATATGGATAGCCGGATCGTGGTAGATACTTCGGTATATGAAAACGAGCCTACCCTAGGTAATTACTAGGGTAGGTGACGCGCTATTTTCTTTTAACATACTTATCGATCAGGTCTATTGATAGTTTAGCTCCCAGCTCCTCCTCCAACAGGTTAAGGTAGTTCCGGTGTAGGCATCCGCCCCGCTCCACCTCCCTAAAGCCGGCCCCGTCCCTGATCCTGACCAGCCCTTTCCTTGGATCCATGTCGATAAGATCCCGAAGCTCGTTCATATTCTTGAACCGGTTCCCTATTACCTTAAATACATCGATCTTAGGTCTCTTATCCTTATCCTCGGACTTTATTTTAATTCTTCCGCTCATATCGATTATCCAGTGACCTTACATGTAATATGATTCATATTATTATTACCGCGATAAGCGCGCGTAGATACGTAGGGAGAATATACTCCTCCACATACGGGACATCTCCATCCATACATAACAGGATTTGTTTGTTTGTCAATCCCTTTCAAGCCCTCATCAGTAGTGGATGATGTATTTTTATTTTCCATATCATTCATTACCACGGTGGTTTTCTAAACGGGACTCACGGGTCATGAGGCCATCCTTATTTATCTTATCCGTGCTTCCAAATCCATTATCGCCTCTATCGGATTTTCCGAGATCTTCTAATGACTCCACTTCTTCCCATACGATACGTTCCCTTCTACGAATAAGAAGCTGCGCTACCTTACCACCGACATTACAATAATAAGGGCTATGCCTATTCATTTTCCTGTGAACTATTATAATCTCCCCGCTATATCCTTCATCAATGGTAGCGGGGGCGTTTTGCATAATTAGCTCGCTATTGGTAAAACCGCTACGTGGACGGATTTCCATCTCATAATCCTCTGGCAATGCTACATGTACGCCAGTATGATATATGATCCTGTCTCCGTCAAGTTCCATGTCCTTAACGGACAAATCCATACAAGCGTCTTCCTTATGAGCGTATTCAGGCGGCTTAGCCCCTTCTTCCAGCCATATCTTGACCTTACACGTATCTATACCATCAAGTAACTCGACCGCCTCTTTATAGCTCATAGGTTGCCCTGAGGCTAATGAGATGGCTCTTGCCAATAAATCCTTAATCTTGCTCATCGTATCTTGTTTTTAAATTCCCTCCCTTTCGGGCATTGTAATTTACATTCCTCGCCACAAGCGGAACAGTTGGGTCTCATTCCGGGCGCCCCTCTTCCCCCGTACGGCCAGCGGGCGTAATCGCAGACGCTCCAGAACGCCTCCATCGCCTTGATCTTGGCATCGACCGTTATCTTCTCCTTAACCTTTTTCATGCTTTTCCTGAACTCGTCTTTCATATTCCTCCCTTCTATCTGTCTGGCCTTACGTCTCTCATTCCACCAATTATAGTAGAATTTATCTGCCATCCTATAAGCTTCTGGGTCAAATTTATCACGGTGCAGGATAGGGGCGTCCTTGACCTTTCTCAAATTCCTGCCACAAACATAAGCGAGCCCAGCGTACGGAGGTATGTCCTTAGGGTCGACCAACCCATCTGGCACGCAGTAGTAGAAGTAATTTGGGCGACCGTACCTGGCCCGGTTCCCGGTCTCGTATAGGGCTTGCTTCCGGGCCTCGAACCAGCCTCGCATTACCTGGTGCTTGCCTTCCTTCTCGAAATCCTTGTTATAGTCAGCTAATGAGATCTTGACCTCAACCTCATAGGCGTACATGGATCTAGTTATAGCCAAATAATCAGACTCCCAGTTATAGACATATAAGTTGTTTATAATCCATCTGGGAGACACCAAGAACCGTCTGTTAAGGATATCCAATATCCCTCTCTCGGTATATTCGGCGCCTTTATTTGATCGTCGTGTTCCCATCTCCAGTAAGAGGATTATCCCTATATCCTACCGCCATTATAGCGTTACCTATCAACATCCTCAACTTATCCGTATCTTTATCATGGAACGAGAAACTGGTTAAGGTATATGACTTAGTAGCCTTCTTATAAGACCTTATCATCAACATAGCCACATATTCCCCCATCATCTTTCCGTTCATGATATCAAGATCGATTATACCGTGATCTATTAGATCGACCACATCCCATCCCGCTGGTAGATACTTTTTTATTTGATTAATATCCATCCCAAATAGTTATTATGAATAGGAGGGCCGTGCTACCCTCCTATAGATTACACACGAAAAATAGAACTGAAAGCGATCCCAAGCACGTAGGATTTTATTGATTCCCGTAGGCTGTCTACCGGTTATCGTTAATTACCGACCTACGGGAATATGTTAAAAAAACACCATGTACCCCAACCACGACTCGAACGTGGATCCCATCTTTAGGAGAGACGCGCTACTTTTCCTCTTGAGCTATTGGGGCATATACCCTGATCCTCACGGACAAGGGTATCAGACAAAATCTAGACTCTAAATCTAATGACAAAGCTCTATGCTAGTTTTTCCCCAAAAAAAATAGCGTGGACCCGGCCGGACTTGAACCGACAACCTACTGGTTATGAGCCAATCGCTCTTACCGATTGAGCTACGGGTCCTAAATATACCACATCGTCTTTCACAAGAGGATGTGGGACGGAATCTCTCGAGGTTTATATAGTAAAGTTATGAGACTATTGTCCAACATTCTAGCATATAGCGCCAATCATCGAACGGGAACGTCTCTACGCCAGACCTACCCCATCCCGTCCCCCAACTGTTCTGTAGGACGAAGCCGGCCTTGTCCCAGCCGGTGAGGATAACGGCATGACCTCCCAAGTTCTGTCCTTGGCCTTGCCAGAATCGATTACCATAATTATAGCAATACAGACCTATAACCAGAGGCCCATTCAGCGTCAACGCTACCTTAGCCGATACCGGATCTATGATCCTAGCGTAACTGTTTATTTTCTCCCCATCTACGCCTACGTTTTTGATAGACTTGATAGCGTCACGAAGAACCATCCCGTCCTGATCCTTATCCTCTCTCAGATCATATATATCGTAAGGAGAGATCTTGGCCGGTCTTTTAATAGCCCTTATACTCTTTCTCCAATTAAGTATCTCGGCCAAGCTTATCGCCGCGCAAATAGGGGAAGGACCTTGATCCACTACGCTATCGACATTATTGATCTTATACTCATCAGGAACAGCCTCGTGCCGCATGTTCATGATAGCGTCCCTGTCATCCACCGGTGATGGTATGTAACCTAGTCCGTATCCCATTACTTATCCTTTTTATGATAATCTATTATCTTGATATTAAACGTATCGGATCTTTGCCTTACCTGTATCGAACCCCTAGCCTTTCCCTTGGCGTCGTACAGGGCGGTGAAACCAAATTTATCGACCCGACCATCGTCCAACGTAAACCGCCACTCCTTCCATTGGCCCATCACGGTACCGGAAGACACTATTGAATCCACTACATAAGATATATCAGTAGTATCATATTCCGTATAGTAGGTTCTTGACGTACCGCATCCGACAACCGCTAAGGTAAGGATAGTTATCAATAATAACAAGATCTTATTCATCCTTTTTAGATTTTTTACGTTTCTTGGATCTCTTCTTATCCTCCACCTTATTCTCGACATTTACATCATTACCGGCATCGGCGTCAGTAACCTCGGGAGCGTTATTTTCAGGTATATCAATATGACCGGAATCAGGATCCATCTTATCCTCATCAACAACAACCTCATCAGGTACATCGCTATCTAAAAGCTCCGCCTCAAGATATTTGATACGATCGGACATAGCCTTGTTCTGATCCTCGAGTTCCTTATATCTTCTTCTAGCCTCATCGAGTAATTTAGATGATAACTTATGTTTCTTCTCGATATCCATATAAGCCCGTTTAAGGGTTTCTTTCTCTTTTACCGACTCATTATATAGCTCTCTTGATTTACTAAGCTCATTCCCCATCTTGACTATATGAGAATCCTTGGAATCTATATCCATATCAAGAGAATCAACAAGCGTATCAAGATACTTTACTTTCTCTTCCAATCCCGTTATATTCTTACGGGCATCCTCATAATCCCCTTTTAATCTGCTTGAATAGCTAATAGCCTCATCTAGATCTTTTTTTAGGGTATTTATATAACTATTCTTTACTATCTTCAATCCGAACATCCTCGACACTTTTATAAGTTCTACGAATATCGGCCTTTATCTTGCCGACTATAATTAACTCAGCTATATGCTTATCTTTCTCGACTATCCCTGCCATTGGATCGCGATTCACGTGAACCTCATCAAGCTTATCATCCGGTCTTTCCTCAAATTCTTCAAGATCCCTGGCCGATGTAAATGACTTACTCTCCAGAGGTTTTTTGATATCTTCAATCGTAGCCATACTATAATTTTATTATTAAATAAACGATCTTCAATCCTAACTTCAAATCAGATGTCTTTTCGAACATCTCCCTAAGAGGTAAGATAGTAGCGTCAAGATCTGACGCTACCCATTCTCCATCCTTATAATACATATTCTTTTCCTCGGAATACGCTACACAAGGTCGATGCCCTAAGTTCTTTATAACCGTATCTACCTTATTTTGGGTAGGCATCGAGACACGGTTCACTTTAGTAGATATATTAAAATTACTTTCCATTAAATTATTCATTTTCGATTAGTTAATCAAAAAGGTAGGTCACTATCGTCTCCAAAAGGAGGATATTGAGGAGGTTGTTGCTGACCTCCAAAAGAAGGGGCTTGGGCTGTCCGAGGCGGAGCCTGCCGGTATGATGGAGGAGGCGTCTGCGGCTGGGCTTGCGGCTGATATGACGGTGGGGGCGTTTGCGTCGTAGCCTCACCGGCGTTGTTTTGGCTTGCCGACTGAACGGGTTTCACGCCATCTGTCTTAATGCTTTGAATGTATTTATTAAGTACCTGATAGGCGAAAGCGTCTTGGGCGGTATAATCAAACCTCTTATTCCCCATTATACCAGTACTCTCAACCCTGTCAGGCCATCCATTCTGACCATTCTTATAATATTGCTGTATAAGCTCATCCCTTCCATCAGGAGTTTCCCTAGCGTATGAGATAAAAAAATTACCCGGGGCATATTGATCTCCTTTCCTAGCGTGAGCTGGATTGATTACCACCTTACGCTTTAGATCAATATTAGGCAAGTATCTCACCAATGACTTAACATAATTATTAATACCTCCTTTTTGAGTCATCAAAGGAACATTTATAATATAGTTTCCTTCGTCATCGCTTATTTTTATAGCTACGTATTTAGCTTTTGCCCCGTTATAGTCAACCTCCCTTATCTCGATATCCGATAAATATCCCTCTATACCATTCCAAAATACTTTCCAATAAGATACAGCCCCGGTCTTATCATTCACATGTTTCTCATAACCTTCTTTAGGCTCCTTGGATGATTGATAAAGAACTCCACTACCACTTATCTTAAAGTAGTGATTATTAGATCCTAGCGAATTTTCACGAACTCCCATATTATATATATTTAAAAATTAAACAATAATTGATGATGATAAGAAATACTCATTCTTATTATCCTCCCCATAAATCTTGTTGAAATGAGATTTATGGTCATGCTCGATAACGATCCTATTCCATGGTATGCTTTTAACTATACCAAGATACCTACCACATAGCACATCGCATATAATATCATTACCGTTACGCGATAAAGCCGCAAGCCTTTCCTTGCAAGATCTTCCAGACATAGGGCTCTCTGACATAATACCGCATCCTTTTTCAGTGAATATCAACTTGCAATGATCAAACTCATTTACCTTAATATTATTTTGGAGGGCATGGACGAGTAGATCCTTATCAAAGACATAGGTACTTGTTTTGACAAAACGCTCGTCCACGAACCTCCAATTTGGATAATTACCCTCAAAATTGGTCTCATACATATCCATATCAGGCGTAGAGAAATAAGTCTTGGTATCATCCACTTTTATAGACAACATATCCGATGACTTATTGATATGCTTATCAAGCAATATCGCGGACTCGTTCGATACCGGGATAAACATCCTCTCTACCTTATCCTGATTAGGGACAAAATACCTGTAAATAGTATTTCTATCCGTACTTACTATATTAATATTAATATCATCGATATCAATAACCACATTCTCGATGCATGGATAAAAGTCATCTACCTCCGTATAATCGCTGGCTTTGTTAAGAACCGAGACATAATCGCTCATCTTAACCTTAATTCCTCCATCAAGTATCTTATGTACCCGCGGGAATGTATTGATATCAAAAGCCGGACAACTATACTCACCGGAAGCGTAGTGGATCGTGATCTGGTCTTTTCTATCCGAAAGCAGTATCGTAATCTCACAATTCTTCTGTTTTTTCATGAACTTAATAAAAGAGCTTGCCTCTACCAAGAAAGAGAAGTTAGAGTCAGCCTCGACCTCCAATCGCTCTATAACACATACCTTGGCATTTACGGAAGTGATATAAGCCAGATTATTGACAACATCTATCTTAAGATCCTTATAAAGGGAGTTGGAACCGGCGTTCTTAACCACCGTCTCCAGTTTACCCAACTTCTCGTTTAATGACTTCGACAAGCACTTTATCAACATAATAAACAACTTTTACATGACATTGCAAATGTAATCATAATTATATTAATACAAATATAATAAATACTTAATAGTATTAAAATAATTTAAACTTACGTCTAATATATTCGGCTATAAGTATAGCGTCACACATTCCATCTTGTATCTTGGTTGGCTGTACTCCTTTCCCTGACCATGGTTTTACGAAAGACACCAAAGGGAAAAGGCGGATAGCGCATCGGATGGATGTGGCCTTCGTGTCTAGCTTAGCCGCTGAATACACCCGATCGGCGGTAGTGTGAATCTCCTTCTGCCATGTCTTTGGCTGGACTTCCTCGAACATGAACCTGACATCTGGATGCGATTCGTATCGTTCCATCATCTCCACCATCATAGCGAAGAGCGCGTTCGGTTCCCGGCGCCGTCCGCCGAAGGTGAAGTTACTTGCGGCTGAGCTGTTGTGGATGCCGTGGACATCCTCGACGGCGATCGCCAGCGTCCCCCCACCTCCTTCTTGGATTTTATCCGCGGCATCGAGGAAGAAACCTGATATAGCCCTAAGGTCGATATCTCCCTTAGCGGATATCCTTGGGGTCATGATTACCTTAATCTCCCCGTTCTCCGGGATCATAGCCAATCCTCCGGTATCTATACCCGGATCTATCCCTATCGCCACATTCATATTCTCAAGGTATATAATGAGTGAAAATCCTCCGGTCTGAACACCTGTATAGAGTTGTCTGGATACAGACCTATGTAATAACCGTAAAAAGCCCGTAGAACGCTGTTTTCTAGCCTTATATCCAAAGCCTTTACCTTATTACCGTCAACCATAATATCGATCTCATCAGTCTTGTTAGATATCTTATCGAACCATTCGGGTACAGGATCGATACCGTACCTGAATGCGTTTACCGTTGATTTTATCGAGATATATGTTCCCATATTAGACAAGATTACAATCGTCTCGTTTAACAACCTTAAAATCGCCATTTCTAAGTAATATCGCTACATCGGATCTCGTATATGTGAGAGGCGTATACGATACCAAATGATAGGAAGCCTGTCCTGTCGCTGGTCGAACCGGTCTTAATACGGCTATGGCTATATCGCCGCCAAGTTCCGTACCACCGGTGACACCCTGTAGGCACATGTATATGAGTCCCTCATACTCATATCTCTTCCCGATAAATTCACTCATGGGAATACCTACGAACAGATAGTTCCTTACATCCCCCTTCTTGACCTCGACAGCGTTCTCTACGCTGGATGGTATTACGTCTACGAATTTTACTCCTATCGCCATGATTACAAATTCAATTTAGTTCTTAACTCTTGACACAATTCTTGATTATCTCTCATGATACTTAACGTATTCTCAACGCCATTACCGACCCGGACATCCCCGTACCAGTACCATGATCCTTTACGGGTAAAGATACCGGTTTCCTCGCATGACTTCAGAAGTTCAAGTTCCTTGTCAAACCCAACTCCATAATATAAGGCTGTCTCGGCTATCTGGAACGGTACGGCGGTCTTATTCTTCAGCACCTTTATCCTGACCTCATGACCTACTGAAGATCCGTCCTCACCTAATATAACCTTCTTTCTCGCCATCTCCATACGGATAGAGGCATAGAACTTAAGGGCGTTACCTCCGGTCGTTACCTTCGGATCGCCGTATATTACGCCGATCTTCTCCCGATATTGGTTGATGAATACCAGGACACAGTCGCTTTTGTTTACGATCCCTGTAAGAACTCTCATAGCCTTTGACATCAATCGAGCTTGCAATCCCATGTTACTATCCTCCATATCACCCTCGATCTCCTTCTTCGGGACTAGATTCGCGACGGAATCCACGACGATAAATCCTACCCTGCCGGACTCCACCAGCTTGGCCGTGATGTCAATAGCCAGCTCACCGTAGCTTGGCTGGGAGATCAAAAACCGGTTTATATCCAACCCCATTTTCCTGGCGTACTCAATATCAAAAGCGTTCTCCACGTCTATTATAGCTACTAGCTTATCTGGATGTTTTTTCTGGAACTCGATCATACTTAACGTACACATCATAGTCTTGCCACAAGATTCCATCCCGACCAGCTCATGAATCCGGCCTACCGCCCATCCGCCACCGAGAGCCTTGTCTACCACCAGCGAACCAGTGCTTTCCCTTGGTATGGATATTATAGGCTTATCATCGCCGAAGCTCATTATCGAGCCTTCTCCAAGCTCTTTATTTAAAGATGACACTAATTCATCTACGTATGAAAAAAGTTCTTTCTTAGCCATTATAATCCAAATTCCTCAAAGTTAAATAAATCCTGTTGCTTCTTTATCATACCCTTACCGATATCAGATATCTTCTCCGGCAGGAACACCCCATCGTTATCATCCACCTTCTCCATGAAATTTGATACATTCTCACTTAACAATATCGCGTTATCATTAGGTACTGATTTTAGATAAAGACCATCAATTGATCTACACCTTGAAAGAGCGGTATATATCTGACCGATCTCAAAAGCCCCACTCATATCAACGAATATATTGTCTAATGTCATCCCCTGAACCTTATGAGAAGTGATAGCGTATCCTAATCTTAACGGATATTGAATGATATAACCACAAGACGTTCCTTCTAAAGATCCATCTACTTGCCTATATTTCATTTTATCCCATTTTTCTTTAGTTATATAAACCTCACTTCCATCGGAAAGCTGAACCGATATAGCGTCATCACATGGGCCTATATCTGTTACTACACCCATAGAACCATTCACATATCCATTACCGTTCCTCGTTATTATAACCTTAGCTCCTACTTTTATTATAAGTTCATCCTCACATGGAGCCGCGGGTTTTTCACCGAATATCTTAGCCTCGAATTTAAATACCTTATTATCTATCTTATCAAGATTAGATTTGTTTATCTCATAAGCCTCCTTATTGGTTGAGCATATTACTATAGTATCATTCATATTCTCAGGGTATATCACCCTTGATTTTAGGATAGATCTAGATTCCTCGGTAATAACCCCGCATCTTATATCCTCCAATACAGACAAAAGTTGTGGGTCTTTTTGACGGAATACCTTATCGAAGGTAATTACCGAGAATCCTGAGGCCCTTAATGCCTTTGACGAGAAAAAGAATCGGCTTTCATAATACTTATCAATAAAATCATCAACGGTCACTACGGGAGGTAATTGTGACAGATCGCCGAACATAATCAGCCTAACTCCGCCAAAAGGTTCCCTGCTTCGTTTGCATTGTCTAAGTATATCGGCGACCTCATCAAGCAAATCGGGTCTTACCATACTAATCTCATCGATAACGATAGTATCAAGACTCTTGACCTTGCTTTTCATGAACGGACTTACATCAACCTTATTTGATAACATATTCCTCTCTACCGAGGGGATGTAAGGATCGTTTTTTATAGCGAAGAAAGAGTGAATAGTTTGTCCTCCGGCGTTCAGGGCCGCGACACCGGTGGGGGCTACTATAACACATTTACCCAAGAACTTTACGATACGTCTCATGAACGTACTTTTACCACTACCAGCCCTACCGGTAATAAATAGATTCTCCCTAGTGGTGAAAATCTTTTTCAAGGCACGACCTTGCTCCACGTTTTTATCCACCGTCATAATATGACGAAGGAGGTCGTTTTCATTTTTAAAATCTTCTTTTACCATATCTTTTTAGGTTTATGGTACAAAGATACGAATAGTTATAATTAACTATTAAAAATAAATGTTAATAATATATAAATATTAAATTTTATATCTGATACTCAAATCATCCAGCTTTACTCATCTCGGACCCTTTTACCCCTAAAAAGACGTCTTTTATAAAATCTTCGGCGATGATTATATGCATTATCTTTCCTCTGTATGATAGTCTTAGGTGTCCGATAGTTACGTTCTTCCTGTCTTTGGCATTCGCTATTCCATTGTTTTTTTTCACCTCGTCATACAAATCGGATATACTCTTCTTACACATGCCTAAGAACATGCTTATGTATCTGTATATAGTTGACTGAGATATCTCATGCATGCCTATTCCCGCGAGCTTCTTATTCAACTCATTAAGAAGGTATGCTACATTGAACTTAATTGTCTTTCTTTTAGTTACTTTGTATATATGATGTACGTTTCTGGTTCTGGCCCTGAATATTATCTTGGAAAGGATTCTTACCCGATCAAATTTCCGGCTTTTGTTAGCCATATTCCGTCTTTCGTTTGAGCTTAAATTCTTATCCAGACATTTGTATACGGATCTTTTCTTACCTACGAATATCTCTTTCGTATCCTCATTCTTCTTAGCCTTATACGAGTAGATTATGATATCAGATAAAGCTATTCTTATCTCGCCCTCTGCGTAAGCCTTAAGCGTCTTTAGCTGATAGTCTATATCCTCATGGCAGTTCTCTATAACATGTCTGTAGCAGAAATAAGCTATGCCATCGGATAGGATATCTATAAAATCATCGGTATTGATCTCGATACGGTCACGGTAACCATCTCTCATCCTATTTCTTAAAAATACATGCTTCCGTACATTTATGATAGAAAGATAAGCCGTTGCCTGCTTACACTTCTTTTCTATAACCATACCGGAACCTCTTATATTATCTTTCTTGTTCGAGTATTTTACGGCCGTAACCTTCTTCCCGTCCTTATTAGTTACAGGTTTGTAATCTACTGGACAGACAAGTGATCCTGCCGGAAGCCTTAGGCATCCAAGCTCATCTTTTTTTGCTTGTATATCTTTTGGGATATATGCTTCGGTAAGAATCTTATCGAAATTTGATTTCATTTTCTGTAAAAGTGCTACCTTTGTCTCCATAATATTTTTATTTGCTGCGAATATACAAGTTTCATCAATACGAAACAAGTTATTCGGATGGATGGGTAGCCTGTGAAGGTCGCCCATTTGTTGTTTAAGGAGGGTAGGTAATGTTCGTAAAACGCTGTGCGCGTGAACGATGGTTTTTCTCAACCTACTTGTTACGCGCGCGTTAATAGGTATATTTATTAAATATAATTAACTCTATAAACATATACTATTTTCTAATACCTCTATCCGTACACAGAACCTCTCCTTACGTCGAGTTTCTGTGTACTCCACTTAAAGTCTCTATTTAATAAAGCATTGCTTTTACCGCCAAGGTATAATGCCGTCAGGCAGGATACCGCAGGCTAAACCTGGTAGAAGCCGTATCCTATACCGGAAGCCGGTACCCCGGCAGGGGGATCGGGTGGAGCATAAGCCAAAGAAGAAAAAGCGAGGCCCTGTACGATCGCTCGCGCTCCGGCCGCCCGTATCCTCTACGGCAGGCTCCGTCGCCCAGGGCCTCCCATTTCCCCTTGGCTTTCTATACCGGAAGCCGGTACCCCGGCAGGGGGATCGGGTGGAGCATAAGCCAAAGAAGAAAAAGCGAGGCCCTGTACGATCGCTCGCGCTCCGGCCGCCCGTATCCTCTACGGCAGGCTCCGTCGCCCAGGGCCTCCCATTTCCCCTTGGCTTTCTATACCGGAAGCCGGTACCCCGGCAGGGGGATCGGGTGGAGCATAAGCCAAAGAAGAAAAAGCGAGGCCCTGTACGATCGCTCGCGCTCCGGCCGCCCGTATCCTCTACGGCAGGCTCCGTCGCCCAGGGCCTCCCATTTCCCCTTGGCTTTATATCCCATAGCTTGGGAGAAAGGAATCCAAAGGAAAAAAGGTGTGGTCATGTCCCGTGAGGCAGGATAGAGCTGTCCACCGCCGCTCGGATGCATGTATGGTCTGTGCTCCACTGGCCTCGTTGCCGTGGCTTACGGTGGACTTATCCGGCTTTCCTCCGCCACTTCCACCGCCTTTTCCCCTTTGGATGTTATTAAATACATGTTAATCAGCATGTATTATGTTGATTATGGCATAATTTCTTGACAACGATATTTTTTTTAAGTAGTTTTGCTGAAAACTAATTTTATATGTCGGAACAGAGAAAAGCTTTCGTATTCGCGTTGCCTTACGATACTAGACTGGATATGATCCAGCGGTTCTTAAGGATATACAATGGCTATCTGGATTCCAAGGGTAGGAGCTTGATTACCGAAAGGACGATAAACTTACTTTCTTTCTACATCAACTACGGATACTCGGATGATACTAGGGCTAAGTACATGGATTGTCATGGACAGAAGGAATCTTACGTCGCTGTCCTGAACAACGAGCTTAAACGTGGGGGCTTTCTGGTGGACAAGAAGAACGGGAACTTCCGTACCCGTGAGCTGTCTGTTGAGATGAGAAGCTTACGTAACTATTTTATTCTTGATGGGGAGGGTGATGATACTCGTGTAATGGGATTTGTGTTCAAGAGAAACAAATTGGATATTGATGGGTAGGAATCTTATTTCATTCGATAGGGATATCGTGGATGAGGTGGTAAGAAGATCTGATGGGAAGTTTACCAAACAACAGGTAGAGTGGTGCATGAAAGCATCCGTATCTTACGTCCACCACCTAGCTAGGTATACTGACAATATATCTATCAGAATCCCGTTTATCGGATACGTTGTATGCAATCTCCGAGAGATGCGGGTAAGGCGTGATAAGATACGCCGGATATTTGTCAAGGAAGGTAATCGTTATCCGGATGAAAGGATGCCTATTGAGCTTGATTGTCTGGATAAGAAGATTAAGGCGATAGAGGATATGGAGGGGTTGAAGAACGGAGATCCTCTTATACGTGATAACCATGAGGCCATGTATCAATGTCGGTATGGAATGACATGGGAACAATTACAGGATTTTCAACAAAAACAGTTTAAAAAATAATTATCGTGCAAACAATTGGTAAAGCCCAAGTAATAGCCCAAGCTTGGGAAGACAGTTTATTGGGCAGGATTCCTGAGGATAAGAAAGATTATCCCGAATGGTATAAGAATCGTCTTGAATTATGCAAGAAATGTCCTAAGAACTCTTCTAATATTAGGTTCTTTAAATTGCCGCCTAAGGTATTATTTCATAGATTGATTGGAAGACCGGGATGCTCGTTGTGTGGTTGTTTTATCAAGGAGAAGGCTTGGATGAAGACCGAGGTATGCCCATTGAAGTTCGTGGAAGGAGAGAAAGCCAAATGGAACGCTATGGAGGTGATAACGGCCGATCATAACGATTTTAATATCGAGTGCCCTAACGATTCCTTTGATATAGGACTTACGGATGACGAGAGCGAGTTTTATCTAAATATTTTTAATCAGAAAATAGGTGATAAGATAGAAATCGTGTTATTTATCACCCATAAAGATGGTTTCCATGTCAAGGATCATCATCTTTCATGTGGATGTATAGGAAACGTGTCATATAACAAACATCCTGACAATGAGAATAGAACTATATTTAGGATGACGTTAGATACCTCAAAATATACGGAAGGTCATTTTGAGAAACACCTATCTCTTATCGGTTATACGAAGGACGATCCTGAACGTAATTTCAAACATTTCCCGCTACGTATTATAGGGGAAGCTTATAGGTAAATACTATGCGAAGTCCCGTAAGAAGTAAGATAGATGATCGTATCCATGCCCTTATTGTCATGGAAGTCGGTTGCCGTGAGTTGCCTGAATATTCATTGGGTGATATACTTTACTCCGCTTTAAGGAGGATAGCTAGGGCTAATGGTGGTAATGTCCGCTTCTTGCGGGATGTTAGTACCATGGATTTATTGAGGTCTATAGACCAAAGTATAAATGATGAGATTGAGTTGAATAGCAATGATTATAACGCGTGATTATTATGGAGGAGAATAAGGATATAAAAAAGGAGATCAGGGATTATCTTAAAGAAGAGTCGGATACCCATATAAGGCATTGGATAGCCATAAAACGTGAGAGCAAGCGCCTGTATAGCGATATTGAGGATAGGACTAAGAAGATAGCCCTTAAATCATCTTCGTTGATAAAAGAGGAGGATTTTGTCGTTCTTCATGAGATGACCCATAAGATACAGATGTTGAATATAGAGGCTGTAAAAGTCAATTCTAGGTTGATGTTCATAATCCAGTTGGCTACCAGCTTCGGTATGGATCTGGATTTAGACACGACATATGCGTCCACCGCCAAGGGTATTATAGAAGACAAAACGTCTGGATTCGTGTTTTATGATGACAAGGAACGTCTTAGATATGCTGACAAGGAGCTTGAGGATATGTTCCATGACATGAGCGTGAAGGAAGTAAGTAAGATCGGGGTTGTTCAGTCTTATGAGCTTCTTATGAAACAGTATAACGAGTTTAAGGACATAATCAAAAATAATATTAATTCCATATAATTTCATTATAGGGTTTTAATATATCTATAAGGATCTGGTTATTAGCCTAAGTCTTGAAATAAAGACTACGTTATTGGAGAATATATAGTTACCTACGGATGTTTATCCAAGTCCGTAGCTCTAAGGCAGGTGATTAAACAGGGATTGTATTTGGGTTCCGGTGTTGCCTATATAAAACCTTCAATAACATTGGCGATGGGTACTAACAGGGTTTTACCCTGACTTATGTTGAATAAACATTTTATTAAATTATTGATTGTAAATGGTTTATGTACAGGATATAGATGGTAAGCCTTTGATGCCTACTACAAGGCATGGGAAGGTAAGAAGGTCGCTTAAAGCAAATAAAGCAACCGTGGTGAATCCTTGTCCTTTTACGATTCAGTTAACTTACGAATCAACCGATCATAAACGGCCGGTTACTCTGGGCATTGATGCAGGAGCTAAACATATCGGTTTTTCTGCAACAACTGAAAAAGAGGAGTTATTTGCTTGTGAGACAATCTTAAGAACAGATATCGTAGATTTACTTTCAACGAGATCCCAAAACAGAAGGACAAGAAGATCAAGGCTCAGATATAGGAAGCCTAAATTTAACAACAGAGTTTTCTCTAAAAAGAAAGGCTGGGTAGCCCCTTCTGTAAAACAAAGAATTGATTCCCATTTAAACGAAGTGAATGAAATTCATAAAATCCTTCCGATTACTAAAATAGTAATTGAGGCCGCTCAGTTCGATACTCATAAAATGAAAAATCCTAATATTTCAGGAATTGATTATCAAAACGGAGAACAACTTGGATTTTGGAATGTCAGAGAGTACGTTTTGTTCAGAGACGGACATAAATGTAGTTATTGTAAAGGGAAATCAAAAGATCCGATCCTGAATATTCATCATATCGAGTCTCGAAAAACAGGAGGTGATTCCCCTTCCAATCTCATTACCTTGCGTGAAACTTGTCATAAGGAATATCACAAAGGCGATATTGATTTAAAGGCAAGGCGAGGCAAGTCGCTTTGCGGCGCAGCCATAATGGGAATCATGAAATGGAGGTTATACGATGAGTTGAAGTCAAGATATTCAAACGTTTCAATGACGTTCGGTTACATTACAAAATATAATCGGATTAAATACGGAATAGAAAAATCACATACATCCGATGCGTTTGTAATTTCTAAGAACTTCAATGCGAAACGAATTGAGTATCAATACTTGAAACGTTTAGCTCGTAGGCATAACAGGCAAATACATAAAATGAAAATTTTAAAAGGAGGGAAGAAGAAAAATAATCAAGCTCCTTTTGAGGTTTTCGGATTTAGATTGTTTGATAAAGTATTGTATAACAATGAAATAAATTTTATTTATGGAAGAAGAAAATCGGGAAATTTCAATATCAGGGATTTCAATGGAGAAAATCCAAAGGATGTTTCATACAAAAAGCTTAAACTCATTAGAGGAAAGAGGCATCCGATTATATTAAAGTAAATGAATGTATATAAACAGGTTTAATATATTTTTAAATATGAAAGCCAATGCCACAGGGAAGACGAAAGCCGACGAGTAAGGATGTCGATCGGGTGAATGATAATCTTGAGGTCATATCCAAGGCCGTGGATGACGCCAAGACGTATATCGCCAAGCATCCATGGGATAAGGAGAAACCTGAGGATATGGCTAGGGCGTTCGATTTCATATCCAAGTTGATCGATAAGATCAATTCATGGAATGAATCGTATATGGAAAAAAGCGGAATCATGGATGTATATAGGTCTGTAAGCAATGTCCAGAAAAAGGAACGTAGGGGTCAGGTTTCTGGTGGAATCGAGTCTGTTTTAAAGGATATCATGAAATGAGTTTAAGCACGAGTCCAGAATTTTATGTAAACATGAAGAATCCCCCTGTATGGAACGATTTGTTCGGATGGGAGGATCAGGATGATGATGTTAAGCAGTTCTTTACAGAGGAGGCTTATAAGGTCAAGAACGGGATAACTATCAACGGTACGTTCATCCCGCCATGGCTTTATTGGCATGTTAATTTCTTTCCCGTATTCCAGGATCTTCCAAACGGGGAACGTGTGCCGGCGATCAGTCGTTTGCGTGACAATGAATGGTTTTTCGCCGAGATGTACCAACGTGCCCGTCAGGAGAAGAAAGGATTGGGGATGTTTGGTACTCGTCGTTTTGGCAAGGCTCTTCTGGACTCGGAGCTTATATACGCTCCTTATGGTTCCAAGAAAATAGGATTCGCCGACATAGGAGATATCATATACGGTGATGACGGGAATCTTACTACCATAGTGGGCGTATATCCTCAGGGATTCGTTGATACGTACAAAGTGACCTTTGAGGACGGTCGAAGCGTGGTGTGTTGCGGGCAGCACCAGTGGAAGGTCAAGTATCATGGTGATTATAAAGTCATGAGTACGATGGGTATTATCCACTCTGACTTCTCTAAAATGACTATAGATATGGGGGATGCGGTTGATTTTCCTGAGCGGCGTTGGCTGGTATCACCCCAGCTCATGGGGTCTCTGGTCGCCTCCTTCCTTTGTGGCGCTACCGACAGGATCTTTGAGCTAAGCAAGAGGGAGATGGATGATGTCATTTATTCATCCAAAAAACAGAAAGAGTTATTTATAAGCTCGTTTATGAAGATCGCTTGCGGTATAAGCACCGGCGATGATCGTTTTAAGGTTGTTTACAAAAGTGAGTATATTATATCCTTCGTAAGAAGAATATTCTGGTCTATGGGATATTATTGCGTCATGGATGGTGATGATATGTATATATCCAAGACCCATAACAGACTTAGGATATCCGATATAGATTATTACGGGAAGTATAAGGCTACTTGTATTGAGGTAGATAATAAATCTCATCAGTTTCTTACTACCAATTTTGTCGTATCCCATAATACGACTATCATGTCATCCCTTCTTCAGATGAACGCTACCATGACGATCGGGCTTAGTCATTCCGTGGTAGGTTTCAGCGATAGCGATTTATCTAATATAGGTGAGTATTGTGAGTATGGTCTTGATCATGTGCATCCTTTTTTCAGGATCAACAGGACCAAGACCGACTGGAGTTCGGGCGTTACATTAGGCAAGAGGATGTCCAATGGCGTACGTGATATCCATGCCATTATCTCTATAGCCAACATCAACATGGGTAGGAAGACCTCCACTCAGAAGACGGCTGGTTTGACACCGGCTACGGCTATTTTCGACGAGGTTGGTAAGGGACCTATCAAGAAGCCGTACACTGCCGCCATGCCTTCCTACGACACTCCTTACGGCTGGCGTCTTAGCCCTATCTTGGCTGGTACTGGTGGTGAGGTAGAATTATCCAAGGACGCTCAAGAAATGTTTTCTGATCCTGAGACCTACAATCTTCTGGTTATGGACTGGGATATTTTAAATCGTAGAGCCATGAAAGGGAAAACATGGAAAGAACGGAAATGGGCGATGTTCGTTCCCGGTCAGATGGCTAACTCCGGTGTTAAGAGAACTATAGGATTGGGCGATTATCTTGGTAAGCCTGATGACAAGAAGCTTAATAAGATCAAGATCGACGCTACTGATTTCGATGCCAGTACCAATAAACTTAATGAGGAACGGAAGAAACTATCTACAAAAGATAGGGTTGCGTACACTTCTCATACTATGTTCTATCCATTTACGATCGATGACTGTTTTTTAAGCTCATCCCAGAACCTATTTCCGGTCGAGTACGCTATCAAGCATAAGAATGATCTCCTTGAGTCGGGGCAATATAGCGGTATGCTGTGTGATGTCTTTCTTGAGTCAGGTAATAAACTGGGGACTACTAAATCGAATAAGCAACTGGCTGGATTCCCGTTTAGCGGCGGTGTTATTGACGCTCCTGTCCAGATATTCGAGATGCCTCAATCCAATAGGTTTGATGATTTTATTTATGTGGCGGGCCAAGATCCGTATAAGCAGGCCAAGTCTGATACTCCTTCATTGGGATCCTTTTATATATTCAAAAGGCGTGTTGGTATCCGAGATCCTTATGCCTATAGAATAGTTGCCTCTTACGTATCCCGCCCATCATCTATAGACCAATTCTGCCGTACGTGCGAGGTGCTTCAGAAGGGATATGGTGCTATATGCCTTATGGAGAACGCTGACCAGATGTATGAGCAGTATCTTAATCGGAAGAGCGGTATGCCGGCATCTTTCTTCTTATTCGCTGGTGAGGCTATAGCCAATAAGTATGTGAAGGCCGGCTCCCGGCAGAATAGCAAGCTGGGGCTATATCCTACCCCCGGCAACCAGAACCTGCTCTTCTCCTGTGTGGTGGATTATTGCTGGCAGGATTTCGTTATTGGTTATGATGATAGTACCGGTCTTGATATAACGGTTAAAGGTATTGAGTTGATTGATGATATAGCTTTTTTGGATGAGATAATACAGTATAAGCCCGGATTGAACGTCGATAGGATAATAGCCTTCGGGCACGCGTTGGTTCTCGCTAGGTATTTTGATGATAATAACTACATGCCTAAATCGAAGATAGATGAGATGAATAACGCCCGTAAGGAAGATGCTTATAAACACCATGAGATATATGCCTCTGCATTTGGATCGGTATCTATAGGAGCTTTTAGGTAAATGAATGTCAATTAAACGCCTATCTTTGTTGTAAATAAAATTGAATAATCATGGAAGTGTTTAATAGAGATCATTCGTTTCCAGCAAAAGGAGCGTTATTAGGATTACCTCCTCAGGCTATTTCCACGAAGAAAAAGAACAGAAAATGGAAGGAGGATTGTATGGACGCTCTTGAGACGATAGGGTTGAAACAGTATGATCGTAACCAGATGTACCGTGACTATTATCTGATGGCGGATGGTAAGTTATCTTTTATGGAGATGGCGGATGTTATCCCTCAGTTAAGGAACGTGCAGAAGCTAAGGAGCGATATAAGGATACCTTCTTTCTTGAAGCATTATGATATCATAGGTGGTATCGTAAACGCCTTTGAGGGATGGCTGACAAACCTACAGGATAAGTATACGGTTAATGAGGTAGGTGATATGGCTATAAGTGAGTATGAGGATACGATGTCAAACTTACTTCATCGTCATATACAAGAACAGTGGGATATTATCGTCAATCAGCGTCTTGTGGAGGCTGGTCTTGATCCTACGTACAATGAGTTTAACTCTGAGGAGGAGCGTCAGGCTTATGTTCAGCAAATCCAACAGGTCAAGACGTCTATGACCCCTGATGATATCCAGAGGTTCATGGGTACCAGATGGAAGACGCAGGCGGCTGTATGGGGAGATCATACGATCGAGGCTGATCGTAGCCGGTTTTATATGGATGAGCTTGACAGGGAGAATTACAGGGATCGTCTTCTTAGCGGAAAGATGTTCCGGAACCATTTCGTTGGCTTCGACTACTATCGTCCGGAGGTATGGAGTCCGATGGAGGTTTTCCATCCTGATGTGAAATACCCGCAATATGGATCTTATGTAGGCCGTCTTCATTATTACGAGGGTGTTGAGTTGATATCAAGATACGGCCATAAGATGACGGCAAAAGACAAGCGTCGGATTATGGGAGGTGATGATGATTATGAGGGATGGGTATCTAATGACGGTGCTAGGTATGATTGGAAGAAAAAGAAACCGTCTATTACCGGTATGTATGAGAATGAGGTTATTCCATGGAAAGGATACCATGACTATGAGTCTATAGTCGCCGCTGAGGACTATTATGGTGTTCCGATGGGAGAGTACCATGCCTTCGGGCCTGACGGGGAGGAACACACCCAACCCCGCTTCTTGCCCCGCTTCCATCCCTTTGGATATTTCAACTCCGGTATGGCCGATGGTAAGAGATATGAGATAGACTCTCGCCTTTTTAGGGTTATGGAAGGATATTGGGTATCCATGAAACCGGTATTCTTAATAACTTATATGACAGAGACCGGGATGGTTGATCAGGAACTTGTAACCGATGAGTTGCTCCCGGAATTCTTGGAGAAGAATGGCATAAAGAAAGTAAAGAGGGTTATGGCCGATGCCGTTGGTGATCCTGAGGTGAACACCTATATCTTGGAGTATGTCCCTGAGGTTAGGTTTGGCGTTAAGATCACCGGAGGTAATTTAATGGATAAGCCTATATATATTGGTGGGGATCCAATACCTCATCAGATACATGGCGATAGCAGTCTGTATGATTATGTCATTCCGGTTTCTGGATTTATAGGGTCTAGTCTCGCTGATCGCATACAGCCGTTCCAGATGATGTATAACCTTGCTATGAACCAGCTATACAATAACGCCGAGAAGGAGATCGGTAAGTTCTTCTTAGGCGACTTAGGATTCCTGCCTACGGAATATAAGGATATGATGGACAAGAAGGGAGCTTTGGCTACTTTTATGCAGATCGTTAAGTCCGTCTCATTTATGGGTGTAGGTGGTAATGACACAAACAATCCTTACCAGAATCCGCAGATGGGCAGCATATATAATCAGTTCGGTGTATATGATCTTACTAATACGGATCAGATAAGATCCCGTATGGAAATGGCGTCTTACGCCTATATGATGGCTTATAGGATGATAGGTATATCCGAGCAAGCGATGGGTCAGTCAACTAGATACGAGAGTTCTACGGGCGTAAAACAGGGAGTTAACGCTACTATGCTACAGACCCAGACTTACTTTAATGATTTCGATGACTTCAAGAAACGGACATTGGATATTCATCTAGCCGTGGCTCAAGTATGCCAGAAGGAAGGATACGATTGGACCGTGATGTACAGGAACAGCGATCTGTCCTTGGCTTACGTCAGTCTTACGGATAATAGCTTGTCGTTACGTCATCTTAATGTTATGGCTGTCTCTAATTCCAAGAAACGTCTGGAATTGGAGAATTTGAAGCAATATATATTACAGACGAATACTTTGGGCAATGACTTGCTTGATATCACTAGAATGATGAATGCCAACTCGACGGCTGAGATGAATCAGATAGGAAGGGATGCCAGATCTTACGCAGATCGTGTAAGACAGAAGGAGTACCAGAATCAACAACGACTTGTACAGCAAAAAGCCGAGGCCGATCAACAGGCCCGTAATGACGAGCATGAGAAGGAGAAGGAGCTGGCTTATATCAAGGGTAACTTCGATTTACGGGGTAAGAGCATAATGGCCGCCGGTCAAGCGGCTAGGACACAAGATAACGAAGAGGGTATGGATTATGTGGAAGCTATAGCGGATCGAGCCTTGAAGGAAAGGGATCTGGATATCCGTGAGGAGGATATGAGAACCAGACAGGCTAATGCCGAGGCTGAGCGAAGATCTCGTGAGGAGATAGAGAAAAGGAAGTTGGAATTAAAGGAAAAGGAGATAGATGCTAGGAACAAACGTTCTGATACAGATAGGTTTACGTCAATAATAAACAAGAATTGATTACAGGTTTTGTAAATATTTTTACAAAATCTGTAATCATTTTGGCGTAAAATTCTGTCATATACTATAATGGGTTTGATTTAATTGGTAATTAGATTAATGATAATTTTGTAAAAAGCAAAAAAAGGAAATTGTATGAATGACATGGGTGATTTCGCTAAGGGTTTTAAGACCATGAGTGTCGAGGAACTTTTTTACCGTGGTGACGGTGATGGCGATAAGAATAATATCGAGGGTAAATATGATAAGGATGGTAATCCTGTAGGTGATTCCAAGGAAGAGCCTGCCGACGGCGGAGCGGCTGACGGTGGCGGGGATAAGGGCGGCGACGCTACCAACCCAGACCCGGATTCCTTTGGCGAAGGCGGTACTGATAATAATAACGTGGTATCAGTGTTTAACGGGAAATCTTTCTTGGAAAAGATGGCCGCTAGAGGTATCATCGACAGTATCGATAACCTTGATATTATGGTAGATGACAAGCCAGTTGATCTTTCTACTATCACAAAAGAAGATGATCTACTTGATATAGTGGAGGGATTGATCAAGGATAAGGCCGATGAGTTGTTGAAGGATAAGGTTGATACCGGTTCTATGTCTGACTTCATGAAGAAGATGATAGAGGTGGATAAGGCTGGAGGTAACGTAGGTCAGCTTCTAAACCAATATCAGAACATTCAGGCGCCGTTGGACAACCTTGATATGAGCAACAAGAATGATCAGCTTGCGGTCATCCAGCATTATTATAAGATGTTGGGTATGCCGGAAGACGAGATAAAGGATAATATGGAGATGATGATTGGCAAGGGCGATGAGTTCATTGAGTCCAAGGCCAATAAGTTCCATGATATCCTGAAAAAGGAGATGGATAACCTTATCGAGGAGGAGAAGAAAAAATCCGAGAAAAGGAAACAGGAGTTGATTGAGCAGATGAAGATCTATAAGAAAGGTCTTAAGACATCTATAAGCTCAGGATTCCAGTTGACTGAAACGATGATAGGTAAGGCTGTCGATTTCGTTACCAAGCCGATAGACAATCAAGGTCATACGGCTATAGATAAAGCTTATTCGGAGGCTATCAAGAATCCGGACATGGCCGCTGATCTGGCTTTGTTCTTGATGAATAAGGACGAGTTCCTTAAACAGAAGACTAACAAGGCTAAGATGGAGGTCAATAAGAAGACCATCACTCTTCTTTCCGGCAATAAGGGAGGAAAGCAAAATAAGAATAATATCGATAATGATACTATAGAGGCTAACTTCCTTGATCTAAGTGGATCAAAGAGTGTATAACATTAAAAGATAGATAATTATGAACCCTTTTTTGACAAAAAGTTTTCCGGCTACCGTGAATGGCGATAACGTTATTGCCTTCACCGATGCCAAGAACTATAAGACTTCGCTCGTGGAGCATAACTTAGGCTCATTGGCGAGCTGGTATTATGAGGATCCGGACAAGAATCATTTGGGTCTGTTGAATCTGTTCTCTAATATCGCTAATTACCCCGTTCCGATGTATATGGGTATGATTAATAACGGCGCTACGATCTCCGTTAACGGTATTGGAGCTTCTTTCCGTTATGATCTTCCCGTTACAAAGACATTCGCTGTAGTTACGGCGGAGGATACTTCGACTCATCATCTGAAACCGGGTATTGATGGAAGTTTGTTTGATATCGTTTTGAATACATCTGAGTTTACGGCTTATGATGTCATCACCTATGACGCCGCTAACGGCTGTAATATCCTTATCTCGGGTGAGATACCGTCTAAGACAGAAGGCGATTTGACACGTTATTGGGGTCGTGTTATCGGCGGAAAGGCTAAATACTTCCCTAAAGAGAAATTACGTCCGGGTATCCGTTACTGGAAGATCGGTCATGCTCTTGGTGAGTATAGTACCCAGTTCTCTAAGGTATCTGGAGCTGACAAGGCCGGTTCTATGACTTGTGAATTCCGTTTAGGAAACCACCGTGGCGTTGAGGGTGAGACCACTATGTATGCTGGTATGAAGTCCATGCAGGCCGCCCAGAATAGCACTTCAGAGTTCGTGGAGACCGCCCTTCGTCGTATGAATGCCATGAGAAGCGAGTATGAGGGTAATATTCCTGATTTGGCTATTATCGGCAAGGCTGTTAATGGTAGACTTGATTTACGTGCGGCTAAGGTAGCGTCCACGCTGGAGGTATTCTGTATGGCTGAGTTGGTTAAGCTGGAAGCTAGACAGTTGATGTGGCAAGAAGGTGGTATTATCATGGATCAAAATGGCCCTATCCATTTAAATGAGGGTATCTACCGTCAGCTTCGCCGTGGTTATACTATCTACTATAGTCGTCCGATGGGTATTACTAAGGATACTCTTATGGCTGCTGCAGCTTATATTTTCCGTGGTCGTCAAGATCTTCCTATTACGGAGCGTAAGATTAAGTTCAAGGTAGGAGCTATGGCTATGGTCAACTTAGAGAAGTTGATTAGAGAGGCTTTCTTTACTACGTTGAGTAATTTGAGCTGGGGTATGGGTAGTGACCGTATGTTGCCTTCTAATCCTATATCCGGTACTAATGATGCTATGATCTTAGGTCCGGTACAGGTTAAGGGCGCTTTTCTTCCCGGCATCGGAAATGTAGAGTTCGAACACGATCCTTCTTTAGATTACGCTGACATGACAGATCGTAGCGAGTTAGTGAATGGCATGTATCCTAGATCCTCTTATTCTTGTATTATCGAGAATATCACTGACGCTGGATCGACTAACGCATATTCCGCTATTCCTAATACGGCTAACGCCAAGTTGGGTAATATGAATAACAACGTATTCTATATCAAGCCAGAAGGCGTAAGCATGTGGTGGGGTTATGAGTATGGTCGTTGGGCGCACAAAGCTAACGGTAATGAGATCGTATCATCCTTGCCGGGCATGAAAGAGCAATTCTGGTGCCACTCAGCTTCAGCGGCTTGGGTTATGGATAACAGCAAGTTCTTGATTATCGAGCTTCAACCGAACTACTTCGGCTAAGTTTTTTTTCATATGTAATTTGGTTTTTAGAGGGGAGGATATTCCTCTCCTCTTTTTTTAGGAAAGTAACGCAAAAATAAGGAAATGAAAGAGATTTTAAAATCAAAGAAGGTATTGGTCGAGGTAAATGGATTCAATATCATGTCAGATACCTTGTATGAGGTAGTAGGTAAACACGACGAAAGCGCTCCGCAGGCCTTCCAAGATGCCAATATAGCCAAGGCTCCGTTCCCGGAGAATGCTACTCACGTATGTTGCCCGTGGGATGATTTCTCAGAAGTTTACAATACCGGTTTTTATCCAAGATCAAGATGTTATAACGGCATGGATAAGGATGAGGTTGATAAGTTGGTTGATCAGCGTGTCAATAATATAATGAAGCCTTTTGAGAATATTTCCCAGAAGAATCTTTCCCAGACCAATTTCGAGTTTTGGGATGATGCCAAAGACAAGATCTATATGGGTAAGGTTTATAACACGGCTAATACCGTTGAGTTATTTTATTTATATCTGGCTGTATTTTCTGGCATGTTGACTCCTCAGGAAATGGATGGTGATCCTATTTTCATGAACTCCATGTTCTGTTTCATTGAGAAAGACAACGCCAAGGATTTCGTTCAGCAGCGTGAGATCAATAAGATGAATATCAGCTATAAGTTCATCGACGCCCTTAAGAAAGGTGGCAAGGAACGTCAGGCTGTCATCGACCTTCTTCTGTACATCGGTATCGTGACCCGTCCTGATTTTACGGAGGATGATTATTACACCGGATCACTATCAAACTGGATGAACGAGAAGAAGACCAACATCGATTATCTACTTGATATTTGGGATCGTTCATTGGAGGGTGATTTCAAGGAAGTTCTTGAGTTCTATCGTATCGTAAATGTCCTTCAACGTAACGGTCGTATCAACATGACTCCATCTGGCTTGCAATATAATGGTCAGATCATAGGTCCTGACACCCGTACGTCCGCCGAGTTCTTGGCTACCAAGAAAGATCTTATCAGTGTAAAGGCTAATGTCTTGGATGAGTACGAGGAACTTATGTCTATTTCTAATATAGACGATAAGACCAGGACCAAGAAGGTTAAGGATATCAAGAAGAAGGAAGACGTAGGTGAAGGTGATAAGGTTAATACGGAGGAATGACGATGACGATCCAAGAAGCGTATCTAAGGTCTTTGCAGAAGAATGAGCAGAATCTCGCCAATGGTGGGATTAAGCTTGATCCCGGGAGGTTCGTGCTTTTGTTCAACGAGGCTCAGGATAGGTTGATAAGATACTATCTTAATAGGAAGGATGATGAGACCATCCGATCTATACAAACTCTTCTGGTATACTGGGAATCGCTTAATAAGATCAATCATATTGATGACCCCGAATCGACATCATTCGGTCTTCCTGATGATTATTTATGGTTCTCAAATATAAAAGGAGCGTTTTCTTATAACGGATGTGAGGTTGGAGATTTTGTCATGTGGGAGGCTAAGAACGAGAATGTCCATGAGCTTCTTGGGGATGATAACAATAGGCCTTCTTTTGACTATCGGGAAACGTTCTACACCATAGGTGACGGGAAGGTCGTGGTGTATGAGGACGGCTTCCGCACAGACGAGGTCAGGATGACCTACTACCGGAATCCGGTACGGGTGGATCTGGCCGGGTACATCAACGCCGCCGGAGAGCGGTCCACGGACATCGACCCTGAGCTGCCCGATCCTTTGGTGGAGGAGATTCTGGATATGGTCGCCAAGCAATTCAACCTTAACGAGAATGAACTAAGTAGATATAGGATGGATAAGGATAATGTGGCTTCCTTTAAATAAACACCGTTAGTTTGATCATTAAGCCTACTCGGAAACGGGTAGGCTTTTTATTTTACATAAAATGTAAACATTATATTATGTCGTATACTCACGACTTTATTTTATTGCGGTGATGTTGTTTATGATTATGTTTGCGTTAGGTAAATGATTTTTAAATTAAAATATTGATAATATGTTGCACAGACCGCAAGACCGGGTACTTTTCGTATCCCCGCACGCTAAGATGGTGGATGTCGACTCCATCTTCTTGAAGGAAGGACAGATCGGTATTTACGATACTAAAGATACTTCCGAGAACGGTTGCAAGGCCGTAATTGACTTTACCGGTAAGCCTCGTAATGATAAGCGTTATGAGATCCGTATCGGTCGTAATGAACAAGCGGCTTCCCGCTCTATATATGATAAGGATTTTTCCACGCCTTTGTTCTCGTTGAATGAGATCACCGAGATTTACGCTTCTTGGCCGAAGAAAGATCATGCTTATGTCGATGATGTTATCTTAGGATACAACGGTGTGTCTGATGACACGGCTTTCTCCGTATCCAAGGGCGACCGTATCGCTATCCGCTTGATTCTCGCCGGCAGGGCTTTCGAGCTTCTTGGTTATGAGGGAGGTCGTATTGAGATCAATGACGCTATCCTTTTGGATGATTGTGATAATACTCCAAATCAATGCGAGGAGTGCGATCCTTGCGAGGAGGTTGATTTGTTGCCAGCCGTCCTGAAATGTATCGAGAGGATGAAGAACCAGCCTATCGCTGGTGGTGGTAAGGTATCTGATTATATTGATATCACTCCGGTTACAAGATGTACTAACGAGGCTACGGAACCTGAGACGGAGGACGTGAACTTCTATTGTATGGAGGTTTGCGATACTGGTGATGACCTTGCCTTGGCTGAGGTTCGTGCCCAGTACCCGGGATTGAAGATCGTTCGTGAGAGCATCAACGGCAGCATGTCACGTTATAAGGTGATGAAGAAAGGGACTAAGCCTAATGACTATACTCAACGTCTGATCTCTATCATGAAAGGATGCGAGGAATGCCCGCCTAGCTATACCGAGGTTAAGGGCGGATACCTGTATTCCATTTCATTGGAGGATGACGGCGTTGATATGTCTACTACGGTAGAGTCTTTACCTAATGTGGTAGCTGATACGGTTGATAAGATGAGCCAGATCAAGGGATCAGGTTTGTATATTGCCGCTACTTCCAAGAAATTGACGGATGAGGAGATCTCTGCTTTCGTGGAGGCTAATCCTACGGCTATCATTTACTATGTGGCTAAGACATCCGATATGTGCGAGAATCCTACGGTTCGTACCGCTTCATGGTCAGCTTGTGGTTCTTGCAAGGTATCCACCGAGAAGTATTATATCACGATCCCGGATGATGAGTGCGGAAACAGTGCTTTGGAGGAAATCAAACAGGCTTTCCCGGAACTGGAGATCACTGACTACGGTACTCCCGCGGCTTGCCAGCATAGCTTCCAGACAACGGTATATACTAACATGTTGTGTGATGAGTGCGACAAGGTGTTCGAGGGATTCTTCACCAGCAAGGCTCCGGCGTCCTACCGCAACCGTATGTGGAAGAAACTGGAATCGGCTCAGGAACTTGGCACTAACTGCAAGTGCGGTATCCGTTTCCGTGGCAAGGAAATGTTATTATCTCCGTCAGAGTGCTTGATGGATAAAATGACTTATGTAGAGGATAGCGTTGAGATCGTTGGCGCTAGCGGTGGTTATCCTGATTCTCTTGATGAGGGATCCCCCATTTGGTGGGATCAGCTTCACTTCGAGAGATTGTCCAGCAAAGCCCCGCGTACTCATGTTGGCGGCAATATGATGGATGATGAGTTGAAGGGTTACGCTCATTTCAACGGCTTCCCGAAACATCAGGATTTCATGGGACGGACATTCATGAACGAATACAGCCGTGTTGAACAAACAGCCCAATACGTGGACTTCCAGATCACGATTAATCCTCATAGATACGCTCAAGGATTCGGAAAGGTTATCGCCGATGATCCGGTTAACTTGATCTTACGTGTACGCTATGGCGCTCATGAGGGTGTTCAGGAGATGATCAATATGATCGGAGCTGCCGCTGGTCTTGGCCCGGCCATCGTAACCGAACCTAAATAAGAACGACCTTTTTTGCGTTCATATATTTCCTAAAGGGGAGAGATTCATTTCTCTTCCCTTTTTTGTTATCTTTGAGGCAGTAGAATTAAAATATGATATTATGTCGGCTATTAATGAGTATTTAAAGAGACTGGCTTCCATCTTCGGTAGCATGGGTTTCTCCGTTCCGCCAGATGACTTCTCAGGTGTTGTCATAGACGGAAAGACGTATCCGGTCATGATGAGGAATGACGGGTGTTACGTGTACTTCGATGATAAAGGAGTAAAGAGACTTGTAAGCGAGGTCCCTAAAAAGGACTATCAGTTCATTAACATCAAGGACGCCCGTGTGTCGATCGTCAACCAATGTTATCGTACTCCGGGAGGTCAGGTGGAAGCTCGTATCCATACCTATATGAATAATAAGGGGGAGATACTGGCCGAGAAGATATTTATCATCAACTCATCGGATATCGATACTCCCATTGGCACGAAATTGGATAAGATCCCTGCCGAGTGGGTGGCTATAGATTGTAGTATAGCGGAGATGACCGATCGGGAGTTGATATTCGTAAGTAAATGTTATGCCACGGAAGGAGGCAAGGTCCAGATAGAGGGCGTAGAGTCGGTTGATCCCCGCCTGAACCCGGAGGTGTCTCATTATGAGGTGGTGAATACTACTGACGATAGTAACCCTATTGGAACGAAGTATAATGCCATACCTGATACGTGGAGGCGTATAGTATGTGATTTTCCGGACATGACCCAAAGGGAGATAATACCGGTGCTTAAATGCTTTGATACCGGGACCGGAAGGGTACAGATAGAGGGGTATAAGATATTTGATTACGAGATGGGTACCAGAAAGGAATGGTATCGCGTCAAGCAAAGTACCGATCCTGAGAATCCGGTAGGTGAGTTTATCACCAGCATAAGCGATGACTGGGTTGAGGTCGTTTGTGACTTCACGGATATGGAGGATCGTGATATTGAGGTAACTATAGAATGTTATAAGACACCGGCCGGTAAGGTGAAGCTGGAGGTTCTTACGTCATGGGACGGGAATATAGGAGTTAGGGATAAGAGTTATAAAGTCCTGGAGACTACCGATCCGTCACAACCTGAGGGCGCCAGCTTCAGTTCCTTGCCAGACACTTGGATAAGGGTAGTCTGTGATTTTGACGATATGGAGGAGAGAGATATCAAATCCTATATAGAGTGTTATGACAGCGGTAGCGGAAACGTTAAACTTCGAAGGATGGCGTCGTATGACTCCAAGATAAAGGCCAGATACACACGTTTCGAGGTAGTGGACTCCGATAACGCAGACTTTGTCCCAGGAGCCGCCCTAGCTACCCTCCCAGACGGATTTTCTTTGGCTCCTTGTGATTTCGTTGACTTTGAGGATAGAATGCTTCAGTCAAGGAAAGAATGCTATAATACAGATAAAGGTCGTGTACAGGTATCAAGAATAACGTCTTATGATGGAGATATAGATATAAGGGGCGCTGTTTATGTCGTTACACGATCTGAGAACCCCGATATTCTCGTGGATAGGATATATAATGCCATACCTGGAGGATGGGATCGCATGGTGTGCGAGATGGAGGATATGGAGGATCGTGATATCGAGTCTTTCGTGGAATGTTATGATAGCGGTGAGGGTAATGTCAAGGTAAGGAGAGTCGTGTCTTATGATGCCAAGGCAAACGAGCGCCACGTCCGCTACGAGGTACTGGATTCGGATAACGGCGGTTTCACCCCGGGACAGCGGATATCCACCCTGCCTACCGGATGGTCTTTGGTGTCTTGTGATTTCACGGATATGGAAGACAGAATGCCTATTGATATCGAGGAATGTTATAGGACATCAAACGGGAGCATACGTATGAGACATGTGGTGTCTTATGATGGTGATCTTGGGAAAAGAAACCAGTTCTGGGAGATTGTGGACTCGTCTGATAACAGATATGGTCTAGGGGATAGGATGAATAGCATCCCATCGGTTTTTATCCGTGAAAGGTGTGCCATAGAAAGGTTGGATGATCGTATTACCAGAAGTTCGATAGAATGTTACTCGACTCCAGGAGGATCGGTAAGAATTAAATCCACTTACGTTATCAACCCTTTAAATCATGTTAGGTCGTATAATCATCATGTATTGAGTTCTACGGATAATGATATCAAGATTGGTACTCAATATATCTCTTTGCCATCTAATTTTACTCGTATCGAATGCGAGGAGCCGGATTACATGGATCGGCTTATAGATACTACCGAGACCTGTTATGATACCGGCAATGGTACGGTAAAGATCCGGAGGCAAGAGTCTCTTAACGGTAATCTTGATCTCAAGACATTTGATTATAAGATCGTAGAGTCTACTGATCCAGCATATAGATTAAATACTACACCTACGCAATCTGTTATAGACGGATGGACCGTTATTAGCTGTGATCTCAATATCATGGATGTAGATGATTGTTATGAGATCGGGGGGCATAAGATCCATCTAAAGGGCTTTAGGACGGTCAATCCTGCATTGCAGGATATCAAATCCAAGCTTTATGTGGTATATTCAGATCATCCGGATTACGGTGTTGGAGATGAGTTGTCTTCTATTCCTGATGGGGCTAAGGTCACGATATGCGATTACGCTGATAAAAGCCAAAGACATATGGTTCCGGTGCGAGAGTGCTATGAGGTAGCCGATGGCCGGTTCTATGTGGAGGGAAGTCGGTTGGTGGATAACGATATGGTCGTTGAGCGGACGTCGTTAACGGTGATGGAGTCATCCTCTCCTACCTACCCGGTAGGTACGACACTGACCTCCATCCCCGATGGCGCTACTATCGTGGCTTGTTTATGTCAAACCTGTTAATCTGAATGGCTATGGTTAAAGTATGTAATGATTATTTTATGATTGACGCCTTAGCTGGAGGTCAGGTCATAAGAAAAAGGAAATATCGTCGTGAGAATACGATGATAGGATATAAGTGGTATGATTATAATGGGGTCGAGGTTTCCGACCCCACAGAAATATCTCGTCTTGATGGACTGGCTACTAAGCATCAGCGTGTGGATGAGGCTTATGATGACCATGCTATTTTCATGTCTTCAACCAACTACGTTAACAGCGTTTCCGGTATACCTATGGACAAGCATATGGTTGTCGTTGAATGGAGACCGGATAGCGAGCAAGGTTTTGTCACCATGGCTCATGACGAGGGTCTTGACGGGGATAGCTATTATATAGTTATTATCAACACCGGAGATAAGCAGGCTACGATCTACACCCCCGTAGATCCTGAGGATCCAAAGGATGGGACTTCCCGTGCGGTTGATGGCGATAACGTCTCCGTTGGTGGATCATATGTCTCTATATCCCCCAAGCAAGTAGAGAGGATAAGGGTTACTTTCCGTGACGGTAAATGGTATTATGAGTTAGTCACAAAGACATATCCTAGTAATACTGGAGGTGTTAAGATTGGAGATGTCGATTTTGTGACTTTTAGGTATTTATGGGAATCAAGCTCTGGAAGGGATTTGGATACTATGACGGAAGCCCTTAATTCTAATGTTCCCACCATAGATAATCTTGCTGTAGGTTGGTCTGGTCCCGGAAATGGAGATAGCTCTGTTAGGGAAGTCCTTAAATGGGGTGGTGATAATACAGGATCCGGTAAGGAATGTGTTTGGATGTCGGTGAAGGATTTAAGGGCTAAGCATTATGATGTCCTACCTGAAGAGACGTATTTTATGGCCTACGCTACATGGTTTGGATCTAAAGGCACGGGTAAATGCTCTTTTGAGCTTGTCGGATACAAGGGAGGTACGATGAGCCAAGATGGATATAATTTTATAAATACCGGTGGATCTGTAGTATATCAGAATACATATGATTTTGTATGTAATACCCATAAAGGAGCCGGATCGTATAAGACGTCTTACGAGAAAGTAGCTCGTATTACTTACAATAAGCTAATTAATGAGGTGTATATGTCTACTGGAGAGGCTATAGACCAGGAAGATGATTATGATAAACTAGAGAGGGAGGTTGATAATATAAAGAAAAGGCTTGATGACATCGAGGATGAGCTGGATGTCGTAAGACGTATAGCTGAGGGCAAGAACACGGCGTATATCTTTGATACGGTCGATGCCATGAATGAGTGGCTGGCGGTTCCGGAGAACACGGCTAAGCTCCGTGTTGGCGATAGTTTTTGGATTCGCGAGTCGGATGTCCCCGATTATTGGTGGGATGGGAATCAAGCTCTAGAGCAGGAAGGCCCTAAGGTTGACTTACCTCCTTATTATACGAAAGACGAGATTAACGATATTGTTGATGATATTAATCAGAAGATAGAGGATAAGAGTACGTCGATTATCTTCGATACCTATATCCAAATGAAATCTTTCGTAGACGATCCTACTAACGCCGATAAGCTTAAGGAAGGTACCATCTTGTTGATACGAGATAAAAACGTACCTGATTATTATTACGATGGCGCTGGGATAGTCAAGATGGAGGCTGACGTAGAGCAATGTCTTTATATTACTTTGGCTAATAAGCCTACGGAAAGCACTATAAGTTATACCCAAGATCGGGAGGTAACTAATTTCGCTCCGGGAGCTATAGCTAGGTGGATTGACGCTGACGGGAATAATGTGTTTTATAAGCTTGTTGAGATAGTAGGTGGTAAGGCTAAGTGGATTACTCTTATCGATACTAAATACGGTAATGTGACGCTACAGAGCACTTACGACAAGAATTATGAGATCGTAAATATCGTATCTGGGTCTAGGTTACAGGCTATAAATAGCGAGAAGAATGATATCAAGTTCGTTAATAGCGCTACGGGTAACGTGACTGTCGTGTTGAATGGTACTGTATCAGGGGGAGCCAAGAAGCTGGTGAGTATGCTGGCGGTGAACGAGGTAGTCTTGACCCCCGGAGCGGCGGTGTCGTTTACCCGGAACGGCGATGAGTTCGTGCTCACGGAGTTGTTTGGCGTTACTATCTTCCCGGATCTGGCGGATGCCAACCGTGAGGGAGAATGGGTGATGAGCGTAGGCGTAACCGGTAAACCGATCCTTATGGAGGTAAAGGAGATGCGTAAGTGGGATGAGAGCATAACCAAGGAGCTTACAATAGATGAGCTTAACGAGAAGTTCCCTAACGTGGCTATCGGGTTCGCTGTCGTATGCAAGACCATCAACAAGGTATATGAGATGGTTAACGGGTATAAGGAATGGGTGTCTTATGATATAACTTCAATAAATTAATGGTATGGCTTTTTTAGTGGGATATGATACGGTCTTGTCCTCGGTGACGTTTATAGTGAATGAGGACAGGTTCCCTTGTTATGATGGGAAGGATGCTGATTATGTGCCTGATCCGATAGTAGATCTTAATGCTTTTAATCGTAATCTCAGGTTCTCGGCAAACAATCAAGGATTCGTGGACGTCGATTGGGGTGATGGGACAAAGGATCAATACCCTTTGGTCAAGATATCTGACGGTAGTTATAGGATAGTATTCAGGTCTTTAGATATTGAGTACAAAAAGAATCCTGACGATACTGCATGGTGGTTCAGGAAGGAGGATGGGTCTCAGTATATACCGGTTCCTCCACATAAGTATAGCGATATCAGGCGTAGGGAGGTTACGATGAGGTTCTCTAACGCAATCGATGGGGAGTTCAATATGGAGGGTATTGTCCTCCATGAGTTTCCTGTAGTTAATCTACCTAATATAACTTATTTGGCTATGGTCAGGTCCGTTTTAAAAAATGGAGATATCCCATATGACAGGATAAGCAAGAGCGTTAATCTTCGTAATATACAGATGGGGTCTTTTTCTCACCCTGGTGTTTGGGATAATTGGCCGGAGGGGTTTTTAAAAATGAAAAGATTGAAGTATTTTGGGTGTAATCTCGTTTTTAATTTCGCTGATAATCCTGATTCTAATTGGAGAAGATTCTCTGAATGGAAGAATCTTACTGAATTTAACTTCAACTGGTGTAACATCCCTTCTTATGATCCGGCTTTTAATTCTATTCCAGCAAAAGATATAAGCATTATAAGCAATTGGAGTAATATACCTGTATTTGATGAGGTGGATAAGGTTGGAGATGATAAGACAGGCGTTTATTTTATGGGTAGTGGTAGCTCATGGAAACAAGATCTGGTAGGAGGTAAGTTGAATAAGATTCAGAGCACGTATTGTAATTCAGGCACGGTACCGGTAGACGATCTCCCAGACTGGTTATATGAGGTAAGGGAATTTAGGATATGGACTTTGCGTGATAGTGGTAAATTTATAGATACGCAGGAGAGGGCTGATACATTCGTAAATACATTTTATGATAAGATAATGTCGTGGAGTTATATAACGATGTCACAGACGGCTTCTGACGGTAACAGGAATCAGTTTTATAAACTCACCTTAGATTTATATACTTCTGCATATCCTACCAACAAGAGACCATCTGGCGTTTATCAAGCCCCTGAGGGGTTTGATAAGGGTGTTAGCAACGGTAATCCTACGACGCCTATGGAGAAGGTGTATGTGCTTACCAATAACTACGGGCAGACATGGGTCTTGGCCCCTGCCCCGGCTTCTAAGGCCGCCCTTACGAGGGCAAGGCGGGCTGGGAAGGCTAGGATCACCCCTTTCGTCCTTGGCGTAAAGGACGGCCATGTATCCGTGTTCGGCGGAGATGTATTGGATGATAATATGAGTAAGTATAATTTCGCCGACAAATACGAGGCTATAGATATCTGTAACGATCTGGGATTGGACAGTTCACCGGTTGTCGAGTATTTCAGGAGAATAGAGGAGGGAGAGGTATGAGGCTGATATGTAAGGATACGAATAAAGGGTCTATAACCTTTTTTACTAAGGGTAAATATGCTTTTAGGGGCGTTAGCAGGAATGATACTACTGATGATGTTCCTGATCCTATATTGGATAGTAATAATTATAATGAGACTATAGGATTTTATTCTAATGCTCCCGGCATGTGCGAGGTTGATTGGGGAGATGGGAGTAAAGAGCAATTCCCTTTTGTAAGGGCTAGTAGTGGATCTATATATGGTCAATACAGGTTGATGTTCAGGAGAAGGGATATAAGTTATCGTAAGAATCCAGACAGTCATCCATGGTGGTTTTACAAAGAGGATGGGAGTGAGTATGTTCCCGTCCCCAATCATGCTTATGATGATGGCATGGATAAGGAGCGTGTGGTATCCATGTCTTTTACCAATGATGTTACGATGATGGAATCCTATAGGATTATGATGGTAGGTTTTCCTATACTTGATATGCCTAGCCTTATCAATATAATTATAGGTATTCCTGGGGATCGTACCATAACAGATATACCAAAGGATAGGATAATGAGATCGGTAAATATAGAGCGTATAACATTAAATGAGTTTGGTGTGGATACGTTGACGTCCATCCCGGAGGATTGGAATAGACTAACTAAATTGAAAGGTCTGAATTTGATCATGTCTATTGACTTTAGTGATACCGAAGCTTCCAATATAAGGAAATTCCCTTCCATGTGGCCTAATTTGGAGATATTGTATTTAGCTGGTGGAAAGGTAAGGTTATATCCTAAGGAATGGTTATCATTCAATAATTTAAAAGAATTGATTTTAAGTCCTGGTCGTGCCACATCATCGTTTGATCCTAACACATGCCCGGCTATGGATGAGGTGGATAAGATAAATTCTAGTTTAAAGATTTTCGATCATATAAATAGATGGTTTGGACCTGTCGTGAGTTGGCATCCGTATATGAGCGGTAAGGGATTGGGAAACATTGAGCGTGTCGACGCTTCACATAGTCATAATAATATAGATGTAAGTAATCTCCCGGATTATATATATGAGATGAGGTCTATGAATGGCTTTTATATGTATCGCAGCTTGTTGACCCAAGTTCGATGTGATACGTTTATATCGACATTATATGAGAAGGTGATGGGGTTTGATTATCTCACTATGTCTTCCTCTGCTTCCGATGGCAAAAGAAATCAGTTTTATGGATTGTATCTAAGTACATATTCAGTTTCCGATCCTGGTGATAAAAGACCTAGTGGCGTATTACGGGCTCCCTCTGGTTTTATAAAGGGTCAGTCTAATGGCTCTCCGTCGACTCCTATGGAGATGGTTTATGTGCTTATGCATAATTATGGATGGAGGTTTAATATGGCGCCAGAGGCTTCGGTGTTAAGGTCAATACGATCTTCTGATATTGACACGAGGTCGTATAAGCCATATAAGCTTATCGTATTTGACGATGGGCGTACCTTTGTAGGCGATGGAGATGTTTTAGCTCATGATACGGATAAGGTATTATCGTTTGGGGGTCAACCAGAAGGGGAGTATTTGTGTGATTCTATGGGATTGGACAGGAATGTTATTGTAGAATATTTTAACAAGATAGGTAATGGCTAAGACATTATATAAATACGAGGCATCATCCAACAAGTTCGTGTGGTTCACCACATGGGATAGGGCACTTAGAAATTATTATACCGATGATTATAATTATGTACCAGATCCTGTCGTTGGTAATCCTTATAATACGTTTGTCGAGTTTAGATCCAGAAAGCCCGGTATGGCTAATGTGGATTGGGGGGATGGAATAAAGGAGCAGTTTCCTATGACCAAGGCTCAAGGGCGGGATGATTATTGTATTATATTCCGTTCTTTGGCAATACAACATAGGAAAAATCCCAATACTACGTGGTGGTTCAGGAAGGAGGATGGATCGCAATACGTACCTATAGATAATCATGCTTACGCTGATGGGAGGAGGGACGTACAACGGGCTGTGTCGATAGATTTTACTTGTGATATTTATTATGCCAATATCCAAGTTTGCAAGATGACATCTTTCCCGATTGTGGATATGCCAGGACTTGAGTTTTTGGCCGTATCCCATACGATGTATGTTAATGACGGTATACCTGTAGACAAGTTGTCAAGATCCAAAAAGTTAATTTATATCGATCTTCAAAATATAGGGCAAAGAATGACCGTAATTCCTGAGGCTATAACCAGTAAGACAGAGGTATATTATTTAAATATGTTTAATATGCTTGATCTTAGGGATATAGAATCTAGCGGGATAAGGAATATAAAAAATATGAAAAATATTCAAACCCTTGAATTGTCTTCATGTTATTTGGATAGGTATATAAAGGAGTTTAATGATCTTCCTAAATTAACTTCGTTGAAAATACATCCTGGCCCTTCTGATATGTGGAATTATTTTGATATAAATACCCTTCCTTTTTTCGAGGTAGATAAGATAAATCCTAATATTACTGATTTTTGTTTTTTAGATGACTGGGTAAGTGGAGAAAGGAGGACGGGTTGGAATGATGATAATACGTCTGGAAGGGGATTGGAACATCTTACTAGTTTCGTTGCAACTCATAGCAATGGTCTTAGAATGGATAAGCTTCCGGATTATATTTATGAGATGAGGGCTATTACACGGTTTAACGTGAATGCATCCACTCATAGCCAAAAAAGATCAGATGATTTCGTGAACTCTTTCTACGACCTTGTTGTAGGATGGGATCAGATTACTATGACATCCGTGGCTAAGGATGGGAAGAGGAACCAGTTCTATAGTCTTTCGGTAAGCATGTATATTGCTGCTTATCCAACCGAAAACCAGCGTCCTTCCGGCACGGAGCAGGCCCCAGAGGGATTCGTGAAAGGCTCGTCCAACGGGTCTCCCGCTACACCTATGGAGAAGATATATGTGCTAAAAAATAACTACGCCCAGAGATGGACGATAAAACCGGCTTAATATGGATAGAAATGATATCATAAAAGAACTTGGATTGTATTTTGATATAGTAGAATTGGTATGTCCTCATACGTACAATAAGTGGAAGGACAGATCGTGGCAGTTTCTTGATACAGCGTTTCTCCATAATCTTCTTATATTACGGAGGGATATAATCAAACAGCCTATGTATTGTAATAATTGGGACAAGCAGGGGCAGTTTTCCCAACGTGGTCTTAGATGCAACATCTGCCAGATCGTGAAGGATAAGAAAGATGTTTATCTATCCGCTCATGTGTTGGGTAGGGCTGGGGATTTCGATGTCAAGTCAATGACGGCGGAACAGGCTAGAGGCTTGATCTTGGATCATCAAGATATGTTCCCATATCCTTTCCGGCTTGAAGGGAAGGTGGGTTGGTTGCATTTTGATAGCCTTGATACCAGGAACGGTATACATGCTGTGGTGTTTTAGGTGCTTAATGGTATAGTAGTTAACTTTGCGAGTAGGGTACAAAATGAAAGACAAAGACATGATAGAGCGAGTAGGGGCTTTGTGGAATATTGCGCTTGCGTATGGCGCCTCTTGTTGGGCTTACTTCCAGCCAGTGCATCATTTATTGATTGTACTACTTATAGTATTAATAGCTAATTTTTTGGCTAGGTTAGCGCAAAGCATAAGGGGCTGGAAGCTCCGTAGAAGCCGTAGGAGGAGGTTTAGTTTCAAGAGATGGTTTAGGGAGGTCAGGTTTACTGATATCCTTAAGGAGTTCGCTTTGTCCTGTTTTATAGTAATGACATTATGTGTTATATATAAGACGTTATACCCGATCGAGGAGGAGGCTAGCATGATACTTACCGTTACCAAATATGGGGTGTATATAGCCCTTGTTGGATATGTGATGCTTTTCTTGAATACGATAGGGGATGCTTTCTCTGACGCTTATTTGGTGAAGGTATTCAAAGCTGTGTTCAAGAGAATAAACGTGTTCAAGATGTTTAGCTTCTCCAAGAACATACCCGATGAGACGTTTGACGATATAAGGAGAATTGCCGATGATGAGGTTAAGGATAAGTCTTAGGGCGATTGTTTGTTTAGGTCTGTCGCTATTCCTGTCCTCTTGTGGAAGCAGGAGGCAGGTTAGCGACACGTCTATAGATAATCGTTTGATAAGCAGGATAGAGACGATGATAGATGAGGTCATGGACCGGAAGATCGTAGAGATCAGGACATCTGATCTTAATGCTGATATTGTCATAACTGAGAGGAAATTCGATACTACGAAGGAGGTGGATCCATCCACTGGGGAGCGACCCGTGTCCTCCCGGACGGACGCTCATATCGTCATCGGCCGGCGGGATAGCACGGTGACGACCGATTCCCTTGGCGTTGATAAGACGATCACCGGTATTGAGGATATTGATAAGAAGACAGACATCAAGCATAAGGATATAGACGATAAGGAGGAATCAAGGTGGCCGATGGCTATTATCTTTATGTCGATCTTAGGTATATTGGTTGTATTATTCGTGTTGTTGAAAAGATTCGGATTGATAAAATAATAGGTGTACAAGAAACCCCATACACCTATTGGTTATCACCCCAGAAAAGAATTGCAAATATGAGGTCAGTCCCGGATTCGAACCGAGGTATATGGTTTTGCAGACCACCGACTAAACCACTCATCCAACCGACCATGGCGCAAATGTATACATTCTTTTTGATAATATATTCATGTGGTACTATTTTTTGAATCTATTTTTTAAGATTCGTCTTTATAGTTATCTTTGTGAAAAAGAAATACGAATGAATCAGATCAATATCATACCGAAGATAATTCATGATAAGTTCGCCGCTAGGATTATCATGGATGATTACGATATAGAGAAACCTATCGTTATTACTGTCGTGGCTAGACGTAACGATGGTGAGTATAATACCCAGATATTGACATACCCGACATCGGGCGTTGATTATGAGGGTAATGTAAGGATAGTGTTTTTCGATGTCGCTAGGTCTCATGTTTGCCAGATAACATCGGTATTTATCAACGGGCATGAGGTCAAGACATATTATACCGATATCCCGGATCTTGATATGCAAGCCCGTTATGACGATAGCTTGTGCCGGTACGATAAGAAGGTTAATATGAATGATATTAGGCTGTCGTTTCAGGTGCTAGAGACACGTGATCCCAAGGTGTTGCAGGTATTGGATGAGTCCGAGTGGGGGCTGCTGGAGGATAGGAAGGCGATTATCGAGATCACTACGCCGGGCATGTCCGACCCTGTTACGTTGTTTCTTGGCAAGAATCAGGTCAATACCTTTACCAGTTTAACACTAGGTCTCAATTGCTTTAATTACGATGATTGTAATGTCAAATACCTTGACCTCCCAGACGGTATATATGATATCAAGATCATAGGTAGCCCCTCCACTTACAATTTCAGTCGCAAGTATCTTAAGACGGATCTTATACGCAGACGTCTCGACCGGCTATTGATTAAGACTGATGTCTTGTGCGAGGATATGGATAAGGATCTTATAGGCAAGATACAGGAGATGGAGACACTTATGGCCGTAGCCGAGGCGAATGTCAGGTTGGATAACATAAGGGCCGCCCATGAGATTATTGATCGTGTCGGAGAGCTTCTTGAGATGGCTACCAATTGCGTGGATTGTTAAACATAAAAATATTTAGTCGTGGGTTGTAATACTTGTAAGGAAAAGGCGTTAAGGGCCGAGAGAGAAAGGATTGAGAGAAGTATGATGAATCATTCTTCTTCTACCGCTGTTAGCGATATGGAGTACGCTTCTAGAAGCACCGCTGGTTGTATGGTTATGCAAGATCCGTTGCAGACCATGGAACGTGACGTGGTTAGTATATATAAGCAAGTTCGTACCAAGGGTGATGGCGTGGGTGTATCTTATCTTAATATGCAGAAAAAGATCCGTGAATGGATCAAGAACCTGCCGTATGGATGCCCGCCTGACGAGGAGGTACAGGAAATGAGAAAGGAGATTCTGGATGGGCGCGCAGAGCATATCAAACCTTGATAGGATAGATCTATGTAAGGTCGTAGACGAATGGCTGTCCTGCCAATGGGGTAGATATATGAGATACCATAGGTATAGGATCGGGAATAAGCCCGATATATCCTATTGGGGTAAGATAATTCGTCTGCAAAGGTCATTATGTGATAATGATTGCGGGTTATGCCCGGATGAGGTAAGATCGTTAAAGGAACGTGTTAATAAGTTACTGGCATGAAAAAATACAGTTGTTTACGTATAACTCCGTCCACTTGCGTACCTTATGAGGGTGATCTACCAGAGTGGTCAAAGCATAAGGACTCTGATGAGTGCGTTATGATCTCTGACGTGATAGAGGAGATATACGATGAGCTTACCCGTATTAGGGAGGCTATAGACGTCCGGGATCTTGGTGAGTCTTGTGTGAAGGTAAATGGAGATAAGACTGTCGCTAAGGTGCTTTATGCTTTGGAGGATAAGATTTGTAATAGGTAACGAACCAATGGAGAAAAGTCGACATTGGTGATAATCAGATGTATAGATATTGATTTATGATGTATTACTAGATGTTAAGCTACTGTAAATCAAGTATACAATTTGTAAGGAGTCTTCTAAATAAGTAGGTTAGATAGATACTCTTGTAAGTTGTAAAATATCTTTATGTGTTAGATATAAAAAATAGCCAATTGATTTGTCATAGACGATTCGATTGGCTATTTTTGTATGTCCATCATATCTCACGATGTAATGGACATAGGTTAATTTATTATGAGTGCAAATATAATTATTTCCAATGATTCTATGAATAATAGTAGTAGGATTTTGGCGTTTAAATCCAACGAAAACGGATTATCTACAATATTTAGCTACAATGGTAATGATATAACTTTCAAAACAGAGAACGGTATCACTTATGTGAATGCTACCGAAATGGCGAAGCCGTTTAAAAAGAGACCAAATGATTATTTATCGTTATCTTCTGTAAATGAGTTAATTAATGCCATTACCAGAAAATATGGTAATGCTGATTTTCAGCCTGTTACGATTATCAGGGGTACGGTTAGTCCTGGCACATGGATGTGTGAGGATTTGGCTTTGGATTTCGCTCAGTGGCTTAGTGTTGATTTTAGGTTATGGTGTTTGGATAGAATTAAAGAGCTTCTCACTACAGGCAAATGCGTGATTCCTGATTTTAATGATCCTCCCGCCGCTGCTGAGGCTTGGGCTAAGGAATATCGTGGCAGGGTAGCCGCCGAGAAGCTGGCGTTAGAGGAGAGGGCCAAAGCCGAGGAGATGGCTAAGGTTCTTGAGTCGAAGAAAGAGGATATAAAATTTTCAGAGTCGTTTATCATGTCTGGAGAATCAGATTTGCTGGTAAGGGATTTAGCCAAGAAGCTTGAGCAGAATGATATAATTATAAGCGATAAATGTTTACGAGATTTTCTTGTTAAGATAAAGATAATAGTCAAAAGGGTTAAGGTTAATGGAGATTGGGAGATTACGGCTAATGCTGTAAGGAAAGGGTTTGCTCATTATCGTGATAAGAATATATGCACCGAATCTGGTAAGGTTATATATGCTAGGACTATCTATATAACAGGCAAAGGTTATAAACATATATTGTCGTCTATAAATGGTAGCAAGAAAAGTGATTTCATATTGTGTGGAGGTATGTTTAGGGACTATGGGGTGTTCGCCGGATCGGAATCGTTTAATCACTGGGATAATTAATTCCATTTTTGCCCAAAACTTGATAATCAGGTAACTGCGTATTTGCATCTACGGTTATGTGTCTCATATCGGTAAAATATTTATCTTTGTGACAAAGTGAATCACAATGGTATACGGTAATAAAGAAATAGTTCGGACGTTCACCAGAAATAACCCGCCTGCCGGGTACGTGGGCGGCTCTGTTGACTACCGGGTCCCGGCCAACGTCTATTTTGGCGATACGCAGGAGGAGGCTGACAACAAGGCTGAGGATGATATCAAAGCCAACGGTCAGGACTACGCCAATACATATGCCGACATAATACCGGCTGTATGGTATAATGATCAGGTATGCGATGAGTTTATCAAGAATAATTGCGTAAGCGGTAAGGGATCCAAGGAGCAGGTATGTATAGAGGAAGGTAGGTTTGTCTCTTACGTATCCAAGAAAGATGCCAATGATAAGGCCAGGGTGGAGCTTGGACGGATCGGGCAGGGGGAGGCCAACTCCGTCGGGGCTTGCTGCGAGGACTGGGCCTCACAGCTTTTTCGTGGCTTGTTTTACAAGAGCGATTGCGAGGCTGGCACATCAGGCAAGGAAGGTATTGTATATGAATTACCAGCCGGAGCTGTCATATCCGATATCTCCCAGATAGACGCCGATACGCTAGCCTATAGGAAGTTCATGAAAGAAGGTCAGGAGAAGGCTAATGCCGAGGGTAGTTGCTCACCTGTATTCTATAATACTATGATCGGTGATTGGTTCGAGAAGATATGTCCATTCGGATATAAGTCCGGTAAAGTATATTACTCTATCAAAGCCAACAGGTTTAGGTCATGGATATCGGTTGAGGATGCCAACGCCAAAGCCCGTGAGGTTTTGATGGTAGAGGGGCAGGAGTACGCTGATCTTAATCTTGAGTGCGAGAAATGGATTGAGAATATCGATCAAGAAGATCAGTGTTATTGGTGATAATACCTTTTTTTTGTTTTTCCGTAATTTATAGATTAGTGCTTGGAGGGGATCGTGTATCTCCTCCATTTTTTTTGTATATATATCAATGGTATTAAGTTTATATACTGTGATTCACTTGTTTGTATGTTGAATATATTTTATATTTGCATACCTATCTATTCATCTCGAACCGATAGGTATTATGTTTAATTTAAAATATTGTTCAAAGTTATGAAAAGTAGGGTTGAAATCAAGTCTTCCGACAGGAAATTGATGGGCGTTGTCATACCGGCGCTTAGTGATAATGGTTTTGTTAATATCACTTTAGCCATGAAGGTTTTGTCTGATGATAGGCTTAAAAAGGGGCTGTCTCCCAAGAAGCTTAATGATATCATTAAGTATGATGGGTTTCAGGAAAAATGCAGGGAGATAATTAGTAGGCTGGAAAACAGGGATTTATGTAAGCGGATAAATATCAGCCTACAAAATAAGGCTCTAAATCTTAGCGATTTAAATAAAATGGGATTAGCATGTCGAAAAGGTAAGGGGGATGGTCAAATGTGGTATATGAATCCATATCTTTTTCTCGTGGTAGCCATGGAGATGAGCCCTGAGGTTTGCGCTGATGTTGTAATGTGGTTTGTTGATAATGTTGCAGGGACAAGAAATGCCGCTGGTGATGCTTATATAGAGATGTGCAGTAGTGTATCTTCACTTATAAGTGATAAAAGTAATTTAAAGGAGTTGTTATCAAGGATAGCCAAGGGTATAAATTTCGTCGTGTTTGGCGTGCATGAGGAAGGGATAAGGAATAGAGCTTCTTTTGAAGAATTGGATATGATAGTATCAATAGAAAGGAATATATCTTATGCTATTAAGGCTGGATATATAAAAGATTACAATGGTGTTATAAACGATTTGGGAAGGCAATGGAAAGAAAGATGGGGTAATCCTGTTCTTAAATTGAAGTCTTGATTTTATTTCGTTGTTATAATTCGCAGATATAGGGGATACGAATGTCGTATTCCCTATATTGTTTAATGGAGTGTGTTATCTTGTTATTAAATCAAATCTGTATCTTTGTTGAAAACAATAACATTATTAATATGTGTAGTACAAATGGTTGTTGCCATGATCATTCAAGGGAACGTCCCGAAGAGTGTTGTCATGGCGTTAAGATAGATAGGTTTCTTAACAAATGCCCTAACGATCCTTGTGATCCTTGCGATCGGGATTGTCAGGACGAACCTTGTGTTGGTTATGGATGTCCTATAACCTTGTATGATAAATGTGTCTTATACTCAGGCGATGAGTTGGTGGCGGATGGTATAGAGAAAGGTAATGACATTTCTGTCGTTATAGACTCATTGAGGCGTATTATAGCGTCTAGGGATAAGCAGATAGATTTATACCATCGTGAGGTTCTGGATTTGAAGAAGATTATAAACGAGCTTGTCAACGCCGGTGGTAGCGGCGGGGATAACGATACGGAAGAGGAGACGTGGTAATGAATGGTTGCAACAAAAAACAATACAGGCCTACTGTAGACGATACGAAAGTACCGTGCTCTACGTACATGAGTACCGATTGTATTTATCCTGGTGATAAGGTACGTGTGGAATCATTGGGATTATCCCCTAATTGCGATATGTCCGATACCCTTAACGCTATGATAAAGGCTATACGGGATAGGGATGCCGAGATACTTGAATTAAGAAGAATGATCAACAAATTGATTTGATATGAGAAGTAATTGTAATCCATGTAAGCCGGAATATAGACATGGGGACGAGTGTAGTATCTACAGTTCCCGGATCGTATATGACGGTCAGTCGTTCCCTGAGGCGGATATCAGGAACGGTGATAGCATGAATAGCGTAATCGAGTCTCTGGTAAGGAAGCTGGTTGCCGTATCTGGCGCCACGGCGTCCATCCAGCGTGACTCGTTCAAGGGCGTTCAAGCTGTCAGATTAAGATACGAGCCGTTGAATGTGCTCAGTGTTACCTATTGTGGTACTATCGTCCCTAATGACGGATATGTCGTTTCTGGCAGGTCCGTTAAGTTTAAGAGGAAATATTGCATGGGTGATGAGTTCACTGATGTTAATATCGTATATACTACATTGAATAGTAATATTTTAAATACTTCTTGTTATGGCTAAGAGAGTGTACGATACGGTCTTGGCTTCCGATTGTGACGGCTGGGTATGTGGTGAGATCCTCAAGAAGGGATCTCTCCCCGTAGACAGGTTAGAGCTTGATTCTTTTTCAGAGGCTGTCAGGGAGCTTATAGAACGGTTTTTTGAGGAGGGATGGTTGCCGGATATGATCTGTGATCTTGGTTGTGGAGGCGCCAGCGTATTTGAGATTAAGCCTACTAACTTCGAGTATCCTCCTGAGGGCGGAGAGAAGATCCTTGAGATTATTGTCGGCAAGAGTGATAAATGGACTATAACGCAAGCGGATTGATATGGCTAGTAATTTAAAAGATATTCTTGCCAAGATCGAGCAAGGCTCCTCATGGGTGTCCTACGACAAGATTTCCGGTACCGGCCCCGACAAGGTGGCTATTAAGGTAGAGCCGGGATGGATGGGTAGGTTGCCTAGGGAGACTTACGTAGCGGTCGAGAAAGGCAAGGTTACGAAGCTCGCTACCATAACCCAGAAGGGCATGGAGCGGGTAAGCGTGGATCCGACCAATATCATGTTCGATATGGAGGGCGGGACGGCGGTCATCAACGCCAAGCTTAACTCCGCCTCGGTCAAGGCCTCCTGCCTTACCCTTGGTGGCTCGGTGAGCAAGTCTTATATAGTTTCCATGAACGTGAACGGCTTATCCATGAAGGTCCCGGAAGAGGATAGCAGATATATAGTGTATGCCGATCCTGGGGATCCCGGAGCCACTGATTTGTATGAGGCTAGCTTTGTCATAGCTATGCCTAAGAATATGGATAATGAACAGCATCATGAGATGTTTGTCTTGAACGGTAAGGTTGTTAATATCAATCAACAGCCTAATGATATACCTTATATCATACTTGATCATGACTTCGATAACGTGACTAGCGAGAACGGTCAGGTTGTCATCGATATCAAGTCCAATACCGAGTATGATATCGAGCTGGTATGTTGCACTTGCGGTGATGGTAGTGAGCCGGAACCGGAACCACCCTTCAACGTGGATCCGCAAAGGTTGACGCTTAATAAGGATGGTGATACCCAAATCGTAAGGGTAGAGGCCGGAGATGATGTTTCATGGAGAATAACTGAAGGATAATATGGCAAGGGAAATAGATAAGAATTGTGTCGAGGGTAATTGCTTTGCCATTAACGACAAGAGCCATGGGGTAGGCGATAATAAGCTCAATATCGTATACAAGGCTAATTATACCGGTCAGATCTGTACGGCTAAGTTCCGTATAACGTCAAAGGACGGTAATATTGTCAAGGAGTATATGATAGCTCAGGACGCCAAGCCCGTTTATTATAATATCAAGATGGTTCAGCCATTCACCAAGGACGACTGTCTGGCCAACCAGCATGGATCGGTGGTGTTGTATACGGTCGAGGAAAGGACTTACAAGTCGTTTATCTCGCAGGAGGACGCAGACGCCAAGGCTATGGAGGATATAGCCCTGAACGGTCAGAAATACGCCAACGAGCATGGTGAGTGTATAACCGATATCTGGTATAACGAGGAGCAGAGAAAGACGTTTATACGTAATAATTGCGATAAGTTCAGTGACGGTCAGGAATATGTTTATATCATTCCTGAGGGCAAGTACGTATCTTCCATCTCTCAGGAGGACGCCGATAGGAAGGCTCTTGAGGATATTGAGAAGAACGGTCAACAACAAGCCAATTTGGAGGGTGAGTGTAAGCCTAAGGAGAATATCTATTATGGTAAGTTTAGCAAGACCTTTACCCGTAACAATTGTGATTCCACCCAATACGGTACTGACGTGGTTGTCGATGAGACGATGGTTACAGGGGACTTCAGATCCATCGTGTCTCAGGAAGACGCTAATAGCCTAGCAAGGGCTGCTGTCGAGGCTCAAGGTCAGGATATAGCGAATATCAAGGGTAACTGTGAGAAGATACCGGTATTTACCGGATCGTACTCCAAGGTATTCCAGAGAACCAACTGCCCTGAGGGTTCTACTCCTGTTGACTTCACTGTGGACGAGAAGATGTGTTCTGGATATCCGTTCACTTCTACGGTATCGCAGGATGCCGCCAATAAGCTGGCGCAGGACGCTGTGGAGGCGCAAGGTCAGGCTATCACCAACGAGCGTGGCGATTGTCAGACTAACGTCTACTATAACGTTAGGATGGAGAAGACAGTCACTAGAAACAATTGCGATGAGTTCCATATCGGTCAACCTTATACTTATGTTGTAGCCGTTGGTAAGTACTTCTCTATTATCTCTCAGGAGGATGCTGACAATAAGGCTAAGGCCGATCTTGAGGCTAACGCCCAGCAACAAGCCAACCTAGAAGGTGAGTGTAAGGAGAAGACGATCTACTACGGTAGGTATAATAAGGAGTTCACTCGTAATAACTGTGATGAGACCCAATACGGCACCAAGGTTGTCGTGGATGAGACTATGGTGACAGGAGATTTCAGGTCTACCGTATCTCAGGAAGACGCCAACAATAAGGCTAAGTCCGCCGTCGAAGCTCAAGGTCAGGATGTGGCTAACGTGAAAGGTAAGTGCGAGAAGGTGCCTGTATATACCGGTACTTATACACGTACGTTTACCCGTAACAATTGTGGTGCTGGCACTGGTGGTACTTATACGGTAAATGATAGGATGGTTGACGGTTATCCGTTCACGTCTACCGTATCACAGGAGGATGCCAACAACAAGGCCAAGGCCGCCGTTGACGCCCAAGGACAGGCTCTTGCCAATATCCACGCCCTTTGTACGTACACCGGCCGTGCTTCCTTGGAATTCACGAGAAACAACTGTGGTGAGTGTAAGATCGGATCTAAGGTGACGATTACCCAAGATATGGTAGAAGGACACCCATTCCAGTCTAACGACTCCCAGACCGCCGCTGACGCTATGGCTATGACCGCCGTACAGGCTCAAGGACAGGCTTTGGCTAACACCAAGGGTACTTGCTCTAACGCCACTATGTATACCGGCAAGGCTAGCTTCGAGTTCACGAAGAGCAATTGTGGCGCTAATCAGGTAGGAAATCCGTTCACCGTGACACAAGATATGGTGGAAGGTCATCCGTTCCAGTCTTGTGTATCACAGGATGAGGCTAACTTAGTCGCTATGGCCGCTGTCATGAATCAAGGTCAGAAGATCGCCGATGAGCGTGGTACTTGCCATGAGGCTCCTAAGTACACCGGTCATTATAGCGAGGCGTTTGAGAAGAATAATTGTCCGTCTGGTCTTATCCCGTCTTCAGTTACCGTTACTGAGGCTGACGTGACCGGAGGTCCGTTCTACTCATACGAGAGCCAGTTCGCCGCCGATGAGCTTGCCAAGGCCGCTGTCAAGGCGCAAGGTCAGGCTATAGCCAACGATCGTGGTACTTGCGACGAACTGAAGATATATGTAGGTAATTATAGCAAGGAGTTCACTCCTAAGTGTCCTACTTGTCAGTATGCAGATCCTATCACCGTAACCCCGGATCTTATGGGTCAGTTCTTTACCTCAACCCGTTCTCAGGAAGAGGCAGACGCTTTGGCTAAGGCCTATATCGACAGAATGGGTCAGGCGTTCGTCAACAAGAACTATGATGATACGTGCCATACGAAGACCGAGCAACCGGTATGGGAGACTATAGAGACCGTATGTAAGGACTGTATCTCTCAATTACATCAACGTAACACCAATACCTGTTATACTGATCCTGATAATCAAGAGCGGTATATAGCTGGTGGTAATAATACATGTTTCTGGTTTGGTACGGCATCCAAGGCCTTTACCCGTCAATGTGCGGATGGTGGAGTTGGAAGCTCTGTTACCGTAACTCAGAATGATGTTACGGATCCAAGTCCTAGCTCTGATGGTAAGTTTAAGTCATGTGTATCCCAAGCTGACGCTAACGCCAAGGCATTGGCCGCCGTGAACTCTCAGGGTCAGGCCGTGGCTAACTCGAAGGGTACTTGTACGTGGACAGGAAGCTATACCGGACAGGTTAGGAAGAACAATTGCGCTGACGGCGGCGTGGGCGACATGGTATCCGTAAGTAGCAGCAAGCTTCCGGGACACCCGTACACCTCCACCGTTTCCTTGGCTGACGCCAACAAGAAGGCTGAGAACGCGGTTCGTGGATCTGATGGTCAGGCTTACGCCAATAAGAATGGAGGATGTACATGGACTTACGTGGCAAGCCGTGACTTCTATAGGAACAATTGCGCCGGAAGCGGGGTTGGTCAGAGAATAACAGTGACCTCTACGCAGGTTAACGGCGGTACGCCTATCACCAGCAAGGTTTCTTTGGCTGATGCCAGAAGCAAGGCCGAGCAGATCTTAGACCAGAAGGGACAGGATTACGCTAACCAACATGGAACTTGTGTATGGACCGGTACTGGAAGCGCTACATTTTATAAGGATAATTGTGGTACATGTAAACATGGTGTCGCTCTATCCGTTCCTTATAGTGCCTTAGGATTGTCAGCGTTGACATCTACCGTATCTCAGGCGGATGCCGACAGCAAGGTTCAAAACGCTTTCAAGAATGATACGGCGACTAAGACCGCCGCTCAAGCTTACGCTAATAAGAATGGTGATTGTGCCGATGACGATGATACCCCATCTTATGATGATTGGAATTATTATTGTAGTGGATGCGATTATCGTAGGAGTAGGAATCAGACCAATCCTTGTTCTTCGGCCTCAGGTCAAGATGAGTTGGTTGAGTCCGATTCAAGATCTTGTGGATGCGGATGTGATAATACATACCATATGGATAATAGCAGGTGTAATAATGGTAATAGCGAGGAGCATTATTCTAGCGAGTGTGATCCTACGGGATATTGGCAGAATGGCGGTGAGCATTGCTGTAATCCACATGACTACACTATCTATACCAATGAGGTATGTAAGGGATGTTCGGGCGAATGCGGTGATGTATGTGTTCCTGATAGCCCTATTAAGGTGGTTAGCGCTGGTGAATTTTGTGCTTCTTCATCGAATCTGGCTAGTGAACAAGCTTATAACAAGTATAAAGGGCACAAGGATGCATTACAAAAATTAGTTGATGCTAGGATATGTCCTTCTAAGGTTGGCAATGATGACCGATGGGGAAATGTCAAGGCTACGAACTGTCCTAGCAACTGTACTCCTAAGACTATCAGTTATAAGCAAATCGCTGGTAAATATGAGGCTTGTACCAAGGACGAGGCAAACAGAATAGCCGACGATAACCTCCAATCCGATGGTATCTCTTACGCTAATGGCTTGGCGCAGGCCGATAGATGTGATTGCGTGGAGCCAACGAAGAATTGGTCAGCCAACGCTTATGCCGATGGTGATCCTTGCAATGGCGCTCCTTCGGGCACTTTAGCGCTAAGTGTAGAGGTCGAGATTACGTATAGTAATGAATGTACTACGCAGAAGAGTTTGACGGTAACAGCCTCAAGCTCAGGGACTACTATCGGGAGTACGACAGTAACTATACCTACTGGATCAGGCACTAAAAAGGCCACGATATCTTTTGGTCGTGGATATCCATGTAATTCTATCAATATAAAAGGAAGAGCTGGTGGTCAATGTTAAGAGTCTGATATATAATAAAAAGGAGAGGCTAACTAACCTCTCCTTTTTATTGTATATACATTATCAGCATTGTCCACCTGTGGTACAAGCCGCATGCGCCGTTCATGGTCTTATGGCCGCTTGAAAACACATTCTACCACTAGTAGATCCACTACCAGTACCTATCGTAACCGTAGTGCTAGTGGTCATCTCCATACCCGTGGAGGTATTCGCTTCCGCTCCTCCTGTCACTGTTATGGTTTTGCTGGAACTACACGGATTACTGTATTCCACAGTAAAGTTAATACAACTTCCGCTTTCACTGTAGTCTACCACGTTGGCACTCCAATTTTGTGGACAATCGCATCTATCCGCCTGCGCCAAGCCATTAGCGTAAGAGATACCGTCTGACTTGATGTGAATTTAGCTTATTCAATGCGTATTGTTTATCTATTAATTAAAATCATTAATATTGTATCGTTAATATTAATACATTAAGTTATGGCTTGCAATAAGAAAAAGAAAATGGCTAATGGAGGCAAGGTCTCCGAGAAAAAGAAACCTCAATTGAAATGTGGAGGCAAGGTTAAGAAAAAGAAGTAACAACCGGAGGGGTATATCCCCTCCTCAGTATTTAGCATATGAAAAATTCAGAATTTGTATCTAGAATCATAAATGATATGAACTCCATCAATAAGGACGCTCATGTCAGTAGGAGATGGATATTATCCATAGGAAGACAAAAGGCAAGATCATATATAGCCCAGAAGTATGCTGATGGAACCTTGTTCGGCGAGGAATCACTGTATACTCATATCAATTGCATGGAGATGGAGAGGGTTCGGAAAATTGATTGTTGTTTTGATGAGTTTAAACTATGCAGGATACTTATGAGATCCAAGAAAAGATTGCCCGATATGATATATACCCGTATAGGTCCGGCTATCATCAAAGTATCAAATATCATGGATGATATTATATTTACCTCCATATCGTTAAGAAAATACGCTAACAACAAGGAACGTAAATACGGGAATATAGATCAATACTATTATTATGTCAATGATGGATATATCTATATACCAGATATTAACATAGAGGCTATAAATGTTGATCTTATAACTCTCGACAGAAAAGCGGCGTTAGAGCTAGGGGGATGTGGAGCTGAAAAAGATAAGCCATGTACATCTCAATGGGATTATGATTTCATATGCCCAGACAAACTTCTTGAATATGTGGTTTCCGAAACATTAAGGGAAACTGTAGCCAAATTGCAGATCCCTACGGATGAGAACCCGGATATGGATATTAATAAGAAAACACAAAAAATTCAATAACATGAATCTAATAAGATCAATAATCAATTTCTTTGGTTTCAATGACGCCATAGTTGACGGTATAGGTGAAAGAGGGATGAGAGACAGCTCTATCATAAGATATAATGAGGTGCACGATATGTATGACAAGATTATAAAAGATCTGGGAGATATGTCGGCTTACGTATCCAAGGGTTATATCTATGATAAGATAAAGGAAAGAACGGGATTAAGTACCAGACATATTAGTAGGATATTAAATCATACTAAGAGAAAAGATCTTAGGTTTATATAAAAAGGAGAGGATAATCAACCTCTCCTTTTTGTTTTTAACAGCCTCCACCTTGACTTGGATTAGATACATACATGCTTGTAGCATTGCTAACACAATCACTTCCGCCTGATACCGTTCCCGATCCGGATGGTATGGTGACTGTTTTAGTGGTAGAGAAATATTCTACATCTCCAGATGGTTCAGATCTAGTATAATACGCATCAAATGATGCTGTTTTAGATTTACCGCATGGATTATCATAGCTTACGGATATACTTAAGCATTGTCCATTAAAACTTCCGCTAGCGTAAGCGCTCCATGTTTCGAGGCAATCGCATCTATCGGCCTGCGCCAAGCCATTAGCGTAAGAGATACCATCGGATTGGAGGTTATCGTCGGCTATTCTGTTTGCCTCGTCCTTGGTACAAGCGGTGTATTTTTGTGTATAAATTTCTTGTATTAGGATGAAATCGTTATATTTGTGATATGAAAACAAAGTCATTTAAAATACTTGATCAGTACTTTCTCCGTTTTTATAGATCTATTATGTCTAAGAACGGCAAGAGAAGGAAACATACGATTGTGGACAAGAATGATATTCTCGAATGTCAGTCCTTGATATGGAAGGTCATACGTGATAAGTATCTGGATAATGAGGGTGGGGTTTATATAAACAACATCGGTTATCTGTGCCATAAGATCAATCCTAATCGTAAGATATATCTAAATAAGCTTACCGGTACTATTAACAGACGTGGAACTGGTGGATATTCTTATGTCCATACGTGTATTGATTTTATGCCTCGGAACAAGTATTTCCATCTCTATATTTCTCCGGCGTTGAATAAGGAGTGTAGATTGGCTATGGAATCAGGTAGGAGGTATAAGTTCTTGTACCGGGAGGTTGAATCGGAGAGTAAGGTATTTGGAGTTAAATGGGTTTACAAACTGTAGAAGTTTTTGTGATCCAGTTAGCCCGTGATGGTAGACTGGATTTTTTTTTGTATCACGGATTCAAATACATATCTTTGTGCAAAAGACTTAAATATGACTATAAAAGGGCTATTGGCCGAGATCAAGGCCGATTTACATAAATACGATGATAGCGGGGCTATAGATACCTCGTCTGTTTATAGGTGGGCTGAGATCGCCCTGAAAAGGTTCGGGGGTGTTATAGCGGTCATGTCAGAGGCGGTTGTCAAGACCAGTAATAAACAGGCGGTATTGCCTTCCGATTTTTTCGACATGCTTGACGCTTATAGATGTGAGCCTCTGGTTTGCGAGATACCGGGCGGCGACAAGGCTAAGGCTGACCTCCAACACGAGGTCGGCTGGGTCGAGCGCACCGAGCGCGGTTTCCGTTGGAACTCCTGCACCGAGTGCTGTAAGGAGGAGTTTGAGAAGACGATCACGGAGAAGCTATATATCGGGTCTCACGAGGTTCGCTTCCATTACCATCACCCCGTAAGGCTGTCTATAGGTCGTGGGTTGAGACGTGATTGCGCCTCCGACAAGTATCGGGATAAATATGCTTGGGATAATTATGATATAACTATATCTGGCAATACTATGTATACTGGGTTTGATGGATTTATTTACATCATATATCGTGCTACACCCAAGGATGATGACGGTCTCCCGTATATACCTGAAACGGCGTTAGGTTATCTTGAGGATTATGTCGAGACGTATATCAAGATGAAGATCTTCGAGAACGCCGCCGTTAACGGTTTGATACAAGGGGCTGGTGATGCTTATAAACTATACGCTCAGCAGGAGCCGGGTAAGTTCGCTAGGGCCATGAAAGAGCTTAAGATGTCGATGATTACCTTGAATGATTACCGGGAGCTGGCTGAGGATAATAGGAGGAGGATGCTGTCTTATGAGCGTATGTGGCCAAACGCTTTTGATAAGTATATTAAAATGGTTTAACAAAATACGATGATATGGCTGATTGGATACATTTAGATAAGACAAGTGGTACCGGTCCTGCTGAGGTTAGGGTTATCGCTGATATCAATGAGACTGGAGAGATACGTCAGGCTACGTACAAGGTTATAAAAGAAGGCACCAAGGAGGAGAAGACGTTCGTGTGCAGGCAGGAGTCGGTCCCGGTGGTTATTATCCCGGAGTTCGACTACCTAGTGCTTAGGTATATCTGGGCTGACGAGGACGGCATTGACTTTGACACGGCTACCGGTTTCGATAACACCGGCCTCCCGGATGTTGACGGCAAGCTGGTTGGTTGGAGTAAACAGTACCAGACCACGCAGGAACGGGTAGGTGATTATCTCATCCATGGTGGTGATAACATGGAATCGGGTAATGAGGCAGCTTTGATCCAGATGGGACCGTTGTTGGATGGTGATAATTATGATAAATTACCTCTTGAGATCAGATGCAGTATATACGGTAACTGGTATGGTGGTCGTGAGAAAGGTAATATCACTATCAAATTCACGGCATATAAGGGCGGTTCTATGGAGAAACGTGGATATGATTTTGTCAATATCGGAGGCGATGAGGTTTATACCGGTGATGCCCCTACCAACGTATCCGCCCATGGTGAGGATAATTGGCAAAATATAAAGACCTTGTATTCTAAGGTAGGCACGATGATCTACAACAAGGAGTCTCGTGACTGTATTGTAAGAATAGGTGAGTAATTATTCTTTTTCATAATACAAATATCTATCAGCTCTCTCGTCCGTGAGGATGGGGGAGTTTTTTTGTTTTTTAGTCCTTTACTTATGACATATTTGATCTTTTATTGCGCAGGAATAATCTAGCTTTGCCGAAAACTAGTATTATGGTCACATTGAATGATGTAAATAACGAACTCCATGTCCGGTTATATATACTGGAGGTGCTTAAGGATTATATAAGAGATGATGATTTCGATGGCCTTGTAGATAAGGCGTTGGATTTTGTCATGGAAGGCGTTTCTATGCCTAAGGTTCCGGCCAAGGACACTACCATGAGTGATATATCAAAGAGCGTTTTGGCTTTGGTAGCGGGTGCCGGATTAGATGAGAGGCTAAGCAAAAGCTCTTTAGAGTTAGCTTACGATAGGTGTAAGATGAGGTACGTATTCGATCCTCGAAATCGGGATATGCACGGTGTGATCGTAGGCTATTCCAATGACTTTAATAGTCTGGTAGCTGTGTGTGATGAGGGATCGAAGAAAGGAGCGGACAAAGGATCTACCGATTTTGTGGATGTCAATGAGAGATACGTGACTAACGGTTTCTTTTACATATCTGTAGAGGATGCCGATAAGCAATCGAACTACATGGGTAAAAATTTGTAATTGTTGTGTTTTTGTACTTTACACGAGCGTTTAAAAGTATTTAGTTCTCCTCCTGACTTGTGAAAGTCTGGAGGATTTTTTATTTTTGTACGATTTGAATGTTTTGCATAATACGTACTGTTTATTAGAATCCGCCACATAAGTGATTATCTGGTGGATTTATTATATTTGCGAAAAAGATAATGTCGTGCAAAATAACTCTAACATAGCGGTTCCCGACTCCGGGATGAACAGGGATAAGCATCCACAGGATCTATCCCCGTCTGAATATAGTTTCGCCTTGAACGCTACCGTAGAGGGTGACGATGGAAGCCAGCTTAAGATCCAGAACGAGCCTAGTACCCTTTTATGTAAGCGATTTGATGGCTATAAGGTTATTGGGTATAAGAATGACATAGCTGGTGATAACACTTATTTCTTTCTATCCAATCCGGATGATAATACGTCTAAGATCACGTTCATGCGGTCATTGGATTATATCAAGACCGTGGAGGATCAATTGGCTGGATCGGGAAAGGACATCCATCGTATCCTTGGCGAGAGGCTTGAGGAGTCGGATGGTCGTTTTGATGAGATATGTGATTTGATGGAGATCCTGATAGAGGACTGGGTTGATGACCCTTGTCTTAATTTCTCCATTCATCATCCGATCTTCGATATAGAGATCAAGGACGAGAAATGCGGGAAGGTGATATACTGGACCGATGGGTATAATCCCCAGCGATATGTTATGGTCGATAAGGCTCTTAATCCGGATGATGATGGTGACTTTTGGTATCATTACCATGGGTATAAGACATGTGGGGATGACAAGCCAATAGAGAGGTGTAGGCTGGCCTGCGAGAAGCTGCTGGTGTTCCCGTTGCTGACGGCCCCGTGCGTGGAGCCTGAGGTCGTGGAGTTCGGGGGAAGCCTGCGTGCCGGGACCTACCAGTTCTGCGTGGCGTTGTGCGATGAGTTCGGGATAGAGAAGACCGGATATTGCTCATTGACCAACCCAATCATGTTATTCGATCGCCAAGATATGGTTATCCGTGATGGTTTATGGGGTAAGTCAACCAATATGGGTATCCGCCTTACTGTATCCAATATAGACAAGCAGGTATCTCATTATAAGATAGGTGTTATACAGAACACGGTTGGGTTTAATGGTGAGCAAAGCCCGGTTCTTGGGTATTTCATAGAAGGTATACATCCGATAACGGAAAGGACCATCTATTACCTTACGGATCAGTATAGCGAGCGTACGACCATGGAGAAGTTATCCAAGGAAATACCGGTATATAAGACAGCCAGAGGCATGACGTCTGTCGGGAATCGTCTTCTTCAATACGGCTTGACCGTGGAGAACGAATGGAATCTTCAACCGGTCGTCAACTTCTTGGGTCATTTCGTTAAATGGCAGACATCTATAGCCACGGAGAATTTGTATAAAGACGGTGTGGCTTGCTCTAAATACGCCTCTTTCATGCGTGACGAGGTATATCCGTTGGGTATAAGATTCTTTACCAATACAGGATACAGGACGGCTAGATTCCCGCTTATCCCTCGTCCGGCCACAAGGGAGGAAATGGAGGTTATCGTTGATGAGGACGGTAACTCTGACGACCTGTCGGCCGCGTCGGTGCTGGAGAACAACCCGCAGTGCGCGGGGAACAGCCGCCGTCATCTTTGGCAGTTTAAGAATACGGCAAAGATCATAAACGACCCGTCTTGGGGATTTGATGATTTTGGAGGAGAATGCAAGAATCAGCTAGATGTCAAGCAACTCAGATATGTAGAGCAGGAATATGCCACGGTAAGAGAGACCCAATTCGTTATCAATACGATGGGGGAAGATGTTACGGTAGATGATGCTATTGATTATATCGCTGATAATATAGAGAACCTGTGTGATATCATAGAATCTAATGTAGGTATTACTGACGAGTTATGCGCTGCTATATCATTGCCGGAGGATCAAGACGGTATAAAGGCTCCCGATTTCCCTAGTGGATGTGATGATATCGAGAGGATAGAGACCAGGACTATATTGGATAAAAACTCTTTGGTGGATTCTAGGATTGATTTTACATATAAGCTGGCTAGTGATTATACGGAGACCGAGCCTACCACCTTAATACAAAGTAACGCCGAGTCACAAAGGAAATTCTCTGTATTGTGTGATTTCGATAATTATTCCAGTGGAGGTAAGAATATCATAGATCTGGTTCAGGAATGGCTGGATGGTCAGGATGAGGATAAATTCCCGTCTGATATAGACTCCTCCGCTTTGGTCTTGTGTCAGGATATGTCTAATGTCCGGCAGTTATATGATGAGGGTATATGTGCTAATGGGTGTTCGGTAGGTGATCCTCACGTGAATCCTACTATTAACGATGTTCAACTTCCTACATTCCAAGGGGGTAGGTCATTGGGTAAGTGCACATATTTGTATCAATATCCCGGATGGGAAGGAAAGAAGCATACGGAGACGATGCTTGATCAGTTAATGGATACGATGGAGGCTTATTTCCCCCAATATGAGAGTCAGTTTGGTATCGAGAACGCCATGTGTCTTTTTGGCGATGGTGATAATTCTAAGTTTAATACCGGTATAACTACTGACTGGGAAGGTCGTGTGTCTGTGCAGAATGATATTGACGCCAAGACCAATTGGTTTGGTAGAAGTAACTTGACTTATTTCAAGTTCTATCCACATGTATCCTCATACGCCAGATGGGTGGAGTTGGATTACGAGAAATACATAAGTGGTTTATCCGATCCTGATAACGGTATTATGTATATAGAGATGATGGGTAACTATAATTATCCGATCGGCGACTCATCATCATACAATAAGGTTCGTATAACGTTTTTCTCGGACAAGGAAGGTACCGTGGCTCCTAATCCTTTGGCTAATGATGCCAAGAAAGGTGTTATAGTGAATTACGTGGATCATAAGATATTTATGATGCCAAAGTACTTGTTCTGGAATGATGACAAGACTACTTTCCATAAGATATATGTTTGCATCGAGCCTGCGGTATGCGTGTTCTTCACCGGTTTCGCCATGAGGCAGGACATGAAGGAGCTTGCCGGATTCTATACGGCCGGCACCGCCATCTTCCCCGCCCCGTTCTGTTTTGGCATTCGGCCACTAGAGGTGAAATACGTATTCTTCTTCACAAAAGAATTGAAATTAAGGAGATTCGTTACCTATGAGGCGAAATGTATCTCATGTGGGGATAAACCCGCTGACTGCGCTCCCAGACCATATCAGTATGGTGATTTCGGATATTGGGAGTCTACCAATAAGTATCCGGCTAATTTTGAGTTGTATGATTCAAGTAAGATCGGGATATCATCGGGAGGATCAAAGAGGAAGGACATAATAGATTCTTTGATGAAATACTATGGGTCTCCTAAATCAGTTGGGGGTAAGTCTTATTTCACCGGTAATGGGGGTAACGCTGAGTACCCCAATACGTCAACCACGTTTTGTCAGAGACCTATACGTCATTACAAGTTCCCGGATAACTCTGTCGCCCCTTTTATGGGTAATCCGTCTCAACTGACCGGTCAATATGGAGTTGACTCCTATATTTATCCTATGGGGGTGATGCTTGATGACGATATCGTTAATGAGTTTCTGGATATAGCGGTAGAGAACGGTCTTATAGATAAGGCTAGAAGAGATTCTATAATAGGATATGAGTTGTATAGAGGCGATAGGACGTTGGATAAGAGCGTTATCGGAACCGGTCTGGCTTATGATATGTTTAAGTACGATGATCCCGACGGATCGGCTAACCTTTATCCTAATTACCCTTACAACGATTTGTCTGATGATATGTATATCTATAAGGATATTAATCGTGAGAAATTTATAACGCATCCGTTTAACAGAAAGGGTAATATCTGGTATTCGTTCTTAAGTCCTGATATTGCCTTTAACAAGCCTGACGCTCCCACCGAGTGCCTTGTTGATGGTTATCAATTAGGTAAATCCTCCGGTATATTCAGGGAGGTGGAGGATCACCCTAAATGGACGATATTAGGGAGCAAGGCTTACAGTATGGCAACGTCATTGGCTACGGTGGAGGCTATGGCTAATTTAATATCCGCTATAGCTGAGTATACATATCAGTCGGCTTCACAGCAATATGTCGGTGGAGGCGTGTTCTTTTTAGCCAACCCTGTCGGCATAGCGCTGACGGCTATCCGTCTGGCTACGGGTATCGCCAAGGCCACAGCCCAGTCCGTGGTGGATATAGGCAAGTACAGGTATCAGTGGTTAACGGCATTGATAGATAGGGGACCTAGACGGAACTATGCTTATTATTATACTTCTGTCGCTCATTATAATTTATTTTACCAAAAAATAGGGGAGTCAGAGTTACGTGGATTGTCAACGGCTAAATATATCAAGAGCGGGTTATATCCGGTAACAGATATCTCTTCGCAAGGGGAGACCGTAGGCGGTAAGCCTATTATCATAAACAACCTCGATCGTGAGCATTCATTGTTCATGTCATTTGGTATGGATAAATATATGCTTGAATATCCGGAGTTGGTTTCAAGTTACGATACCAGCCGTATTCAGGATGAGTGTAATATTCGTAACGATGAGGTGGCTGGTATGACGCCTCATTTTATGACACGTGAATCTTTCGTATCCTGCCCTTATATGAGGATAAAGAAATATTCTCCGGCTCAATACGGGCAGATAGAGGATATCAGGTGGGTATCGTTAGGCGGTTGCGGGTTGATGGATGAGAATAAGCGTAAACCTGTTTTTGGAGGTGATGTATTTATATCAAGATTCTCGCTTAAGAGGAAGATGCCTATGTTTTATTTGACTCAGTTCGGTCAGGGGGACATGATACCATTCCCTTATTACGATTATCGAAACATCGGGTATCCCCGTTATTTCGTCAATTACGATACCGGGGAGGATTATCTTAATAAGACCGATACGGATACCGGATCGCTATACTCTTTCCCTAGCCGGAAGAGCGCTTATGAGATGGTTTGCAAGACCGGAGATATGTATCTTAGCGGTCGTTTCTTCCTATACTTCTATGGCATACCTCAGTTTCTTGTGGAGTCTGAGATCAATTGCAATTTCCGTATAGCCGGACCTGAGCCTTACGAGGGGTTCTATCCGGAGGTGGGGGATTATATATCATGGACCCAGGAGCGTAATGTCCCTATATCAAGGGATAATGTGTTTAAGATAAGTCCTGTGTATAAGAATCGATTTACGTTAGGTGGCAGGTCATTACCAGAGACGTATGATAGCAATTTTTGGGACTGCGCTTACCAAAGACCCAACGGCGTCATATGGAGCACCGCCGACGTGTCGGAGAACGGCATGACCGATCCTTGGCTGTCGTACAAGCCTATGGATTACCATGAGTTCAAGACATCTTTCGGGAAACTTATAAGCATGAAAGGGATAGAGTCGGATCAGATACTGGCTCGTTTTGAGAATCAGGTAGGGTTGTACAATGCCATAGACGTGTTGGCGGAGAGAATATCCCCGGAGAATAGCGAGCTAGGGACAGGTGGTCTTTTCGCCTCTCGTGGTATCGAGTATAATAATACGACGTTAGGATATTCCGGGACCCAGAGCCGGGATATGATCAGTTGCGAGTTTGGGCATTTTTGGGTCGATTTAAGGCGTGGTCAGGTGTTTAAGGTAGATTCTAATGGTAGGAATCTTAAGGAGGTCACACCGGGGATTAGAAACTGGTTTAAGGAGCATCTTCAGATGAAGATCATCCGTAGCCGGATATATAACGCTGATACGGACGCTGAGTTGTCTTATTACGATATCGATAACAAGTTCTTTGGTATAGGGCTATCCATGGGCTGGGACAATCGGTTCAAGAGAGTTCTGATAACCAAGAAAGATTATATACCGGTAGGGAATCCGAGCGAGTACCAATTCCGTGGCGGCCGGTTCTACAGGAACGGGCAGGCGGTGGAGCTACAGGACGCCAGCCATTTCACGGACGTCTCGTTCACCGTTGGATATAACTGCCTGAAGGGTGAGTGGAAATCATATTTATCCTACACCCCTGATTATTATATCGAGCACCAGCATTATTTCCAGTCTGGAAAGAACTACTCAAGTGAAAGTCAGGAGATAGGGTTATGGTCTCATGGATTGACCAACCAATCGTATCAAGTATTTTACGGTAAGCTATATCCGTTCGTTATAGAGGTCCCGGTACGTGAGCAGTATGTGAATAAGATCCTCACGAACTACCAATATAGGATGGATGCCAGAAGGTATCAGGATGAGGTTAATTACCAAATTCTTAGGACTACCGGATTTAATAAGGCATGGTTTTATAACGATACCAACAACAGCGGTGAGCTTCGGATGGTTATCGCTGACAAGAACGATATGAGCCAGCTGTTAAGGTATCCTGTAACCAATGACGATAGCCGTGAGATACTGGTGACGGAGGTTGATCAGAAGATAAATATAAATGACTATTTTAACGAGGTCAAAGACGATACTAATAACCTCCCGGTATGGATCAAGGACGTGAATGATATTGACCGGAAGATCGATCCTAGGGCTGTCGATTATCATCGGAGGTGGCGGGATCGTCTTCGTGGCGATTGGTTCTTGGCTAGGTTCGTGAATGACATTGAGAGTCGGTTCAAGATGATAGTTCGTTGGTTTAGCAATGAGGAGAAAGTTTATTGATTTATTAACATATAGGGGGGGGGTATTTTGCCGCCTCTCCCTTGTATATTAAAACGATATGGAAGATTTTATTGGTAAGTACGATGGTAATCAAATAGACAGTAGACTTGATAAGGTCAAGGATATGGTTGGCGCCACGGCGTCCGGGGCTGGCGCTGCGGGATTGGTGCCGGCTCCTGCTAAGGGGGATGAGGGTAGGTTCCTTTGTGGTGATGGTACGTGGAAGGACGCAGTAGCTAAAAGTGATGATGAGGATGCTTTTTTTTAGCTATCATCTTACAGCTTGTAGGAGATCAATCTACTACTTTGCCTCAATCTCAATATAATACTATAAAGTCGTTGTTTGATGGTAGTTCTACGTCCAATGTCAGGATGATAAGACCTAACAATTCTTTTGTGGAAGCGTTAGGTGGCGTGAATATTAATGATTTGATGGTTTTTAATGATCAAAGGAATGATCGTATCACTATTTATATCGGCGCTTCAAGTAATTCCCTTAATATGGGATTTTCAGATATATCTATATCTGTTTACCCTAATTTGAATGTTGAATATATTAATTCTTCTTTAAATATAGCATCATCAGATAACAGTGAGATAGTTATTGTAAGGTCTTTTGGGAATACAGAAGATAATATAAATTTTGATAATCAGCTTCATCTTAAGTTGAAAGGGACTGGGAATAAAGCATTGATGGATAATGGGTTATATCAGGATATAAGAGGCATAGACATATCAAGTTATCTATTAGAACCTGGGACTATTGATATAGTATCATCTATAACCAAATCAAAATATGATGATATAAAAAGTTATATTCTAAATAATGATCATATGTATCTTTCACGAGTGATATCTGGCTCCGGTTTTACGGCGTCTTTTAATTCATATATCATAGCAAGTTATATTTATGATGCCGCTTATTTGGTATTTTTTGATCCGAATTCTTCAAAAATGAGTAAGATAAAAATTAATTATGATACTTATGAGGTAAGTACTATTGTAATTTAAATATTTGATGTTATGGCAACAGGAAAAGCTAGCGGTAAGAAGAAGGGCGAATGCCCGAAGTCAGGATGCATTAAGAAGGTAGGGAGTAATTGGCGAGTGGTTAGCAACAAGACCGGTAAATTATGGCCGGCCAAGTACAAGTCGAGGGATTCGGCTAAGAAAGCCTTAGCGGCTTATCATATGCATTGATGGTATAGGTGGATAGATGATATGAATCATGTATCCGCTTACTGTTTTAATCTACATGCTATTATGCCTATCTTTGTGAAAAACATGATTTATGGCTAAGAAAGATAAGAAGGAGGAAATCCCTTCATGGATAAAGGATTTGTATAAGGGAGATCTTGATCGTGTCGTAAGAGGCGAGCGTCCTATTTATTTCAGGGGTATGGATGATAGTCCTTTGAGAAACGTATCCCCGGAGTTTGATATCCTTAGCGGAGGAGCCGCAGTTAAAGGTATGAATGGGATAAGAGGTACGTTGTCCCCGTTGAATAATGGCATGGGTAATTATAATTTCAGCCTCAGGGGCATAAATAAGAAGATAGGTGAGCTGGTTGATGAGGCGGGATTATATCTACCTGAGAAATTAAGACCTGTATATCGGACTGTGGTGGATGCTATGTCGAGTTCCAAGGATAAGGGGTTGGGTCATATCACGCAGCCGTTGGCCAACGCCCTGTACCCGGCGGACGAGCGGCGAAACCGGCGTCTGGACGGGGAGTATCCCGTTGGTTATGTGGATGCCATAGACGGTATATGGCCCATGGAGAAATATGGGCTATGGGGAGAGAAGATGGATAAGAAACAAGGGGGTGGATATGTGGCTTCAAGGGATAACACCTCCATTGGATCTAGTGGCATAAATCTTAATACTGAATATGGTAAGAAGATAAATGATGGAGTTGACATTACCGAGATTATAGCTGGAGGTATCCCTATTATCGGGGATGTTATGGATGTGAGAGATTTTGTGGAGTCATCGAAGGCTGGGGATGGTTTAGGAATGACATTATCAGCTTTAGGGCTAATCCCGGTATTAGGTGAATTTTTTTCTTTCGCTAATAAAGTAAAGAAGATTCCTCTGCCAGAAGATAAACGTAAATTGTATGATTTTCTTGTAGATAATGATCTTGTGGATAAATATGTTCATGATGAACCTTTGGTTAGGGATTTTTTTAACAAGGATGTTCATGATAGAATTTCAAGGAATTATAACAATCTCCCTGATTCTTATAAGGCGGCTGTGGATTTGATGATTGATAATGGTGTTGATCTCCAAAATATAAATGATGTGTCTAACAAGCATATTAAGGATAAGATAGATTCTATGCTTGATGATAATGGGAAACGGTTGGAAGAAGCTTACAATCTAAGGGTATCGGCGGATTCTGATTTCGATGATTTTAGATATGAGGTATCCTCCGCTTTGGATAATAGTAATGCTAAAGGGTTTTATACTAGTAAATACAATAAGGTTGTTACTAGGAGCGATGAGAGTTTATCTAACCTATCTCATGAGTTTAGGCATAAATATGATTCAAGTAATAATTATAATAAGATTTATTTATCCGAAAATGATAAGTCATTATTAAAAGACGCTTATAGGGCTGACCCAAACTCATCAAGTAATGAGATATCAGAGAAAATAGCTTTTAATACTCAAGCTAGATTTCGCTTGTGGAATAAATTTTATAATACATATGGAAGGACTCCATCTATTGATGACCTTGATAAGTATATCGATAGTATGGATGAGATTGATGTGTACAACCTTGTGAGTGGTATAGGTAGCAATTATGCTGAAGATTATTCCAAGAACATGTTTGGAGCTACGGGAAAGGTATTGAAAGAATCATCGGATAAAATAAAAAAAGCCATTAAAAATGTTCCTGCTATTTTGCCGGCGGCTATAGTTGGTAAGATGTTGATGGATGATGATAAGGAGAAGAAAGATAAGGGAGGGGCCGTAAGCACAGGTAGGGCTTATGGAGATGGTAAATATGTAATTGATCCTGACAGATCAGAGGATAATAAGATGGTTGTGTATGATGAGATATGGGATTATCTGACCGATAAGAAGGGAATACCACAAACGCAAGCTATCGGTATCCTGTCGAACATCGCCGCCGAGTCCGGAGGGGACACCGAAGCCCTAGGAGTCGCCGGTGATTTTGGCATCCAACAATGGCTTGGACCGAGAAAGAAGGAGCTACAGCGCAGGTATGGAAAGAAACCGACGTTGACACAGCAGTTGGATTATCTGGTGGATGAGTATCAAGGCAAGGTCCCAGGGTTAGGTTGGAATTACATCAATCAAGGCAAGTTCTTTGATAAGGACGCTCAAGGCAATGTATATAATTATTATATGTACTCAAAGGCTGATTTTGATAACGCTACCAACTACAAGGACGCTACCGTAGCATGGAATCAGGGGTATGGCAGGCCTCTTGGATCGACTTTAAGAAATGAGAAGAGATTTGAGTTTGCCGATATGTTCTCTGATAGGTATGGTGTCCCGGAGAACGAGCCAATGAGATACGAGTTCGGGCAGCGGGATTCGGGCATGGGGGACGGAGGTCGGCAGCCTACCCCTGAGACGGTAGCCCCTGCCAATCCTTCTTTGGCTTCCCACCCTTCCATAGATAGCTGGTGGGAGAAGGAGGGTCAAGATCTGTTATATAAGATGCTAGCTCAATCTGGCGCTAACAAGAAAGCCATAGAGGACATCGCCAATAATATTAAGAATGATCCTCAATCGGAGGCGCAGATAGCGGAGACCGAGCGTATGCGTAGGGAACAGGCAAAAAGGCAGTTGGTTCTTAATATGATACCGGGGTTAAGCCTTAACATAAAAGGTGTGAGTAGAAATAATAGTTAGTATTTTAATGTTAAATAATTTGTTATGAATAAGTTGTTGTTTTTATTTGATGTGTTATTTAGGGGGACTTGTTTTACCTCCCCCCGCCCTAGTAGTTTAGGATGGGGGAATAGATGGGTAGGTGCTATGGCTGATGATAGGAGGATGGTTATAGCATTGTTAGTAAAATATCTAAGGGGAGGTATGTTATGAGAAGACGTGTAATGACAGGTCCCAAAAGCTTGGATGTATTGTATACATACACTTATAATAGTAATAATTACCATACATTTGTAGCTCCAAAGTCGGCGTATTATTATGTTGAGTGCTGGGGTGGTCAAGGTAATTATGGTTACAATGATAGCGAAGATAGGTTTACCAGATCCAATGACCCTGGGTATGGTGGATATGTGGCTGGGTTTATCAAGTTAGTTGGTGGTGATATCATTTATGTGTATTGTGGAAATGGTGGACTTAAGCAGACGAGTAATGTTGTAAAATATAATTATAATGGAGGAGGTTCAGGGCATTCAATGACTAATGAGAGCGCTGGAAGGTATATCTATGAGGGAGCCGGGGGCGGAGCTACAGATTTGAGGTTGTCCAACAATAGCGATCCTCTAAACTTAGATTCTTTAAAGACCCGTATTATGGTATCCGGGGGAGGTGGTGGAGGATGTGAGTATTATTTTATTGGGCACGGAGGATCAGCGGGAGGGTTGAAGGCGTATCTTGGGGGCTATGCCAAGGGAACTCCTGCGTCCCAAGTAGCGGGAGGATCTAACTCCGGCAATAATTTAACTAACGGAAATGGAGGTCTATTAGGAGTGGGAGGAGGATGTGGTTTTGATGGCGTTTCGTATTCCCCTGGTGGAGGAGGAGGCTTTTATGGAGGACCAAGCGGCGGGATATCGTCGAACGCTATTCAAGCTGGTGGTGGAGGATCCTCGTATATATCCGGTCATCCGGGATGTGTGAAATATGATAAATATGTATTTACTAACACTAAGATGATAGATGGGAACGGGTTCGTATGGACGGATGTGAAAGGGGAATTAGAAAAAATGCCTAATCCTTTGGGTGGATTATATGATTTAGGAAAGGGACATATAGGTTCTGGATATTGTCGTATATCTATATTCCAATAAATATTTATATATCTAATCAGTTTAGTGTTATATTTGCGAAGTAATTAAACGTTTTAGATATGAAAAGATTGTTATTTTTATTTGCTATGTTATTGACGCCGTTCGCTTTGATGGCGCAAGAGGTAATCCCATCAGAAGGGGCTATCACTATTGATTTAACTACCTTCACCGGCATCATGGCTTTCGTCACGATGTCAGCTACGCAGTTAGCCAAGGTTGTGCCGTATATTGACACCCATAAGTGGGCTAAAGTCCTATCCGCCGTAGTCATAGGTATGCTGGTTTGTATATTAGCGTGGCTACTAAAGGTGTCTCCATTGCTTATAGAGAGTGAATGGTGGGAGGCTCTATTATATGGAGTGGCTGTAGGTCTCAGTTCTGCCGGTTTCTATGATTTGGTTAAGGCTATAGGATCATTATTCATAAAAAGAATTTAATTCTGTACATAATAATAGCATTTGCTGAGAGACTCATCGTTGTGAAATGATGAGTCTCTGTTTTTTTAAATTATCTTTGTGTCAGAACGAAATTAATTAGACATGAGCAAATACGTAATCAAGAGGAAGATACCTAAATATCAAGAGGCCGGGGAAGTCGGGTCGTATATGCTTGGTAATATGGACGGTATACAAGGGTTAGGTATAGAACCTTTGGTGAATACCAGCCAAGGATTACCCGCGCCGGTCAATCCGCTAGGGATATATTCTTTGGATACTCCAGATCAGTTGAGGACTAAATATGCTAATGCTTTTGATCAGGATAATGTGTTTCCGGCTAGTTTCAAGGGTAGTTTACAACGTATAGCTGAGAATTATCAGGACAATGGTATTACGCTTAATAACATAACTGTTAACGATGTTGATAAGTCTAAGACCGGTTCAGGCGAGACGGATGTTTTTGATTTTACTACCATCCCTTACTATGGCGCTGATGATATAGGGTCTAGATTCACTCAGATGGGTCGTGGTATAGGGCGTATGAGAAGCGAGGGATATGGAGATTTATCCACCGGGGCTAAAACAGCCAATACGATAACCACCATAGCCTCAGGAATTAGTGGTATCATGGGGTTGGCTCGTAACGTGGTTTCTGGGATAGCGTCAGAGAAAGGTACTCGTACCAATATCAGGTTAGCTCAGGAGCGTGAGGCCAGACAAAGAAGGCAATCCCAGACGCAGTATAAGGATGGTGGTGGTGTTTATCTAGGACCTAATAATAGGTTCGATAGCGGAAGCCTTACCGGTGAGTACCTGTATCCGTTACCTAAGTCGATGGAAGATCAAGCCAACGTAGAGGTCGAGAAGGGTGAGTACGTGACGCAGCCCGGAGAGGCGCCGATGGAGGCCATGGGGCAGAAGCATGCCGATGGTGGAACCCCCGTTTCCTTGGAGCAGGGGACGAAGGTTATTACCGACGACACAACCATAGAGCCGGATTTCGCTAAATACATCAGGGATACGTATGGGATCAAGGCTACGCCTAAGGATACGTATGCTACGTTAATGGACAGGTATAAGGCTAAGATCGGTCTTAAATCAGCTTACGATGACCAGAAGAAGGCTTTGGATAAGTTGAAGAAAAACGATAAGATAGATGATGAGAATACAAGGCGTTTGAACGCCTCCGTATTGTCAAAGGCTATAAATGATAGCAACGATATCGTTAATGGATTAGAGGGAAGATTTACGGACTTCGCTAACGTCATATACAGGGAGCAGGAAGACCGGAAGATGAAGAAGGATGAGGATACGTATTTCGCTAAGGGTGGTGAGATAGATAACGTCATATCCAGATCCATGAAAGAATACGGTCTTACGGAGGAGGATATAGCTGAGGCTAAGAAAGAGCTGCTTAAGAAAGTGGCTGGTATTCGCCAGAAGATGGAGATAGGAGGCACGTCTTTGTTCGGTCGTAAATTAACTTTCCGCCCGATCGAGAATAGGTTCAACAATGATCCTAACTATTTCGGTTATCAACGCCAAGGAACTGATGGCTCTTATGGAGGTATTAATACGGATGAGAGGTTGAATTATTATAAGACATTCAATCCAGTCGCTTACGATGCTTATATGGGAGCTTCAGAGGGCGCTAGGGCTAGGGCATTGCAAGACGCTATCTACGGTCAGACAAGTAGCTGGATGGGCTTGGCTACGGCTGAGAACCCGATCATCGCCAACGCCGAGGCGCTTCGGGATTACACGACGCTCGTTTCCTTTGGCGGTGAGGATAGTCAAGGTAATTACCCGGAAGACAAGAAAGCCGCATATCATGATAGGATGAGAGACAATAAATTAGGTTTGTTTACCACATCTCGCCCTATGATCGGTCTAGACGTTGTTACAGAGGAACAGCATAAGGCTCTTAACGATGCTGGTATCACCCATTTTAGCCAACTATTCTCTGACAAGAACAAGGATGTCGTTAATAAGATACTTGGCGAGGATATGCTTAAGATGCAGGCATTGAGATCCATGAAAGGAATGGAAGGTCTTGATTTTATACTTGACCCTCATAAGGTGGCTCCCGGTCCTATGGATATAGGTGATGTGGAGGATCCTGATGTTAAGTTGGATATGCCTGAGCTGATTGATCCTAATACACTCCCTAAGACCAATACAAATGCCAGTACTAACACCGGTAAGACTAATAATGGTAACTGGAACAGGAATATAGTGGGTGGTGGCCTTGACTTCCCTGAGGTGTTCAGGATGACTCCGGGAGCCGTGACAACGGAAGGTCTGGAAAGGCATTACGCTCCTACCGTGGATCCGGTGTTGAGATCGGCTGATCAGTATATGGTTGAGGCCAATCGTGCTTTCCAATCACAATTGGATCAGATGGGTAATGTCCCGGATTCCCAGAGAGGGGCTTTATCATCCAACTTACAGGCTATCATGAGTTCCAATATAGGTAGATACATTAATGAGGTAGAACAAGGGAACGTGGCTCAAAGGACTTGGGCCGATAATGTAAACGCCCGTACTTGGGCTGATACGTATGATAAGAATATAGCCCAACGTCAAGCTTACCAGCAACGTATATTGCAGGGATTGGCTATAAATGACGAGAACTGGGCTAGGTATTTCGATAGCGTAAATGACGAGATCCAGCAGAAGTGGAATACGGCTACGACCATGAATACATTAAGGTCTATATTTGGGGATGTAAAGATTGGTCCCAATGGACAATTAATCGCTGATCCTCAAGGAGATATATTGAGTTATAGGAGATTATATCCTGCTCAGGAAGTAACTAAAGGCAAGAAAGGATAAAGGATGGCTTCACAATATAGTATATTAAGGAATTACGGCAAGTACGTATCACCCTACAACATGGATGTCATGATGCAGGGGATGGGGTACATGCAGCAGAAGATAGATACCAATCGGCAGGCTATAAACGAGTATGCTGATTATATTATCAATTCTGACATTATAAAACCTCAGGACAGGGAATATCTTCAGAACAGGTTAAATGGATTGATACAGGACGTGAATAACGTGTATCGTAAATCTAATTTGGCTTCCGACGGTATAGCCAGAAGCATACAGGCTCGTCTTGGAGAAGCTCTGGATACCCGTGTGTTGAATGCTATTGCCGGTACTAGGGAGATCCGGGCTTTTAGCGAGAAGATGGAGGATATGAAGCTGAACAATCCCAAGATGTATAGTCCTATAAACGAGGCTGAGGCTTTCGCCGATGCCGTGGCTTGGATGGATGACGGTCAGGTAGGGACACGTCTTAATCCTATACATTATACCCCTTATACGGATTATCATGCTGAGATTGATGAGAAGATGAAGAATTTCATCTCCCTTAACAAGGGGAAGAAAGTCAATGTACCGGTGACTGACGCCAATGGCAACAGGACGGGCGAGATGCGTGAGATGTATATAGATGAGATGAGTTACGCTCAGGTCAGGGATATAGCCATGGCTTCTATATCTGAGAACGGTAAGGCTCAGATGCAATTAGAGGGAAGATATATGGCTAGAACGAATCCTGACTTATTTAATGTTCAAAGCGCCTCGGATTTCCTTAAAGGGTATATTGATGATTTCAGTGTCAAGGAAGAATCCATACGAGCCAAGCTAAAGGGCGTTGGCAATGACAAGGCCAAGAGGGCTAAGTTGGAGTCGGAGCTGGCGGATATTATCAAGCAGAGAAATGATTTCGTGGAGGATGCCGAGGGCGTTATCGGTAGCAACTACAGCCCGGAGCGAGCCGGCATGTTCATGGTACGACAGCAGTTCCTTCGTGGCGTCGGGCTGAGATGGTCTTATAATAACTCATACGAGACGTTGGGTGTTGATGATTATTATTTCAAGGCCAATCAACAGATGATGGAGAGAGCTAAGTTCAATGAGACAAAAAGGCATAATCTAGCCATGGAGAAAGCGGCGTTGATGAGAGCCAGCAAATTGGGTAGGCCGGAGAATGGGGGTGACGGAGGTGATGACACGACCGGTCCTACCGTGGTTACTAAGAGCGCCAATCTTGAAAATGTGAATATAAGCGATGAGTTCATGAACGGGTTTATAGCCAATGAGAGGGCGGTAACTATCGGCATGAGTAATTTTGTTAAGTCACTGTCAGATGACGCTAGAAGGAAGATCGACGCATGGGCGTCTGATCCTGAGAATAGTAACGTGGTCAAGGATATGGATAACGATCAGGTTATCATGGCTTATTTCAAGGCCAATGGAGGGTCAAGGAACGAGTTGCTTGATTACAATGGTCAGGATAGTTACCTGAAGCTTCTTGGGTTAAATACTCAAAGAGGGAAGTATAATAAGATCAATGATGGATTCAATAAGGCGGAGAACGCTGTTTTGGATGGCGTTGACGCCATAGTCGAGAAAGAGGCTAAATCTTTTGATGGATCAGGCATAGATGTTAGTTACGGGTTTGGGACATTCAATCTTGGGGATATCAACAACAACGGTGATAAGGTTTTTGATATAGATGGGATAAATGATATAACATTGAATGATTGGGCTAAGCTGTCCGCTTATAGCTCTTTGCTAAATGATAATATAAACGTCGTTAATAGTAGCGTTCAAGGAGAAGCTCCATATGTGTCGGTGGATTCAGGTCAGTCAAGTATTCTTTTGGATCGTGTAAATAATCTTATGGGAACATCTTTTTCTCTTGATGATATTGAGTCTATAATGTCTCTTGCCGTATCTGGGGCTAACAAGAATAGGCGTATCGAGGAAATAAAAGAAAGGTTTGCTGGGGATAATAGAGCGATCGCTGTCGCTACCGCTATATATGACGAGGCGCATAAAGAGGGAAATGATTTATTAAGACATAAATGGAGTCGTGGAGATTTAGGCAGGATCGCTGATGACGCTAAGCGCGCTGGCGAGGATTACTTGAGACAATATCGTCATGAGCACGCCGAGCGTGAGTATATCTTCTCCGGCGATTATCCGTCTAAAAGCCAAGCCGAGTATGATTATATAAAGATTAGTGACCTGTTCACCCGTGGTGGCGGTTTTATCCCCAAGGATAAGGATAATGCCAATACGAAGATAACGTTTACCATATCCCCTATAGGTGATGGTAATTATCAGATCATTGGCAATAATGGAGGTGATGGTCGATCTGCTGTTGAGGTAAGCGAGGCTGATCTGGCCGCGAATGGACTTACTTTCTACAAAGAGGATGTAAGCATCCCGTCCGAGACCTATGATTCCGGTGTCGTACCCATATCTTTCGCCAGCTCAAGCAACAACGCTTATGGGAAGATGGCTAAGTCATTGTTGGTAGCTCCATTCGCTTACGCTAGCGGGGCCAAGGACACGGTAATGCCTTATATAGATATGTTTACGAATATAAATGACGGTAATATCAGGAAGAATCAGATGATGATCGCTACTGACGTGTTGTTCGATAACGCTTCCATGTACGAGTTAAGGGCTTCCGGATATAAGTATAATAATGGTTCTTCTGGGATAAATGTTGATATATATAGCAAAGGAGGGGCTAGAGAGGGTAATACCCCGTTGTATTCAATTGATCTGGATGGCGTTAACTATGCCGATGAGGTAGCAAGGAAGATCGACTTCTGCCCGCAGTATTATTTGGTCATGGCATGGCAACAGATACTTAGCAAGGAGAATGAGGTGTATTGGAGGAGCGAGGGAAGATCTACTACTGATGATTTCGAGAGCTTCATCTCGCCCATAGCTGATATGATTGATCAGGAGATAAGAAACAGGAATAACGGAAATAGTGGAAATAATGGAAACAATGGAAATCTATAATAATACCTCTAACGGAAAGGATCTTGCCGAGAAGTACGGATATCCTACCATAAACGTAGATAATATAAAGGCTATTGGTACGGATCCCTATGATATACCGGATCGTGACCTGCCTCCGGTATTGGATCCATATTCCGCTTCCGAGAGATCAAAGTCCCAGATACCGTCATTGTCGGAGAGGATCAAGAATACTGTTAAGACAAATTATTATGATGATATGAAACATATGTCCCCATTAGGATATATGGCTTCTGATCAAAGCTATAAGGGCAGGTTTAATCTTACTGGTCCGGAGATATCGTTGGAGGATTCAAGGTATCGACTTAGTAGCGGTACTTGGATACCTAAATACGAGTCTTATATCCCCGGTGTAGATAATGACACACGTTTATCTAGGAGTCAAGGTAGGACTGAAAAATGGATGAGAGGTTTGGGGAAATTTGTAGGTAAGGCCGCTTTGTATGGATTAGGTGGTGTTATTCAGCCTTTTTATGGTATTTACGCCGGTGTATCCAGAGGTAATTTTAACGCTGTTTTTGATAACGATTTCACGAGATGGCTGGATGATCAGGACAAGAAGATGGATTACGGTCTTGCTCATTATTACAATCGTGAGGAGCGGGACATGAATTTCCTTCAAAGCATGACTACGGCTAATTTCTGGTCTAACGATTTTTTATCCGGTCTTGCTTTTACCGCTGGAGCCATGTTATCGTCAGCCGTATATTCCGGCGCTGGATTGATGAACTTAGCTCGTACGGGAGCTAGGGCGGGTGTGGCTTTGGCTAGGATAGGCAAAGCGGCTTCGGATACCAAGAGAGCGTTCGGTGTCTACCTTAGGGCCGCCCGTACGGGACGGAGGATAGGCAAGGGACTGGACACCCTCGCTTTCCTTGGCACATCTACCTCGTGGGAGGCGTCTGTCGAGGCCAGAAGCATGCTGATGGAGGCTGAGGAGAATTTCAGGCGGTCTTACCGTAACGCTTATGGAAGGGAAGTCCCATATGAGGAGCTTATGAAGTTCAGAGCTGACAATGCCAATGCCGCTAATGCCGTATTTGCCGCCAACGTCGGCATATTGTCATTATCCAATATAGCTATGTTCGGCGATATGTTCGGCATGGATCTTGGTGTGGATAAGTTCATAAAACGCAATATATTTGGCGTAGGTGCCGAGAGGATGGATAACGGTACGTTAAGAGCCATAACACCAAAGAAATGGCAGAAGGTAGCCGGAAATACGTTCAATATCATCAAGCGCCCAGTGTCAGAGGGTCTGTATGAGGAAGGCCTTCAGGGAGTGGCTAGTAAGTCCGCCAAGGATTGGGTAGAATCAAGATACAATCCTATGGCTATCCGGCAGAATATAGGCTATATGGAGGCTATAAAGAATGGGTTCAAGGAGACGTACGGGTCTAGCCAAGGATGGAAGGAGATCGGTATCGGTATGATTATCGGATCGATTATGGGCGGAAAGACTATTGGGGGTATAAAGGAATGGAGCCAAGACATGTCCCGGAACAAGGGGACGGTGGAGGCCTACAACGCCAATGCCGGCGCCTTGACCACCGCCGCTGTCCGTGCTATTCGTGGCAGTATGGCTCTTAACGCTCAATTATCTGGTGTAGACACATCGTACGAGAGTGATGGTAGGATCATAAATAAGGATTTTAGTGACGCCGTATTCAATCGTCTCCGTTATGATTCGGAGATGGGGATGTTGGATGATACCAAGGAGAATTTCAGGACGGTAGTCGAATCTATACCTAATAGCGATATAGCGTCCGATATGAATATGACGGATGAGCGGGTCAATGAGTATAAAGCCGATCTTGTCAACGAGTTTAATAAGAAGGTGGATAATTTCATTATGGCCAACAGATTCGCCGACTCCCTTACCGATGGTATATCCAATAGGTCGTTTAACGCCTATATCTCCAATATGGCTTATAATGGCCTTGAGGCGAAGGATAATTTGAACGATATTGCCAATCAGTTAAGAAGGATATACAATACGGATATAGGCCCCGCTCTTGATATATATTCTCGTCTTAATCCTGATTCGAGCAGGGATCTTGAAGAACTCAGGAAGCTTACGGATGATATACAGAGGATGGAGAAGAATATCTTGAGGCTTCAACAAAGTGTCGCGTCGAAGGACGCTCTTGAATCTGATAAGGCTAAGTTGGTCAAGGAGAATGATAGGCTTCTTAAATTAACAGAGGATAGGATCGCATTGGAGAGGAAATTAACTACGTTAATTAACTCGGAGGCTGATATATATAAGTTGTTCTTAAATAGAAATGATTCAAGGATCAGTGCCGCTGATCTTATGGCGGCTTATGATACTATAGCTGATTTTGAGAACGTCGTATCTATCCGTGGGGTTGATAATTATAAGGAGGCTATGGCATTGCTTAGTGAGTATCGTCATAATCTTGTGGCTTATAAGAATATAAACGAGTCTCTTCGTCGTATGCGTGACAGAAGATTCATCCGGGCGCAGGAGCGCGGGTTCATGGAGATATTATCGAACGTATGGGGTAAGACTTATGAGGAGGATGATAGCAAGTATGATTTCAGGAATACTGATAATCCTGATGCCAATGATCTTTACGCCAACGACCAAGCTATAGACAAGGCTTACCAAGATGGTCTTATAGGGGAGGATGAGGCATTTATGTTCAAGACATATAATCATATGATAGCCAGATCTATGGAGAACGAGATTAAGACCGATGAAGGTAATATAGTCGAGAGGGTTCCTGATGATGAGGATATCATAAATCCTTCTGACGATAGAATCAATAATATAGCTATAAAGATATGGAACGGTAATGAGGATGTCTTATCTCCTAGGGAGAGACAGATATATGATAATAACAAGCCTCGTGTCGATAGTCTAGTTAACGGGTTTGGGGATAATCCTATTTCAAGGATCAATAAGGCTAGATCGATAATAGATAGATTGAAGATCCATGATAATATTTATGATAATATCAAGGACGCTGTTGATGATATTGTGGATATGAATATCAATGGTCTTGATCAGGATCAGATCAAAGAAGCTATAAAGACTTATAATGATCTTATGAATGAGGCTGACAATGGCAATGAGATTGATCAGGATAAGCTTAATGAGGCTATTGATATTATCAATAATTATTCCGATGGGCCTCTTCTTCAATTCGTGGAATGGATGAGGTTGTATGATAACGGAAGTATAGCTGTCAAGGATTACGATAAATCCATACCTATGGGTGATGTCCTCACAGAGAGCGAACCCGGGACATCCACCGGCAGGACGGAAGTTAACGCCGCCCAGAATCCGGTGGTGTTGATGGCTCAGAAGAGAGAGATCGGTGGGGTTATGTATTATGAAGTTGGCGGAATGAGACTTGACAGGTTTATGGACAGTCTTGGGCTTAAAAGATCTGATGCCACTGATACTGATAATGGAAGGGTGATGGATTTCACCAACGGAACCGACATATTTACTGTTATAGAGTCAGATAACCACTCAAGATGGATGATTAGCGAGGATGACGCTCAGGCTTTCGAGAACGCTACCGGTGTCATATTGGGGCGGCAAACCGCCTTGTCGACCTCCATCTGGTTCATGGTGTATCGCAAGGGGCGGGATGGATCTATTGTCCCTTATTATACGGGTGATACGTTTGGGTCTAACAACGAGTCGGTGAATCAGGAAGCCGTAGCTAATCTCCGTAAGGATAATATCGTAAGGTTTAAGATGGATATGTCAGATCCATATACCAAGGAATTGTATGATAAATACAATAGCCTTAACGCCGTTGACCCTAATTCTGATGAGACTAAGTCGGCTTACCGAGAGCTGGTTGATAATATGGTTATTAAGATCGTGGATAGCGACGGCAATTTCGTCTCGGTACTGAAAGCCAATGACCCGGATTCAAAAGGAAGTAACGCTGATTTAAGGAGTATGGCCTTTGAGTTGTATAGGGATAATGTAGGATCTGTCGCTGGCGAGATTGATATACCGTTCGTAGGCACAGTCACCAGTGTTTTGCCGGGAAGACCTAATTTTAGCGTAAGTGATGATAATGGGACGTTGATGGTATCCGAGAATGACTTTACCAGCGAGACGGTCGACAAGGTAGAGAGCGTAGGATATATAGAGAACGGGGTGGTTACGATGAGGGATGATATTAAGTATAATATATTCCCGTTCTGTACGGCTATCGTCAGGGACAAGTATGGTGATTATAAAAATTCGCGTATCCCGGTTGTAGCCATAAAGACAGGAAATGGAAGAAATTACCTGTACCCCGTAAGATTGAAAAATCAGGATATATCATCATTCTCATCCATGATCGGATCGATGGCTGATAGGATTATGGAAGGTCTAGGCGGAGGCGTAAGTATTGATGATATAATGGATCTTAATAACGCTATAGCCAGATCCGGGTTGGATAATAAGACATATATGATTCCGTTGACGGGAGACGTGGATGTTATCAAGAAACGGCTAAAGGCTGTCAAGGAAGCGGCTAGCAGGATGCCTATGACCGCTGACGTAAGAGGATGGATAGGTGATTCTAGGACTAAGGATGATATTTTGATGAATGATGTTACGATCAATATCGATCTTAACAACGATCCTTTCATAGCTCCTAAGTTTAGGATGAGTATCAAGGAGAACAGGGTATCCAAGGAGGAGACGGAAGTCTCGTTCCCTAACCTGCCGGATCTGCCATCGGAGTTCGCCTCGCCTACGAAGGCTGCCGAGGACAAGTCTTTGGTTTCCGACGGTAACGTAGTATCCGGAGAAAATGAGGCGGAAAATCCTTGCTAAATAAAATATCTTGACTTATCTTTGCGGCGTCAGTCCATCACCTGACGAGTAAGATATTTAAAAGTTGGTCCCTGTCGGGTGTGTGATGGCCCCGGTGGGGACTCTTTATATTATGCAATTAGATGCCTTTTTACATCGGAAGATCATGCAAGACCTACGCATCCAGCGAGTAAAGGTCTTGATGATGCTATACATCAGTAACTATTTTGTCAAGGTCAGACAAAAGCAGTTGCTTGATCATGCATACTCATTAAGTAGGGATCAGGCTTTTGATTATATGACTGAGTTCAATAAAAGACTTAGTGATAAGGTTGGTATAAAATGTACGATGGATATCCTTTTACCTACCGATGATGATAATGCTAACACCATAATCGAGCACAATGGTATTATCAAGAAGTTGATGAAGGAAGCCGAGAAACTGGAGCTTGATACTGATGCTATCAAAACCATGATGCGTGATCTTCTTGGTGAGTTGAAGGATGATATTGATCTTAATATCCTGATATTTGACGTAAGCCAGTTGCTTACAAAATACAATCTATTTAGGTTGGAGGCCATAACAGAGCAGGAGTTCAAGGACTCTTTTGTCAGAATGGATAGCAGGAATATGGAGATAAAGAAACTAACTTTATCTGATATCAAGAAGGTGGTGATGATGATGGAGGATAGGTATGATTATGCATTGTATATAACAGAGGAATATAATTGATTACATTTTTTGTAAAAATATATCCTGTTTGTTTGTAGTCTCAAAATAAGGTCTTATATTTGCGGTGTCTATCCGTTGCTAGACCAGAAGAAGATATTAATATCGCTTAGGCGTAGGCGATAAATGAGAGTCGCCAGTGGGGTAACGGACGCTGGCGGCTCTCGTTGTTTTTATATTATGGATAATAATTTAAAATTGTTTGAGAATCCTGATTTTGGGGATGTGAGAGTATTGTTGGATGAGAAGCATGAACCATGGTTTGTAGGTAATGATGTAGCTAATGTTTAGGGTATGCAGATCCTAGGGATGCTGTAAGAAGGTTGGTAGATGACGAGGATTGTAAAATGCCGAGATTGTCAGAAGATAGGGAGGCCTACGATTCCACCCCTATTCACAATCAATATGTTAGCCAGATAAAGATTATTAATGAGTCTGGTATGTATACTTTAATTATGTCATCTAAGAAGGGGTTCGCCAAGAAATTTAAAAGATGGGTAACATTGGAGGTTCTTCCTTCTATTAGAAAAACAGGTTCTTATTCTATGCCATCTAACAATATGCCATCAAAGAATGAACTTCCATCTGATTATATAGAGGCATTAGAGGCTTCGCTTAAATCGGAAAAGGAGAGGCGTGCGTTAGCTGAGGCGAAGAAAGCGGCAGAGGAAGCCAAAAGGATATCTGATAATATCATTAAAGAACAAGCTCCTATGGTTGAGTTCGCTAAGACAGCCGAAATAGCCCAAGAGACAGATATGTTGATCAGGGAGGTTCGGGAGAAGTTGGAGGCTCATGGTTATGATATAGCGGAGAGGAATCTCCGGATATTGCTTGAGGATAATAAGCTCTTCGCTAAAACCGGTAAAAGATGGTTGTTATCCCAAAGGATGATAGATCGTGGTTATGCTCGTTACGGATATCGTGATGACGATGAGTTTTATGGGACTAACACCGTTTATGTGACTCCTAAGGGATTCCAGTGGATCGTGTCTAGGATATCCAAGGAATGGATGCCTAGGTTCTTGGAGTTGAAAGGTAGGGTTCTCGGTAGATCAGATAAAGATATTTTCGCTAAACGATAAATTCCATTTTTATAATTTAGGATTGAGTTTTTGCCTGTTCGTGAGGATCGGCAAAACGATTTGTACTTTTTCAGTAGAAACATAAGGTTTATTATTATTGTTATTTGGCTCCCGTCCGCTCGTGAGAGTAGGCGGGATTTTTATATCTTTGTGTCAAAACGATTTAGTAATGGGCAGATCTTGTTATGTTATAAAAAATAAGGAGGGTGGGATAGATAATGTCCTTGCCCCGAACGACCAACCATCCGGGTTATACCAAAGGGCTATGGAGGTGCTGGGCGACCAGAAGCAGGCCTTATCGGTCTGGGGTACGGCCTACTCTCCCGACTTCGTGTCCTTCTTTGGCGACTGGATGTCCATGTCATCAGAATATGATCTGGATAGTAATGGGGAGCCTAGGTATGATGATGTCATGTCCTTTATCAAGCGGAAGAACTATTTCGCTGGCAATTTCATGGCCGATGAGGTTAAGGATATCAATAACACCCTTACTTCCTTGGGAGTCGATAATATCAACGATCTTAATGATATGATCATATCCAATTTCCTCTCCGGTGGTGATATATTTCTCAATAGGTACAATCTTGAGCGATCCGGGATGTATGACGCCGATGAGATTGATAATATCATGGCCAACCGATCGGCGTATGAGCGGGTAAGGGATATGATGAGGAGGATTGTCGATTTTATGTCTGACGGGGATCTTAATGAGAAGGATATGCATTTCCTATCCTCCGAGTCAGGTCTTGGTGATGATTATATGATATATGAGGATACATATGACTCGTTAGGGAAGAGAAAGGTCTTGAATCCAATAGAGGTAAGGGATACGATCATGAGGGCGGTAGGCGGTATCAGTGACCGCCGGGAGTTCGATCAGGCTTTCGCTTCCATCCCATACCCTTCCTTGGCGCTCCGGTATCAGGAGGATCAGGATTACGCAGATCGGATGTATGACACGTATCGTAATATGACCCGTATGGAGGTTAGGGATCAGGAAGGGAATACGATTACCGACTCATGCTCCAATAGCGCCATACCGTATATCAGTACGCCTAAGGATATGAAAGCCCTAAGGGGTAAGGTTGGGGAGATAATCGATATGGATGATTTTAAGGACATCAAGGACGTTACCGGACGTCTATATGACATAGCTATGGATCTTGCCGACATGGGCGTGGATATAAGCGAGGCGATCAGCGATGAGATGGTTATATCCAGACCGGAGGATATCCGTGATCTTATGGCGTCGCTGGATGTTATGTTATCTTCCATACAGACCGGTAATCCGGTATACGATAGCTTTATCTCCGATCTTGATAGGATAACAGGAAAAGGGAATCCGATATACGAGGTTCAGGATACTTATTCTACCGGTGATAGGATGGTGTACGTAAGGTCCGGGAATACATCCCCTTCCGATATGTATGATAGGAACATGTTGTATATGGGTAGGAATACGTACCATAACACAGCCCCGATAACCGACACCGATCAGGCCTATGAGATGTTGGCCGATATCGGGATAGAGCGGCCCTCGTACTTGCCGGCTGGCGTGATTCCCGCCGGGGCTTCCCGTTCCGATATTGGCGTGGTCAAGGATAATATAAAAAAGCTGGTTATGTCCAACATCTCATCCTCGAATACCGAGAACATGATCCTTACCAGATTAATATATCAGCATCCCGTAACCCCTAAGATGGATGATGTCGATATTGATCGGGAGTTCAGGAGATACGAGGCTAGGCAGGGAAAGGATCGGGATTTTATCAAATCCTGTACCTCGTTGAGGAAGATCCAGATCAAGGAAAGGTTAAAAAAATCGGATTTATATAATAATGTCTTACGTTTCCTTGATTTTAATGGATTTTATAATGTATCCTTGAACCACCATGACAGAAGTACGTTAAAAAGCATGGAGATGTCGTTGCCGGAAGGTCAGGTAAGGGATCTTCTGTTTGACGTGGCTATCGAGTCCGGTGACAGTAGCATGAGAGACCTTTTCTATCTAGATGGTCAGGATAGGATGATGGATGTCGGGTTTTACAGGTATCTGTACCAAAGGAATCCGGGCCTGCTCCGGGAGGTCAACGGCGGCGTCGAGGTGAGACCGGACGGTTCGTTCTTGGCTCGTGAGAGGTATGATGATTTCGTGTCATTCCAATCCGGCTTATATGAGAAGGTAGGTGAGACGGTTGATGGTGCGATATACAGGTTCGTTGATGATCTTATATACTCCGATCCATCATCATATCAAGAAAATATGGTACGAAGGATGGGTGATGTTACGGCAAGGAGTGACGATAACCGCCTGTCAAGGATAGAGGATAATCCCTCATCCAGTAAGATAGTTAATGAATACACTGCTAATACAAATAAGTTGATGCGAGATTTTTCGTGTAGTTAATCTCTCTTTGACGTCGTGAGACGTTTTCTTTCGAGCATTGAAACATTGAATTTTATAGATTTGCGATGAATCCGGGTCGTAGTGATACGCTCCGGATTTTTTGTCTTGTATCGGTTCTTATTAATCCCATTTACAAGACATGACGTACTTTGATGATGACACATATCACGATTTTAGGACTGTTAATTTTTGAACTTTGTAACGCCCGCCATCAGGTGTGGTTATTATTGATTCAAAAATAAATAGACATGGGTACGAGTGGAGACAAAATCGTTTTGTTAGACGGTATGGGTTCCGGTAGTGGAAGCGCCACTAACGGTTTATTATCTATGATTCCGGGGATGTTCGCCAATTTAATAGGCGGAAATAAGATGGATCCGAACATAGTATCGATAAGCATAGGAGGACGCTAGAGGCTTGTGATTCGATCCTTGAGGAAATCAATCCGGCTTTTAAGCGGACTAAGGATCAAGACCGGAAGATCAAGAATCTTGAGGAGAAAGTCGATAGGATGGGATCCTCTTTCGATGAGCTAAAAGAGTTGTTAATTAAAAAATTAGGTTAAGATGAGAGTTATAGATTTAGGCGGCGGTCACGATGAGGACTACAATGACGAGATCTACGATCGTAGAGGCGGCCGTGGACGTAGCGGGCGTTCGGATGGGACTTACATGGGTTATGGTGGTGGAATGTATGACCATTATGGCAAGGAGCATGACGGTAGGATGGATGAGCTAGAACGCCGTGAGCGTGATCTTGAAAGACGTGAGAGGGAACTGGAACGTGACGAGCGTGAGCTTGAGAAGCGTGAGAGACTCCATGAGCGCGAGGACGAGATGTATCGCGGGGGATGGTTCGGTGAGCGCGGCATCCGTGACGAGTACGAAGGTACTGAACCGTATACGCGCAGGGGACGCGGGAGTCGTTATTACTGAGGAGCAGACGCCGATGACCCGGATTATAAGCGGTATATAGACACCCATGGATATCACTTTTCCAAGGAGCTGGCTAGGGAAGCCGCTGACAAGACGCTTAACGCCGACGGATCCAAGAGAAGATGGACGATGGAGGGCGCTAAGCGGATGTTCGATAAACGCGGGGCTAAGAAACCTGATAACGCCACTTGGGGGGATATCCAATACCTGTTCGCTATGTTCTATAGCGACTACTTTCCTAAGGTATTGGATTGCGACCAGAAAATAGTCAAGGCTGTCTTGGCTTATCTGGAAGACCCTGACGCCCCGGAAGGTACGGCGTTCGTAAGGTATCTGGCGGCGCGGCGCTTCGTCGGTGACACAATCAAATGGAGTGATATGATTTAGGTTTGATACAACGTTGGAGAACCCTGTCGGCAATAGAATACCGATAGGGTTTCTTTTTGATCGTAGCCTTATTATGATTACATTTGTTCGAGGTAGATCTTTTGTTCATAGGAAGGGTGGGCGGGAATGAAAAGGCATCCTCACGGACACCCTTCCCCTTTGGTTGAAAATCACTTAAAACATTATGAGTTACTACACCGCAAATATAGATAATTAAATACAAACTGCAATGGGTAAGGGGTATTATTGGATAGAGCCAGTGGATCAGACGTTAAATGATTTCCAGTTTTATAAGGCACGTATCGTAGGCGATCCTGAATATGACGAGAGACATCATCGAGTTATATTGAGAACTGATAAGTATTTCCCTGTCGGAAGTATCTTCCATGTCCTTAATGACCCGGAGATGTTTGTTATAGAGAGGAAGTTCAAGACATGGGGGAATAAGTATGTCGTTAAGCCTTGTGAGGGTGAATGGGAATGGGAGTCTGTCCAGAAACTTAAAGACAAGGCTATTATATTCCGTAGCGGATTCCCGCACGGGGACGGCGGTTTCTGACGCTTACCCGTATCTCTCCCCCCCTATATTTCTTGGTGTGTATGTATATAGCTATATTTGAGCAAAAAATAAGTGTAATATGGCAGATTTTCAAGGTAAATACAATGGCGAGCAGATAGAGCGGCTTTTGGATAAGGCTAATGATATTGATCTTACCAAATACGCTCTTAAGACGGATAATGCCCCTACCGCCACGAAATTACAGGCGGCTAGGATCATAGCGCTGTCCGGGGCTGTTACTGGTAGTGTCTCATCGGACTTCGGAAGCAACGTAACTATCTCCACGACATTGGCTAATTTTGATGCCTCTAAGATCGCGTCCGGAACCATCAGCATAGATAGGTTACCTAAGGCGGCTTTGGAGAGATTGATCGTGGTAGCTGACGATACGGCTAGATTCGCCCTTACCACCGCTACGGCTCAAAGCGGTGATACGGTAAAGGTCACGTCTACAGGTAAGATGTATCTGATAAAAGACGAGTCTAAATTAAACAGTGAGGATGGGTATGAGCCTTACACGGCCAGTCAGGCTTCCTCCGTGCCTTGGTCCGGGGTTACGGGCAAACCAAGTACCTTCACCCCTCCCACGTCCTCCGCTACCGTTCTTGGCGGTATTAAGGTAGGATATACGACTTCTGGGAAGAACTATAAGGTGCAACTGGATTCGTCCGGCAACGCTTTTGTTGATGTTCCGTGGACGGATACCAACACGACATACACCAATATGGGAGCCGCTTCTGCCTCGGCGTCGGGAAAGGCCGGCTTGGTCCCCGCGCCTGCCGCCGGAGCGCAAGCCAAGTATCTTCGTGGTGACGGGACATGGCAAACCCCTCCTAATACCACATATAGCAACATGGGTGGAGCGACGTCCTCAGCCGCGGGATCGGCTGGATTGGTACCCGCTCCGACTGCCGGCAAGCAAACCTCTTTCCTTCGTGGCGATGGTACGTGGGTGGTTCCGACAAATACCACATACGCCAAGGCCAATACCACGACATTAGGATTGGTGATGATCGGATATACTGAGAACGGTAAGAATTATCCGGTAGAGCTGGATAGTAGTGGTAAGATGTATGTTAACGTGCCTTGGACGGATACTAATACAACGTATGGTGTCGTAGGAGCTAACGGGTCCACAGGATTGGTCAAGAACGGCAGTACCGTGACAAACGCCTCTGGATATACGGCTTGTCCTATTGTCGGTGGTATCCCCTATTATAAGGATACGAATACTACCTACGCCAATATGAAGGCGGCTACGGCCTCGGCGGCTGGTGCCGCGGGATTGGTACCGGCCCCAGCCGCCGGCAAGCAGGCATCTTTTCTTCGTGGTGATGGAACGTGGGTAGTGCCTACCAATACCACATACGGATTAGCCTCTACTACAGCTAACGGCTTATTGAGACAGCTTAATGGAAGCGCATCCAGTTTCATGCGTGGAGATGGCACTTGGGCTACACCTCCTAACACGACATACGCCGTAGCCAACGAGTCTACTAACGGGTTGATGGCGGCGGCTGACAAGAAGACCATGAACAGGCTTATAGGAGTTAATACGGTCACGACATTAGCCAACCTGCCTATTAGCAAGAGAAGTATCACGGCTACGTTATCAGCCGCTACCACCCTATCCGTGCAGTCAGGGATGCAGGTAGGGGAGGAGCTGATGATCAGGTGTGTCCCCTCAGCGGCTTTCACCCAAGCGATACCTAATTCCGGGGATTATGTCAGCATGAGCGGGACTTCTATAACCACTACGGCTAACAGGCCTTTCGAGATAAATATCTGGTGTTACGCTTCAGGCAAGTATAGCATCGCCGTTAAAGAACAAGATTAATAAGCTATGAGTTTTACATATATAAACAGGGAGATATATCCCAAGATGTTGGTTCAAGATGAGCCTCTTGACGATAATTACGCCAAGGGCTATAGTTATGATGATTACTCCAAAGGTATTCCCGCCCCATGGATAGAGCTCGGGGAGGAGCAACTGGCGTTCAAGGAGGCTAATCCTAAAGCTACTGTCAAGGAGATTATCGAGGCTAAGCTGGATGAGTCAAGGCTTCTTAATGAGGAGAAATCAGTTAAATACGAGGAGATAAGAAGTTATGAGACCGGAAATCTATATGAGTTCTTCTTGGATGATCAGAATATCTATATTCCTGAACATGATAGACGTAACGCCTTGTCTGATGGGGCTATAGCTGGCAAGATAACGATCATGGGTCTGGAATTCGATATAACGGAAGGCAAGATCTTGATCGGGATGATGGATAAGTATGATAATGATCTTATGTCGGCGTTAGGGGACAAGCAAAAGCAGATCAATCTAGCCACTACCGTAGAGCAGGTAAGGGCTATTGATGTCCAATCCGGATATCCGGACAAGATAAGTGTCACCACGGCATACGTCCAGCAACAGGCGAAGGAGAAGGACGCCTCTGATCCTCAGAAGGTGGCTGTAAAATTTTCTAGAATGGTGGTTAATAATAAAGACTTATCCTTATCCTCTAACGATAAATTGGATGTTAAGGTCCTATTCCCCATATGGGGACAAGAAGGGGCGGAGTTCGGGCTATCCGTGGATACCGGATTTTGTCTTAGGGTGGTTAAGGAGGATACGGATATCCTTTATGAGGTTATCCAACAACATACGCTGTCGGAGGAATGGGAACCCGGACTGAATACGGCTTCCTTGTATAAGGTTATTGATAGGGAACATGCCGGTACTATAGGGGATCCTATCCCGTATTTCCCTCCAATGGAGATATTCAAGGATAAGTATTACATCCAGAACGCTGATGTGTATAAGTGTACTAGGGATAGCGGAACTCCTCTCAGCCATAATCTACAGGATTTAATAGGTCTGTACGTGGAGCGGGTGTAGTCGTAGCGCTATCTATCCCCCCCCCATATTTTATGGCTAACATTATATAAGTTATTTTTGGCATAATAAAAGGACATTTATAAATATATTTAAGTATGGCATCACAAAAATTCGGTTTCGTAACCGTAGACCCGGTATCGGGATCAGGAGATCAAGCGGTTAATTTCTCCGGTGATAAACACACCGGTCGTCTTCAACGCACTATCAACCTTACGGTCACCACGAACGGCGGGGCTAAGAAGGCGTTGGTAGTTAATCAGGCAGCGGCTGCTGAGGTGGTAAGATCAGACAGCCCTAACGCTTCCGTACAAAAGACAGGTGGTAATGTTACCATCACCGGTAAGTCTAACAGTACTAAGCTTACGTTCGCGGTCACGCCGGCTGAGGAGAACGGGCTTACGTTACAGCTCCCGGCTAACTACACGGCGGCTGGAAAGACTACGGCTAACGGGGCGATTATCGCCGACGATCCCGGAGCCGATGGCGAGTTCGTTTGGAGCATCACGATCTCGGACGTACCGGCCAACGTCACGATCGAGGAACTGACAGCTACATTGAAGGTAACCGCCGCTGGTGGCCAGATAGCCAACGTGACGGTAACGCAAGCCGCTGGAGACTCTACTATCGAGCTTGACAAGAGGATTATTAACTTGGATGTAAATGGTACTCAACAGACGGTTAACGTAACATCTAATGACGGCTGGACATGGGCGCAAGCTGCGGCTAGAACCGTATTGAGAATGATGGGACGATAATCAGTTTCTTTTCGCTTACTCAGACCCCGATCGACTAAAGCCGGTTGGGGTTTATTCGTTTTGCTATCTTTGCGATAGAACAAAAATAATACGACTATGGCTAATGATTTGAATATTAATTGGAAGGACGGGGTAGGCGAGGTAACGGACCAGCCTCTGACCGTCAGTCCGGGGTCCGGGGCCGGAAGCGCCCCCGTTTCCTTTGGCTCGGTGATGAACAACGGTCTTGATCGGGCTCTTGAGCTGAAGATAACAACTCCAAAAGGTGTTAAGAAGACGCTTACGGTGAATCAGGAGGGATGCCGGCAGGCTTATATCACGAGCGACGGCAAACGATGGCTGACTAGCGACAATCGGGTATATGGGGTTTTGAAAAGCGACGCTCCATGCGAATGCACGGGTGATTGCCCTTGATATTTTGTTTTTACGAATTTTGTAATTACATTTGTGGCGCATGTCCATCACCATGCTTTTCGTCGCTAATTCATTATAAGGGATACCGGTCCGTGACGGGATCGGCATCCCTCTGTTTTTTAATATGGAGAAGATAAATGTTTTCGATGCTCAGATTCCTGATGGGAGACAAATCCGTTGTATATCGTATAATAAGGTTACTTATTTTGATCTTGACGATATACGTAAGTTATGTTTTTGACTCATACGACCTACATGATGTGGCTGACACTAAGGTCATGAGCGAGTTCCTGCACCGTGAGGGTGGTCGTTATTGGACTACGATAGATGGCGTAAGGCGGTTGTATCGTAGGATCGAGTGTAAGATGTGTTTTGAGGTTATAGAAAAATTAAAGAAATTATGAGAGAGATGGAGTTTGATTTCGTGATATATCCGTTGAGGTCGATTATCACGGTTGGGCCGGATTATAAGACATTGTGTGATCGTTTCGAAAATATGGAGCCTGAACACGAGGGGAAATGGGGAGATGAGGATGATATGGACAAGGAGGCGTCTTTCGCGAATTTGGTAAGGGATAGGGATGATGACGATAAATTCGCCATACTTTGGAATTTTTCGAGCGACGATGATTTAATAATGAGAAATATATGTCACGAGTCATTCCATATAGCGATGAGCGTATGTCAGTTTCGCGATATGTCTCTTGGTTTTAAGGTTGGAGAGGATGAGCACGCAGCATATATAGCCGGCTTTGCCGGTGATCGCGTTAGTGAGTTCATCAATAGTAAGAATACGGATTAAGCCATAAATTATATAAGGAACACAAGAATATCAGCCTCCGCTTATTTGTGGGGGCTTTTTGTTTATCTTTGTCAAAAACATGAAGTTATGTCGAGTTGCGTAATTAAAAGGAATAAGGAAGGTAAGATAGCCCGTGTCTTGACCCCTTCCGGCGAGGTATCCACCTTGTTCGATAAGATAGCGGGTATAGCCGCCGTAAGTGATCTTGATAAGGCCGCCGAGGCTTATATGACCACGTATAATGATAAGTTCAGGTCTAAATTCGGGGATTGGGTGTCTAATGCCAAAAGGGATGGATTAAGGTCATCCCTTAGGTTTAGGACGTCGTCACGGCTGTTCGAGGGATACCCCACGTGGCTTAGCGGTCAAACCGCTTCCACCGGTCAGCATTCCACGCGGATCACGTCTACCGTGAACACGTATAAGAAGATCGGTGATTTTATATCCAATGAAGGTCTGGAGGGTAAATCCGTGCTTGACGCCTCATCCGGTCTTGGCGTTGGTACGCAGGCGTTGCGTGATATCGGGATGGACGTCGATGACGTTGAGCCATATCCGTCGTCAAAAAGGATTCCTCCCACGTATTCAAGGTACGAAGATATAGACAAGAAATATGATTACATAATCAGCGACGCTGTCTTGAACGTGATCCCTGATGATTGGAGATCTGACGTACTTAAATCAATGGCTGACAAATTGAAGGTCGGAGGTAAGTTGTTCATAAATGTTCGTGACGCCAAGGGTGTATCCTCCCAAAAGCGGAAAATAGAGCTTGACGATCCATCCGAGATACTTGTCACTGATTCCAAGGGAAATATCAGGGCCTATCAAAAAGGGTTTACAAGGTCATCGCTTAAAGAATATGTCGAGCGTGAGCTTGGGGATATGTTCGAGGTGGAGACGGCGAATCCTAACAATAGCGGAATGGCATCCGGCATGACAGCCGTCGTCGTGACAAGGAAGAAATCAGGGGATTTAAGATTCAGGAACGTAAGCGAAGGAAAGGCGGGTATGTTGGCGAAGGTAGCTGATGTCGCTAAAATAGGTACCACGGTGAATATCGTATCGATTGACGATATAAAAAATGGGGTAAGCGATCCGGATTACGTCAATATGATGTCCAAGAGCAAGGGATGGTATGATACGGAGACCGATACTGTCACTATCGTCGCTGACAATATAGAGAGCGATGAAGATTTGGAGAGAACCATCTTGCATGAGGTAGTTGCCCATAAAGGGCTTAGAGGTCTTCTTGGTGATCGTTTTGATGATACGATGAGGAAGATATTCGATTCGATGGAAGAGACCGACCAGCGGTCTTATTTAGACCGATATGGCGATCAGGTCATAGCCGCCGAGGAATTTATGGCTACCCTTGCCGAATCCAATCCGGACTCCAGCTTATGGGATAAGATAGTGTCGTTTATCCGTGACGCCCTTCGCTCCATGGGTCTCGATATTAAGATGAATGATACGGATATGCGTACGCTTCTCACTAGGTCAAGAGATAGGTTATCGGAGGTGGATAAGGAGCTTAGCAAGCCCATGAACCAGATAAACAATCTCCTTGCTTATGATAGCGGGGAGCCTAGGTTGTTCTTTAGATCGGATGACGGCGAGATACACGAATCTTACGCCAACGCCATAAAAGGATCGTCCGGTGGGCGGGTCGAGGCCGGGTTCTTGGCCGGCAGTGTCGAGGAGAGCGACATCCCGTCTGGCACGACTGACATCTCCTTTGGCTCTTCCTCGATAACCCTTAATAACAGCGAGTCATTCATCCCGATCCTTGGTATTAGCTCAGGCTCTAATATAAGCACCCGTGGAGGGTTTGTTAATTACCTTATCAAGAAAGGCATGTTGAGCGGGGAACGTATAAGGCTAGGGGATAGATATTATCTTACTGGAGCCGGCAATTCCGATGGTCTTAAGATCTATAACGCTATGGATGCCTTCTCTAGTCTTAGAAATAGATTTGGAAGTCAGTCCTCCGAGATGAACGTATTGGGTTCTATAGGTTTTGATACGGAGGTAAGTAATGATCTTGATCTTATCACTACGTCCGGGGAGAAGGTTACGGCGAGCAGATCGGAGATCAAGGGTATGTTAAGGCAAGGTAAGTTTGAGGAGCTTAATAACAAGTATGATGGATTCATGGAGCTAGCCTTGTCGTTGATGATGGAGGATAACGCTTTGTACGGAAGCGATGTCCGTGGGGTTATCGATAACGAGAAGGCGGAGGATCTCCGGAATAGGACTGATATCACCAATATCTTATCCACGTTAGGTATCCGTGTGATGGGTATGTCTGAGTATATGGATAGGTATAAGATGCGTAATGGCGTGGATCCTTCGGCTAGGGCCTTATCTGACATGGCTAATGGGGTTATCGCCTTGGCTGAGGGGGCTACGGTAGAGGATCTCAATGAGGAGGTGGCTCATTTCTTGGTCGATACTTATCGTAACCAACAGGAGATTGACGAGGCGCTGGATTCTATTGTCGGCACGTCGTTATGGAATCAGTTCGCCGGTCGTTACTATGAGGTGTATGGGAAGGAATACCAAGGAGAGGAGCTGGATCGGATGGTGAGGCGGGAGATCCTAGGTAAGACGTTGGCCCAGCGGTTCGTGCCGGGCATGGAACAGGCGGTGGAGGATCTGGCCTCGTCTGAGGACGTCCAGCTCTCCTTGTTTGGCAGGATAATCCGGGCTATACGGAATTTCTTCTCTACTCAAAGATCAGACTTGAATAAGGTTCTTGATAGGATAAAGGAGTCGGCGTTAGCTGATGATCCAAGCGCATTTGACGTGCTTCTGTTAAAGGATAGCGACCATCTCATGTACTCATTATCGGATGTTGATGTGGCTAATAAGCTGATCAAGAACGGTAGGTCATTGGAAAGACTATATACCAGATTGCAGAGGATGAGGTCAAGCCAAAGCCAGAGGATCGGTGAGAGCATCTCCCTTCTACGTGATATAGGCGAGAAGGTAAGACAAGTCGGGGGCGAGCTAAATAAGAATAACAACCTATTATCCACCAAGAGCGTCATAGCGACCGCCAAGGCTGAGGTGGAGTATTTGGTCACTGTCGCCAGTAGCCTACGTAAGAGCGGAAAAGGATTGGATTATGAGACGATACAGGTTATCGATAACGTATATGGGGAGATAGTTCCCCTGATCAGGAACCTTCGTGGATTCGTCAATAATCAGGCGGCTGATTATTATGGCGGCAATAAGGTTGGTATGGTAGAGGATATGGATGATATATTACGTATGGCCGAGACATCCATGTCTGATATAAACGCTCTTCGAGGTGATCGTAATGAGGATTGGCTGGATGGACAGCTCAGGATGTTTAATATCCCGGAAAGATATTGGAATGGGATAAAGAAGTTGATAAATAACATCCATAAGGATATCAATGTCATGTCCCGGTTCTTTGGTACGCTGGAGCATAGTGGTAACGCTATCTTAGGTATGTTAGGCCAACGTCTAGCCAAGGCCCATAATGAAGCCCATACCGAGGGTATATCCAATATCAATAAGATGACTAGGATGATGAGAGAGCGTGGATGGGGGATAAAGGATAATGAGGATCTTATACAGAAGATAAATGGGAAGAACTCGGATTACCTTGACTCGTCCCGTGATTTCGCCAAATACGATTTACTATACAGGACCGAGCAGGCTAAGGCTATTATCGATATATATGATCTTAAGAATGTCATGGGTAAGACCGAGAAACAACTTATCGATCTTCTTCTATCCGATAGAGGCCTTAAGGTGAAGACCCGTGACGACATAGTAGGATATGACGGGGATAAGCCTATTACGAAGGAGGTATATCATGTATTCAAACCTACCATCCAGAATTTTGATATCTCGAACATGACGTTCGAGGATCAGCGACGATATCTCGACGCGATAAATAGGTGGTTGGATGAGAACCGGGAGAAACCTATGGTGCAGGCTTATTACGATAAGATCGAGAAAGTCAATAAGAAGGTCGAGGAAAGACTGGGTCGTAGGGTATCGCAAGCCACGTCCGATTTCATGACCCGTATCCGCAGGGGCCGGTATGTGGCTATGGATAAGTTCGTGAGGAACGGGAAGGTCGATTGGAAGGCGTTTCAATCCGATCCTATAGCTTGGAGATCTTATCTGGATATTTTACGTGACAGGGCTATAGCCAAGAGCGAGTGGTATTCCGATGGGACACCAAAGGAAGAGGGGTCCGAGGCTCTGACGATGTCCGAGGAGATCAAGGCATGGGACGAGGCGTGGGCCGAGGAGTTCGGGAATACCAACGAGGGTCGTAAGGCTTCCGCCGAGTTCAAGGAGATACTTCGTGGGATAGAGCGGTCCGAGGGCGGAAAGGCCGCGTTTGAGTTCCTGCTAGCTGGCGGTCATCTTGGCTTCTCCAAGGATATGTGGGGATCCGAGGAGGGTGATTATTACGAGAATCTGGTTGATAAGATCACGGAGCGATCTGTATCATCATCAAGGATAGAGAAGGTAGAGGAGGCGATGGCGACGATAAACGAGATCAATGACCAGCTAAGGCCCTTGCTTATCCAGTACCGGGATAGCACGAGATACGGGGAATATGATTTCGATAGGTTACGTGGATCCGCCTCATTAAGAAAGATAAACGAGTTATATGATCGTCTGGCTGAGGCTAAGAGCGTTATTAACGCCGCCGCTTCCGCTGAGGCTATTGAGATGGATATGCCTGATACGGTGGAGAGTGGAGTCACGGATTCTTACCGTAACGCCTTAAGGGATGCCATGGCATACGACAAGGGTATGGATGAGATTAAATTCGCCAAGGAACATATGTCCGCCCGCTCCCGGAGTCAGGTGGATAGGATGGCCGCCAAGTTATCCCGGAAAAACCCGTCATGGACGACCGTGGAGGCATCGTTTTTGAGAAGGAAATACGGTCCTGGCTTCAATAATAAGCTAGCTAACGACATAGCGATGGGTAAGACTGATAAGATCCTTGTCGAGTACGCCAGAACCCGGTTGTATCCTTATATGAGGAAATATTCCCCCAAAGGGTATCCTGATTTCATCAGAAAGATAAATAACGGTATATATAAGGTATCCGAGTTCTTTGATGCCATAGAAAATGGTATATCCGGGAAAGAGAGCGTATCCCGTTTCGGGTTCGATATTAATATGATTGATCTGACGATCAACAACCAGTGGCTTGATGAGGCCGATGCCGAGAGTTCTTTCCGTAATCCTAATTATAATCCCGATCTGGGTTATGGGTATCATACGCCTAGGTTCGATAAGTACAAGAACGAGGCTTTTTTCAAGAAATACGGTATTACCAACGAAGGGGAGGAAGCTACGATCAATAAGGATAAGTGGGAGATGAGGAAGGAGCTGCTTAACATAAGCCGTAAGGCTATGGAGGATTATGATGAGCGATTCCGGAACATCTACCAAATACCACAGATATCCAAGGGCGGCGTGGAGAGGATGGCGCAGGCCGGGGTTGACCCGAGGGCGGCCATCGGCAACGCCGTACGTGATATCGTTGGCGAGAGGGTGGATGACCCTATACATGGTCAGGGGCAAGACCTAGGAGGGATTGACGAGAACGATAACAAATATCGTATGATCCCCAAATACTATCTTAGTAAGCTGGAGAACGCCAACGACGTGTCCCATGACTTCGCCTACTCCTATTCCATGTTATCCTTGCAGGCTACCGCTTACAAGTATAAGAGGGCGGCCTTGGATGATGTCATGGGATACAGGAACATGATGCTGGAGACGCAATACGACGGCGGTAAGAACCCGGAGGCCACTCACGCCTATAGGATGTTTCAGGACTGGGTTAACGCCAGTATCTATGATGTTAGGATAAATAATAAGCGGGCGGAATGGAATATAGGTAATTATAAGGTCGATCTTAATAAGCTGGCTCTTATGTTTACCAAATTCGTATCCAAATCCAACTTAGGCTTCTCCCCATTCGTCGCGGCTACCGGCGCCCTTACCGGGCAGGCCAACTTCCTTTTGGAGGGTATGGTAGGGCAGTATATAAGCAAGGACTCCATGAAATACGCCTATGGGGAAGCCCAGAGGCAGTTAAGTACGTACGTGTCGGAGATCGGGGATATAAACCGCGCCAACAAGCTATATGTCGTTGGAGAGGCTCTAGGCGTGTTCAATGTCCGTAACCGTGTACGATCGGCGGCGTATGACAAAATCTGGAGAACCTTATTCCGGGACCTGCCGTTTAAGATGATGGAGGTCCTTAACTCCCCGTTGGATCCGCAGGTCATTATCTCGGTCATGGATGATACCCGCCTATACGAGGGTCAGTTCTGGTCATACTCCAATTTCAAGGAGATGATGATGAAAGACAGAGATATGTCCGCTAACGAGGCTAAACGCGATTGGGAGCGTTTAAGGGATTATTCTATGTGGAACATGGTAGATGTCAAGGACGGAAAGATCGTGGCTAAGAACGAGGCTGACAAGGATATTATAGACCGATATATACCCACCTTGTCCAGTAGGGTAAGGAGTATGGTGCAGATCTGTGACGGCGCCTTGAACGAGCAGAACCGGGTGGGGGCTAGCCGGAACGCTATCCTTAATATGGTGCTGCCTCACCGTGGATGGTTTATATTGGCCGTACAGCGGGCGTATAAGAAAGCCGGTTTCAATTTCCAAACCAACCAGTTCGAGGAAGGATATATGAGAACGTTATGGAGACTGGCCGGCAATGTCTATGGATCGATGTCCGAGGGCAGGATGGGAGAGGCATATGACGTGCTTAAGGAAGAGTATGATAAGCTTACCCCCTACGAGCGGATCAATATCAAGAGATCGATTATCAACATGGCGGTATTCGCTACGATGATGGCCATAGGACGGGCTTTGATGGGATATAGGGAGGATAATGAGGATAGCTGGTTCGGGCAGTTCATTACCTACATCGGGTTCAGGACGATCAATGAGATCGCCTCCCAGACATCCCCGTTCATGGAGCTTAACGCCATAGACATGTTACAAGACCCGCTGGTTACGGCCCGTAAGTTGGGTGATCTTACCGATCCTCGAAACTGGGATCCTTTCGCTACCGTCCAGACCGGAGTGTATAAGGGCGAGAGCAAGCTATGGAGGCAGCTCATGAAGTTCTCGTTTGGTAAGCAATGGTATAATATCAAGACGGCTAGGGATATTAAGCAGACATCCGACTACTGGTTGATGACCAACGGCATGACGATGGGATTCTTCTTAGGAGGTAGGGATAAGGACGAGTCTGGGGAGGACGCTAATTGGTACTTTGACAGGGGAAGATAACCGATATAGTATGACGAAAAAAATAGCCAGTCAATTGTTTAAGGCAATTTGATTGGCTATATTTGCGTCATGAAACAATGAATGACGGGATCTCACCTCAAGGTCATTCAATGTGTAAGATATTTTTGGCTCATTAGGATTTGTCGAGGTGAGATCCGACATTTCCTTTTGAGCCTATTTTTTATATTATGTGTAATATTGTTTTAAATGACAATTTGTCTATTGGATTGTATTTCGGGAAGGTTCTTGAGTTAGTTAAATCCGGAGAAGATCTTCCAGTTAATCTAGATGATGTTTGGCCTTTGATATATTCTGATAAGGGCAAGGCTGTTAGAGCGCTTACTGGTGATAATGGGTTTATTAAAGATATTGATTATAAAGTTTTTACCCAAAATGGCAAAAACCCAGTTGGTGGGAGACCTACGATTGTGTATATGATTTCCGTGTCTTGTATGGAATATTTAATGGCAAGAAAAGAAAGAAGGGTATTTGATGTATATAGAAGCGTGTTTCATGGTGCGGTAAATGCTTTCAATAAGATGGAAGAATCCGTGGAGAAGAATCTTCCACATAATTATATAGAGGCATTGGAGGCGTTGTTGGCATCCGGGAAAGAGAAACAGGCGTTAGCTGAGGCCAAGAAAGAGGTAGAGGAGGCTAAGGGAATATCCGATAACATTATCAAAGAGCGGGCCCCTAAGGTAGGATTCGCCGAGACAGCTATTATGGCCAATGACAAAGGTGATGATATGTTGATCCGTGACGTCCGGAGAGAGTTGGAGTCTCATGGACGTGATATAGCGGAAAGATCTTTAAGAGAGTTTTTTACAAGAGCAAGGTTTCTTTTACAAGAATAAAAGAGAATGGATATTAACAGAGAATGTCATGAAGAAGGGTTATGCGCATTACGGATACAATACGGATACCGGGATCAGGAATACGGTCTATATGACTAGGAAGGGATTTGAGAAAACGTTATATAATATCAGGAATATACCTAAATCAAGGGAGTCTTTTATCTCTTTTGGCGGCAAGATATTTGATTAAAGTAAGAGAAGGACAGGCGATTATCATCCTATCCTTCTTATTTTCGTTATCAGTCTTTATATTTATCCACAAAATCATCCACATCCATATACTCACACCCGAAGTTTTCCGCCGTCTTCTTATCGGAGTCGGAGGACTGTCCTTCTTTTCCGGAAGCGTCCCCGATCATCAAGATAGTATCGTATACGATCTTTTCTTCCTCATCTTCATCGTTATTCATGTATTCGATGAAATCCATATACTCTTTTATCATCCCTATATTTGGCTTTCTATTGGCATTGCGTTTATTATTGCTTTCGCAGTAATAAGCGCTTACGGATACATCTGTATAATCTTCCAAGGCATTTGATATATAATCGAATTTATATTCAAACATCTCTCTGTCCACGAATCCTTTTTCTATACCTCCTTGATTTGATATGATCAGTATATCATCAGGAGCGTAGTTCTTGATAGCCTCAAATACGTCGAGTTTGATTTTCATATCCCATATACCTTTAGGAAATGTATCCCCTGACACTGTCTCAATCAGTGTCCCGTCTAAATCCGTTATTAACAATTTACACTTTTTCATGATTCAAAATTTAAATGATATGTGATTATTTAGCCATTTTATCAAGGCGAATATTAAAAGAGAGCGTAGTAGGAGGAGACTTTGGCGACTCATTGCCAATTCTTACCATCTCATCATGTTCCTCTTTCGTTAAGAAAGGTTTATCTATTAAATAAGCTAACCTTTCTTCCAGTTCTTTTTGTTTCTTATTACTTTTCATAAATATAATTTATTATATAATTACCCATCATTAAATTACAGATCCATCTTTTGTAACTATAGGAGTTCCGGCTGGTAATATCCTGAAACTAACACGAACAATTATAAAACTCCCTTCTGGATCAGGATCTTTATATATTAAATATTCTTTTCCATGGAAGCATGTACGTTTAGGATCATTTAAGAACTCATCGAATTAGGCTAACTCATCATCCTTTAATCTGAATTCTTGTTGATAATCTTTCGCTGTCTTCATATTTGTAATTTTATAAAGTTCTTAGACGATGAGGTATTCTGCCTACTCCGCGAAGTCCCCCATTTTCTGATTTGACAATTTTTACTCCATCAATAGAATGATAGATGTTTTTTGTAGAATCATTCAAAAATTCTTTAAAACTTTCCAGTTCCTCATCTAATAAGAAAAATTCCTTTTTACAAAGCTCAATATCCATATGAGGGTGTTCCTCAATGAATGATTTAAGAGATATAGGGCCATCCTCCCACGTCAGGCGCCTACCCGCTAACTTATAGATTGTACCTCTTGGAAGTACGATCGCCGAATCGTGATCCTCGACAGGGAAATATTCCTCGTCGTGCGCTGACCTCTCGTCCGTCCATATCTCTCCTTGCCGAGCGGGGGCGTTGTTAAGAATAACCTCGTCACCGTTTTTGTTCACGGCTAAAAATACTATTGTCTGCTCTCCTATTTTCATGAATTATAATTTGCTTACCAATCTCCTCCATCATTACCTATTCCTGATATTGTAGTTATAATATTATCTGGATTTGTCCCCGCGTTAGGAAGCGTCTCAGGTATAGGGTTATCTTCCCTATCACCATGCGTCATGACGGTAAGAACCCCACTAGCGGAATACGACCAAAGACGCTTGCCGTCCTTCTCCCATTTCTTCGCTAATCTATTTAATGAGTCAATCGGCTTACATTCTTCTGGGGTGCATTCGACTCCCGCTTCAGTATGATATTTCATTCCCATATTATTGATTTGTTTAATTTATGAGCCTCCGATAAGGCTCGTGTCAGTATATCCTTTTTTCTTATAATCTCCTTATATCTTTTGATATTCATTTTTATTATTTTCATAATAAGTTCTTTTGCCTTAATAGCGCCAACATCTTATTCCAATCAACATATCCTTTATCCGTAAGCGGAGTGCCGATATTCCTATCATCTATATAATAATCACAATACAATTTTGGTGATGATGATACTGGATCAGGATTGTAGTTTACCGAATACAGATTGATATGATTATATTTAAACCAGTCCACGGCATCCTGTAGATATTTACCATCTCTTACCGTATATAATATCAGAAGATTCTTATCAGCTAGTTTCCTCAATACGCTAGCGGCCCCGATATTGTCTCCTACATAAGGGAATAAGTCTGTCACGCATGTCCCATCGAAATCTATTCCTATTATTGCCATATTCTCTTTATTTATCTTATTGAATTTTTGTATCCTACTTTCTTCATCCGCTCTTCGGTAGCTTTCTTCCTCGGGAACTTCCCGTGCCATTTTCCGGACACCACGACATCACGGCCGTCGGGGCTGGTAGCCAGCCTCCCGCATTCGCCGCGCAGCCCCATGCCCTTGTACGGCTGTAGCTCCTTGGCATACTCGAACTTGTCCACCATATACCCGTTTGTCAACATCCGGTAACTAGACGTAGCGGTATTATCGATACAGCCGCATTTAGCGCATACAAACAAGCTCATAGTAAGTTCTTTTTCGCCTCATTAAACAACCGTTCTACCAGATTCTCAAATTCACCATCAGGCTCTATTATATTTCTTATCCTTATCTGTATGTTTTTATGTTTTGCTAAAGAATAATAATTGTCCTCTACATTATAATGAGCCACAGGACCGTCTACGTAAATAGCCTCATTTGGATCTAGCTCATTTTTATAATAATCTTCTACGGTATTTATAGGAGTATAACGTAGATTATCTATTCTCATTATAGAATATTCATCGAATTTGACGTATTTCCCAACGACCCGTTTATAGTTCTCTTTTAGATTAGCCCGCATCTTGTTTTTTTCTTCCTTCAACTTATTTTCCAGTTCTTCAATCTTATTCATATTCTATCTATTTTAATGTTATTGTTATTAAATCCGTTTATCATCTCATCAAAGAATTGACGGTCTATCTCCACAAGCGGGGAGTCCCTTCCCTCCTCGCAAGCCGCTATCCCTGTCGTTCCGCTCCCGGCTACCGGTACCATCCCGCCGGGGCGACCCCCATGATCTCGACCGCCGCCGTGAGTGAACAGGTGACGGCTACCACCCCGTACGGACACGGCATTTTTTGGATTACCTCCCACATCGCCTTATAATCAAATCCCTCCTTGTCGTATCTTGCCTGGGTTATCTTATAAGGAGGGTCGGCAAAAACAAATCTTACCTTCCCTGCCATATCCTTGAATACGGACATCGCCATACCCATATCCCCGTTAAACGCCCTTACTTTCCCGTTCATCATCAACCCTCTCCACTTTAATCGTTCCCATATCACCTGAAGGCGACGTGATATTACTATACACGTTATTCCAGTTCTCGTCAATGGCCAACTGATGTAATATCGACCTATATATCTGGTAGGTGTTACCGATAAGTCTCTTCCTGTTTATCTTATCCTTACTACCCCCATCATATCCTATATGCTCATAATCCCCAAGATCAGGGAACAGTCCTCTTCTTATCGCTCGTGAGTTATTGATCATGAAGCTTCTTATCCCCGGCGTCTCCGCTCCATCCATATCATTTATCAACGTATCTGTCGTATGTTGTAGGTCTATGTCGCCAGCGGCGAATCTACCGATGTCTTCCACGCATTGGGATATCAGCATCAGCCGTTCCCTTGTCAACGTTATTTTATAAAGTTGTTTATTATCCATGATTATCTGATATTAATTTTTCTTTTATATGTTTAGATATATCAATTATCTCATCTTTTATATTGCGGTCATCTTTTGATAATGAACCAAATATACATGATATGGCACCCTTTAAGCCTAGCGCTATCCCTATCTCCAACATTTTTTTATCGGTATTAGGGATGTCTATAGGTTCATATAATATTGATGATATGCTGTTAATTACATATATCACATCATTTTCATTCATTGATGTAGATTTATCGACAATAGCTATAAAATCTTTTATAATCATAATATAAGCTATTTTTATTTCTTTTATCGTATCATCGCTTAGATGTCTATCTCTTATATGCCTTTCAACATACTTGTTTGCTAGATTCTCTATTTTGTTTGATTTGTCCATTTGTACTATCAATTATTTAGTTAATAATAGATCATAGTCCTCTTCATCTATACTCCCATTATTGTTGACATATATAATGAAATCATTTAAAAGCACGGACTTATCCTTGGATAAGGCTTTTATAATAAGCTCTCCATTATCTTTCGACATCACATGCGCGGTATCCCAGATAACATATTTTTGACATTCTTTCTCAATCTTCTTGATTGTTTTAAGTATTATCTTATACGTCTCCTCATATCTTTTTACTATTCCGCGCAGTTCGGTCGTATTATATTTACGTATAGCCGTGAATATACATTCCTTTTTACAATCCCGGCATTTTATCGGTTTTTCTGATCCGCACGCCTTATCCTCGTAGAAGAAGCGACCCTTACATGGCTCATTATGGTCGTAGCTTAATACCACAAGCGGCTCCACGCCATTCTTGTATATCACGTCTCCTTGTTTCATCTTGTCTATTTTATTAATCTCATTATCAATATAGCAAGGTTGGATATTATCCATACTATAGATATCCAGGATGTTATACTCAACATAAGACCTATGTTCTTAGGTATAGGATCTACTCTCCTGAATGTAAGGATCATGAATACAAATGTCTTGAAGTTCATAATTTACGATATTTTTCTATATAGTTAACTATTAGATCCTTGACACCTTTAGGGGCATTAATTAGCTTAAGGTTACCTTGGAATATATCCTTACCGTACTCGTCCATGATCACCCCGAATGAAGGATTCATGATTCTTGTCGATATACATATCGGTTGGTCGGTATCGAATCTGATAACGGCTACCTTCTTCTCGTTTATCGCCTTCTTTAGGGCTATATAAAGCTTATGGCCTTTAACAATGTCACAATTACCTTTCATGATCTTAGACATATATATGATATGCTCTTTCCTCACATTGCTGAGATTGTCCATCAGTTTAAGATCTCCACCAACAGATTTCCATTTTTTGAAGCAAGATACGCATAGACAATAACTGGACTTGGCGTTCCTCGGCATCATCCTGCTGCTACCAGCGGGAACCGTATCGCCACAGCAGACGCACGTCCGGTCTTTGTTGGTGCGTACTGGGCCATAGCTGTTTATCGGGTATTCTTTTTCCTTAAGCATCTTTTTCTGTTTTCAAAATTATCATCACCATACTCATAATCAGGACAAGCCTTATTGCTTGGCCGTCTCGCGTAAGTCTTTTGCTCCCTATTATATTTTCTATTAGGGTTTATATAATGGTCGCACACTTGCCAAATGGAGCGGCATACTTTCCCGTATCTTTTCGCCCATTCCCGATCATGTAGATGTACACAAGTGGCGCAAGTTGGGTTCTTGAGCTTATCCTTATTCTCATCTATGATCTTATTGACCCGATCAAGAATAACATGCATTTTTTCAATATTTATGACGTTAAATGCGTCTGGGCATGGAAGATATGTCATTGAGCTTATATCTATGTCCATTTCCTTGGATTTATTGTGAGCTGATTTGTATTTCCTTCTCATCAAATCCTTTAATTGATTTACTTTTCTCTCATAAGTCCCCATATTTCACTCAGTTTTCCATCCTTGTTTTTTCAATAGATCCACCATCATCTCCTTTATCTTAGGGCTAATGGCCTCGGTAAGTATATCAGCGGCCAAGTTAATAGAGAAGCTTGTCATTCTAGATTCTCCTATATACCTCTCGCTGGTAACTTCTTTCACATAGTCGTGAATATCCTTGATCATTTCATTTTGAGATCTTAGGAGATCCAGTATCTTATCGGGTTTATCATTCATCTTTTTTCTCGAATATACCTGACAATAACCAGAAGACCACTATCAAAAAGAAAAATAGCCCAAGAGCCTCATCCGGATAATCATGCATCGCTTCTAAGATACTTCTCATAACTTAACATCCATTTTACCGATTATACGATAGAAAATATCCCTAGTCAGCTCAATATCGTAAGTAGCGTCATGAAGCTTATTCTCGTCGATCTCAATACCCATAGCTCTGGCTACGGTCATCAACTTAAAGTTCTCCATATCGTTTCTTACGCCCATCAGGAACGGTGTCACCATAACATATACATCCATACAGTTAGGATAGAACCATGATCCGAAATACTTATCCCCACATTGGGTAAATAAAGCCCGTAGGAAGTTGTTGTCGAATCCGGCGTTGTTATACCCCACCAAATACATTTTATCCCTCTTGTCGAACTTATTCACGTATTTGGATAATATACCAACTAACTGCCTGTACCCTTCTTCCATAGGCTGATACGACCGCACTTGCTCCAAGGTAACACCAGCCACATCCAGCGCCTCTTGCTCTATCGTGGCGGCAGGGTTCGGGGCTAGGCGGATGTCGAACCTCCCGGTCTCCTGCCCGTCGATATCCACGATCCCTCCTATTTGGTGTATCCCGTTTCTCCAGAACTTAACCCCGGTTGTCTCTAAATCAAAAAATAGCAATTTGCTCATGTCTATTTATTTTGTTAATTTATCATTATCTAAGAACTAGTCGTGAAATGCTTTTATAATATATACTCCCATCAACTCTTTTACCTTCAAAGAAGTATATCCAATATTCTAATGAAGAACATCCAAAAGCAAGACATAGATTATTTATCGCATATCTAAAGTATTTCTCGCCTGAACGAAATAAGATTTGAAATTCCTTATTATTTAAATGGAGTCTTTTTTTGGTTTTTCTTTTATTCATGTTTATAGTTTTATTTTAAATGTTCCTTAATCTTCTCCAATGCCTCATAAGACAGATAGTCGTTTATGGTCTTATCGTTATTTATTTTCATCAACTCATCAAATAGGTCTTTAGCCAGTGCTTTCCACCGCTCTCCCCAATCACGGAGATTCTCGACCCTTGACCGTATATCCTCGAAATAAGAATCTATGTCTGGTTTAATTGATTTTGAATAGTATTTAACATCCTTCTCATCCCCATCCATCATATAATCACATTGCGCCCTGATATCTTTTATATAGTTATCTATATCACCGCGCATATAATTAACAGGTTTACGTATATTGAATATAGCTTCTGACGTAAGACCGGTTATATCTTGTATGTCTTTTAAATTATCCATGATTTAAACAATTAAACGCCAACCATCCACTTACAACTCCCATCGCAAAAATAAACAAAACCATAAGCGAGAACAGCGCCCAATCTTTTGTATTTAGTTTATTGCCCTCCTTCTTCGCTTTTATTTTTTCAAGAATATTCTTGTCAACATTGAAATCGAAATCAAATGTCATATTATTAGCTATCTCCCCATCAATGCCTTTGTTATTAATAAATATCTGTCTCTTAACACTCATATCCCTAATATTTCTGCTACATAAACAAATCCATAACATACATAATTATCAGCGTCATGCTCACCATAATCCACATGCCATACGACGGCGCACGGGAAATATAATGGCATATCCTCAGCCATAGGATCCTCTTTGAAGTCATCAATGTTTATCTTCTCCCTCCACCTCCACAGGTCTTGGGTATCGTTCAAGATCAATTTGTTCATAACAATCTGGTTTTTAATACTGATACAAAGATAGGATTTAAACAAAAATAAAAGCATGAATAATATTAAAATAATATTAATCATGCTTAAATATAAATATATCCCTTCTAGTTCTCACGGATATACGTATTCGTATTCATCTGGAGGAGATGTCTTATATTCAACATCGCGCTCCATATTGGTGTAATAGTTATCCCCTTTTCTGTATACTAACGCTACCCAACAGTCATGTTTTTTGCTGTATCCTATAAGAGGAACACCTTCCATAGGAGGATTATCCTCCGTTTTGTACCTTATTCTTGCTGTTTGCTTTATACTCATATAATCCATTTTTTAATAATGTTGTTATCAGTGAAAACAATGTATCTATAAGAAGTCTCTCGCTACTCCAACATATAGGGATCTCGTCTATATTTCTATACGCTACAGACCATGCATGTTTTAGCTTATAACATTCCAATGTACGACCCTCTATCTCATATGGGAGCAAATTCGGTAACGTCCCTACATCCCAAACGGGGTTGGATATATCCGGGGTAACGGCCTCGATCGGTCCTATACGACCAGCGTTATCCTCCATAGAATGTAATCGATCCAGATACTTGTCCCTGAAACCGATGGCGGTGGAGATAGGAAGGCCGGCCTCGACCAACACCCTCCCCTGTTCTTTTGCGGTAAAAATCCGTTCCTTCATGGTTTTCGCTTTTTCGGTGACATATCATCCAGTTTATTTATTCCCGTCAATATCGGGATACTATCATGCATACCATCCATCATCTTCCTTTCTACCGTAACGATCGTATCATTATGCCATCCCCCATGAGCCACAAGAAGAATCTCCTGCTGCTCGAAGCCAAAGCCTGCCCCTATACCGCCGGAGTTCCACGCGCAGGTAATGACCACCCCTCCTTTCTTAGTGATCCTAGCTATCTCCTTCTTCTGCCTAGCCCAATAACCAGATTGCGTTGTTTGCATATTAACAGTACCTCCAAGCTTTTTATATGACTCGGATACCTGTCTCGGGGAATACGGTGGATCATACAACACCATATCAGCTATATTATCGCCAAGACCACGCAGGAAGTCCGTGGCGTCTTTATGATACATAGCCTTAGTCTTAGGATCAAGATCGTTGGTGATCGTCCCTATATCGCTGTTTCTGGCGAACGGATCCACTATAACCATCCCCTCTTCTCGATATTTGTCTATAAGTTCCCTTATCGGCCTTATGCCGAATGTCTCTTTATTCGGCATTGACCATTTTTTAGTAATTATCATGATCTATGAAGTTTATCCCATTCTTCTTTATCCACTCTTTTACCTTGTATATAAAACAACTGTATTGACCCATCATGAGCGTAAATTGCTTTAGACTTATCATTTTTTAATCTATCGAAAACATTACCAAACCTCTGTGATAATTTCATAGATCGATATTTTTCAAGAAAGTTATATTCTTGATCTGATAAATTTAATTCCTGTTTAATCATTTCCCTGCTTTTGCTCATACCAAATTTGATTGTTTATTTCCTTTTTGAAATTTAATTTCATAATACCTCTAGATATAGGATCACATATATCCTCCCACCAATTCCTGTGTCCTTTTGGTGGATGTATATCCTTTTCCCATAAAGATCCCTTAACTGTCTCGATTCTTACGTATGGTCTCGTTTTTCTCGTGTTTACCTTCACATGTCATATCAGTATCCGTTTTTGATGACCCGGACATAAGCTCATCAGTAATCTTGCGAAATTCCTTTACAATATCATTTATCCGCTTACGTTCGATGCTTCTTAGCAAATGGGCTATCACATCCACTGTCCATCCGTTACCCGCTAAAGACATGGCCGTATTTGGGGCTATCCCGTCAAGGTAATCATCCGGCAATGTCTGTAGCCTACACATCTCCACCGGGGTCAGGTATCTGAATTTGTCTTTCATGTCAAAGGCATTAGGATATCTTCCGGGAGGCAACGATGATATCACGTTATCTTTCATGACTGTTGTCAGGCAATTACTTTTCTTAATAGAAACAGTATTTTTATCTCTTCTTACCTCCAAACATTGCGTTATTTTCACGTTCTTGTCATAATCCTTTCGATGCCCGTCCTCCCATCCCGCTCACTATTTTATCCAAATCAAGCGAATAATCTTTCCCGGGTAAAAAATCATCTCTAAGAAAAAAACCTCTATATGGGATCATATCATGTATGCCGGGTTGGTCGTCAAATATGAGCTTAGCGTTCTCGGTCAATCTAATCAATGTTCGCAAGACAGAGGATATATCTATGGGTGCATATTCACACCCATAGACCTTATTATTTATCCAAAGATATTGAAGAAGCTCGGCTATATTAATAGTCCCGTCCTCCACATATCCTGTCTTGTTATCGAAGTTTATTTTGGCTAGAGGTATATTACTTCCTTGTGGTTGATCGCTTTTTTCATTACGACAATGCACGAACCTGTCAAAGAATATATCTTTCCAACCAAAATATTTATCCCTTATCGTCATAAGCCCATTTCTTGTCGTATAACGACATGACGTTAATAAGATCGGCTTTTCTGGCCATCCCCTCAAGTTTATTAAAGCCATCCATGTTATCTCCGCTGACGATGATAGTAGGATATACCTCTATACCGTACTTGGATATTTCCTCCTCCGTGGCTTTGTTCTCCGGGATCTGGTTTAACGTGACCTCACCCTCATACTCCTGTAATGTGTTGGCGATAATATACCGCATGTAGTCGCTGTACTCAGCGTCTTTCTTCGTGAAAAAATCAATTCTTACCATCTCAAATAGTTGTTAATCTGTTAATAATCAAATCAGCGGTAAATATAGCATTATCTACCTCATCTATACTCATCTTTCTCCCATCGAAATCGTTAGATAATAAATCCTTAACAATCTGATATCTACGCCGCTCCCAATTTACGTTTACATCAAAATTCAGATTCTTTACATAATCATAATTTAATTCATTATAACTGTAACTGAGATACTTGACTATCGGGAATAGGCTATCATCAATAGTGCGCTTGATTACATTAACGTATTTACCCGTTCTTTTGTCGATAGCTCTTAATCCCTCATCTACTACTCTTTTTACTCTTTTTCCTGACTCTTCCATTCTATAAGCCCTTTGTTATGTTTATCGTAATATAATAACGCTATGGCATTCCAGCATACGGCGGATAGATGCATGAATCCCTCCTTATCATATCTCTCCCCTTTCGTATAAGCGACCAAGTGTCTCATGAGCGCACCTAGATAACGATTGAACCCATCAGGTATATCCTGCCATGAGTTATCAGCGTACTTCTTGGCGCCTTCCGTATATACCCTCACGATGTCCTCTATCTCAGCCAAAGGAAGGAGATCCCACCGGGGTTTACCGTCGGCCCGGTCGTCCTTCCCGCTACCGTCTTTCCCTACGGCAGTCTTACATGCCTTGGCTACCTCCTCTTGGTGGGCTTTAATGATGGATGCGCTATTAATATTATTGAAACGGGAAAGATCGTAAGCGTTTACATTGTCTACCTTTTCCTCATTAATAAGTTTTAACTTAATAGCTCTACCTAATGATACGACCATCTCCTCATCAACCCAAATAATCTCATCTACCTCATCCGACCATAGCCTGATTCTCATTCTTCCACTTTTATCAGCGGTCTCAACTACCTCAAACACATCGCCATCATAGACCACCTTTTGATACTTATAAAATTCCTCCTTCATTTTAAACTCCTTTTTGTTTTATTATTATTACTGGATCATCATTAAATGGGGATAATATCCCAATATGCAACAATATATTGCGCTCATCGCCCTCATTTTTATCGGCTTCAATAGCATTGATATTTGATTTGTTACTAGATATAATGTCGCTATCTATATTAGGATCATTTTTGATTATAGCCTATCCTTTTATAATAGGTTCATGCCCCATTAATTTAGCGACATCTTCTTCTACCAACCAATATTCCTCAAAAACAGTATCCGGATATTTGGCTTTTATCTCCTCGTAAGTATTATACCATGTCATATTTTCGTAATTTAGATTAATAAAATTCACTAAGATCCCTGCGTTCTGGCGTCTCACCTGTCATAGAGTAAAGCTCACCAGATGATAGATGCACGCAATGAACGGTCTTCCCGTCTATATACTCACTTCGCTTCGTGATCCCACAAATAGCGCGGCGTTGGATCCCCGGACCTGCTTTTACCCACGAGTGCCGCACGCTTCTCTTTCTTGTCCTATTGGTGTCGTCAAGCTTTCTCATAATCAATCCTCCAAGGTCATTATAATCTTATCTTTTCCGATAATAGCCTCATTCCCGCTCCTTACATCAAAGCATCTCCCTTCATCTGCCTCCTTGAAATAAAGAACGCCATTGTACTCGAATAAACCGAAGCCGTAATCGTCCAGCTTCATTTTGCTAAGTTTTTTGAACTTATATACGTTTTTCATATTCTCCATATTTTTAATATTTCCTTCATTCATATAAAATATTGACGCGGATATTGATACTATTCCTATAGCTATCATAATTAATCCTCCGTGGAACATACCTTCATGTAAATCATCCCAACCTTTCACCATTACAGCTATGGATAACATAATCACTGCCATACTAAGCAAGACCCATATCATATCACATTTTCCTTGTCTTTAGGAACTCCATCATATCCTCTGCGCTAAGCTGGAAGCCTGCCGCCGCCTTATGACCGCCGCCGCCGGGGTTGACCTTGCGTGCCAGCGCCGAGACATCCACCTCCTCCTTGGTGGTATAGAACGAGCATCTGAAGAATCTGCCGTTCCAGCAAAATGGCATCATCAAATCATGTTTTCCAGGATCGTACATGGACTCGAATGTGGTGGAGTTAAACTCCGTAGTATTCATACATATCGCCTTGTATCCAAATATATCCGCCTCGAATGAGAACATATTCATCTCCCCTCTGTTTTTCTCTACTATATACTCTATTATAGCCTCCCCGTTATTTATCATATCATTCACTAAGTTGTTATCGGCTTTATCTAGTACATCCTTAACAATGTTTACATCAAGACCGCAATATCCCCTCATCCCGTACTGGAACGCCATGACATCACTCCACTCGAACCGGTCGTGATCCCATACATCATAAGCGCTCAATAATTCTACCACATTAGGAGTTTTGATGTCATCGAAAAGATATTCCCACGTAAGCTCACAGGCCGCCGCCCCGATACGCCTCTTGCCCTTTACCTCGTAATCCCTCATATCGTCTATGGCGGTCTTATGATGGTCTATCCATACGACATCTATACCTTTCTCTTTCCACTCATCGAAAAGGAATCTTGTTCTGTCTCCAAATGACACGTCAACTACAAACACCTTATCATATTTATTCACGTCAGGTATTTCCTTGCCGTAATTGTAAGGAAGAAGATCAATGTCCCCCTTGAGATACTTTTTTACTATAGCCGCTGACATTACTCCGTCAAGATCAGCCTCATGATATATACATCCTGTCATAATCTGTTGTTTTTGATTAAAAAATCTATGTATTCTTTTATATCCTTGTTCCTATCATTATCCCAGTCAAATGTCTCGTTTATGAATTTGAGGTACGATACTGGGATCGAATGCAACATCCACCCACAATATTTCCCGAATGTTATTACCGTAGAGCCAAGGGGATGATCCGGCCTCCCGGGTACAGGGGAGGCGGTAATGCCCTGCGCCAGCCCCCTCCTTCGGTCTTTCTTGGCGGCCTTGATATCCAGATCCGTTTTCGTTACCTTATCTCCCATCGGGATATTGGTAATTAGTCTATCGCCGATAAACATCCCCCATCCATATCCTTTGTAGTTCTCTATACTAAGTTTCCTTATATCGTCGAACCTTGACGAGTTGTTGCAACAATCAACGACTAATGCGCTGCCTTTACCGTCCTTTATCCTGACCGCCCTGCCAAGCCACTGATAAAACGAAGAGAACGAAAATGTCGGTCTTCCTACTATCACGCAGTCCAGACCCGGATGATCGAATCCCGTACCGAGGGCGGAATAGTTGAACACTACCTTCGTCTTACCCGACTTGAACCTCTCAACTATAGCCTCCCGCTGCTTCTTTGGCGTGCCTCCGTGAACCACCTCCGCCATGCCGGCGCATATCTTGGCGTTCATCCATTCGGCGGCAGTATTGCAGCTCTCAACAGAATCCATAAACACCAGTATAGATCTACATACGTCTTTTAATACCATCAATCGACGCAAAATAAGGTTGTTTAAGCCATTTTTTCTCACCGCCTCACTAATAGACTCAGCCGTATATTCGGAGCCGTTAGAATTGAGTTTAAGGGCATCTCCATTGAAATCCCATGTCTCATACTTAAGAGGCGTCCAAAATCCTTGCCTTATCATCTCCTCTACCTGTATCACGTGAATCAGATTCTTGAAATACACCGGTCTCATACGAGTGATGAAATTAAGTTGGGAATATGATGTCCGTCCTATCGACATGTTTTTAAGTCTACATGGCGTGGCTGTAAACCCTATCACCTTTCTCGGCTTCAGCTCATTCATGAATGTCATGAACTCACTGCCATCCTCAGGACTGTATCCGGCATGAGCCTCATCTATCAATACGTTTCTGATTCCCATCTCCTTAAGCTGACCAACAACTTTCTTGATAGATCCTAACGTGGCATATATCATGTTAGATAGCTCTTTCTTGCCGCAGGAAGCGGAGTAGATGGTAGCCGGTATGCCATACGACGTTATCTTGCCGTGGTTCTGTTGCAGCAATTCTTTTGATGGTTGTAAAACCAGCGTCTTATCTCCCATCAATCTAGCCGCTTCTGCTATCAGAAGTGACTTACCGCAACCTACAGGACCTATGATCAATACCGGATCATGTCTATCAGAGTTTATGTAATCGGAGATACTTTTAACACACTCCTCTTGATATGGCCTTAATTTATATGTCATCTCTGTAGTTATCAAAAACGTCTTTCACGTACTCTAGTCTTATCGCGCATTCCCGGCCATCGTCCATTTTTACCATCAAAGTCTTTTTGGTCTTGCTTATGGCTATCGCCTCTCCTGTCCCTGTCTGGGTACGAACTATATCACCTATCTTTACATCAAATTCACTCATGGTCCAGCCTTTTATTAAATTCCTCTATCTTGCTCCTGTCCGTCTCTTTGGTCATCTTAGCCTCTTCCTTGAATATGTCATACCCTTCTCGGATATTGTCTCCAACCATATTCTCTATCATCTCCCTTAACTCATCGCTTCTTACGGCGAAAGATATCTGAAACGATTTACTTGTACCTTTCATTAGGTAATCAATCTCCTTCTTGCATTCCGTCATCAACCGATCCAGATTATCGAATTTAACGAACTTAGAGTTGCCATTGGCCTTCCTTACCCCATCCTTGAAATCCTCCAATATCCCGTTAAACACATCCGCCATACACATCATGGAATGTAGCCATACCAGCATATTGAATTTATATTCATTATCAGCGTTGTTCATCAAACTCACCAAAGACTCGCTTTTTGTCAACATGATCTTCGATTCCCGGTCTACGATATCCTTTATCTCCTGCCGGCATTTCATGGCGCCAACGAAATCCATTTTAGAATAACATTCATTTGATTTCTCTACCAATTTCCTGATATCCTTTCTAGACATCAGAAGATCCAACACCTGTTTTTCTCTTTCGTTTTTATCCATAATCATTTATTTATTGACACAATATAATTAAACCTAGATATTTACCTAGGCTTTTAATAAAGTTAATCTTTTTTATTCTTTCTTTTTGAATCATCCCAATCCGATGAGTACCCGCATGTCCCTTGTTTGTGGATCGAGAAATCGCACCAAAAACACAAGGGCTTGGGGCGGGGTTCAAGGCAGGCCGGCTGGCGTCCCATGAGGTAGCGCTTCTCGTACTTATACCCCTGTTTGGCGTCGTCCCAAACGTGAGCTTGATAGCTATCTATTTTATTTGTCTCGAAATCATACATGTCAAGGAGAATATCGTTAAGTTCCTTGACCGATCTCTCTACTTTCTCCTTATCTACCTTCACGTTCTGATTGTCCAGCATGCGGGTAAAGAAATAGCTGCACATATCCGGCAATACCTTATATTTTCTGAGTATGTAAAAGGCGTATATCGGATGCTGGAGATTGTGAAGCAGCTTATCCTCATCGAATAACTTTCTCCCGGACTTCCAGTCTATCGTATACATAGCTATCCTGTCTTTTGTCTTATACTCTCCACGCCAGTCCACCGATCCTATGATATGTACCTTATCGTACGTCACGCCATCCAAGGTAAGGGGCTTGGGCAGCTTATAGGGCAGGACGAAGCCCTCCTCCACGCCGGCCGGTCTCGACCCCCGGATCACCTTCTCCATTGGCGTAAGATCGGACCACGTCTTCTTATAATTGCCAGCGGCATCCTTCTCAAACAACCCCACAATCCATCTTATTAACCTAGCCGCATGTTGCATGGACTCGATCTGGGATTTTACGCTATCAAAAGGAATCTTCTCTATATCCGCGTAGTAATTGAAAGCCTTACTCATATCCTCATAAGAAGGTCTACATCCGTTCTTGAAGAAATACTCCATTGTCTGGTGGATAACCGTACCATATGACGTAGCCTCGTGCTTCTCCGTGGATCTGTGACCCTCCACGTAAGTCTTATACCACTTATACGGACATTGGACAAACGTGTCTATCTGTGAGTAGGACGCGGCAAGCACCTTCTCACCGCCTATGGTCTTACATAGCAAGTTATTCTCCGGAACGATCATAAAGCCCCTCCGTATTTATGTCACGCTCATATAAATCCATCGAAATATTCTGTAGGTTACGCAAATACCTTATCTGGATAAGCTCGCTCAGGTCATCCTCCATATCCCTAAGTCCGAGATAATACTCGTCGCCAAAAACCTCCATGGTCATCCCGTGTCCACGATATACGTCCCTATTCTTGTCACTCTTGAAACCGATAGCGTCAAGAAGGTTATCGTCTATCTCAATAGGCATGATATCATCTTCCCCTGAATACCATTTCATTATCCCATCATCAACCTCACGTTCAAGGATTAATGATCCACTTTCATTACGCATACCGGTAACGCACCCTACTCTCCATATATCGCCAGCTTTGTCTTTTACAAGATCGCCCGGCCTTAACTCCTTAACTGAAATCATATTCTTCCTCCTCATGATCGTCATCACAATCATCGACAAGAGGGGTTTCTAACCCCTCTTCCCAATCATCATATCCAAAGTCCATCACTTACTCTTAAACCAATCATACAACATATCCGCAAAAATCCCTACAGTTAGTTCATCAACAGGTTTATCGCCGAAGACATCATCCGATATCCTTATACCAATCTTCTCTTCAATATCCATCAACACCTCTAATAAATCAAATGGATCCATAGCCAGATCAGATGATAAATTACTATCTTCTTTTACATCATCAATTACCTCTATATTATTAATGTAATTGAACTTATGCGTTTTTTCAAATATCTCTTTTCTGGCTAGTTTCAATATTTTATCTCTCTCCATGATTATTTAGATAATTATATAATATATCCATAAATTCCCCTACCGTAAGTTTAGTATAAGGTTTGATGTTTAGTGTCTCATCAGGTATAGATATACCCATCCTTTTCTCTATTTCCATCACCACCTCTGCGTAGTCAAGGGAATCCATAGCCATGTCGGTCGCTAGCCCATCCTCGTTATCGATCTCGGCAGCATGATTAAAACCCGTAAATTCACCCATCTTCTCAAAGATCACTTCCTTGACTACTTTTTCAATTTCTTTTCTTTCCATGTTAAATTGACATTTTCAATCTTCTACCTAACTCTTTTTTTATATCCGATATCCTTTCGATATCCATCTTAACATCGCCTGTGATAGCGTATTCCTTATCCATTCTCTTTGGGGGATCCGGAAGCCGGCTTATGGCGAACAACCATGCCAGCTCCTTGTCCTTGTTCTCCCTAAGATACAAGTCAGACGTCATGCCATACATTTTTATGATCGTATCGAATAACGTTGATTCCGATAAACTCATATGCACGCTATACACATTTGATGGTTTCCAGATCAAGTTATCCAATCTCATCGTATACTCACGTTTAAGATCTATGTGGGATATTACGGCTCTTACTATAGGTTCTTCCTTGAAGTTGGTATTAGCCACGAACCATACGAGCCGTTTCTCTACCTCCTTGATAGCTCCTGTATCCTTACCCATATCGTTATATACCCCAACGATACGGTCCCGGATCCCCTCGACCTCCGGTGTCAGGCCGGGTGTCTCTATCAGCGTCAGCAGCGACCCTCCCCTTGGCGTTATCTTCCACTTCCCATTCTTCTGAAGCTCGATATAACCAGACGCTTTATAACTATCTATTCTCTCCTTTGGAATGACGCTAGCCATCTCCTCTTTCTGCCGGATCATCAAAAGATACCCGACATCAGACATCGTCAACCCTGATGTCATCATCTGTTCAAAATTTATATACATAAACTAATGAGTTAAAATATTGACCTTATCTTTCTGGCTACCCTCTCGACTATATCGGGATGATCATTTCCGTTATATATATCTATTAGCGTATCTATTATATGTAACCTTATGTTTTTCTTTGATGAATGAAACCAAGAATCTCCATTTTTTCCGTTTACAGGTTTGAACATCTTCAGTTCTGGTATAAGATAACACGCCACGCATGATCTTTCAGCAAGTGATAATTCAACCGCCGCCCTTTCTATCGCTATGCACATAAATGCATAATTATCATTCTTTATTAGATTGTAAGCCCTTCTCGACACCCTAAGGGCGTCTGCTTTCGATAATCTCTTTCCCTTTTTCATACTGTTTTACCGTATAAGATTCATTAGCCATACCAACTCTACCAACTGATATAGATTGATTTATAGATTGGTTAAGATGCCCTGCAACCGACATCTTAGCCCTAACCGTATTGGCGCATCTTAGAAGGATTCGATAATCCTCTAACGCCCTCTCGTATCTTACGTCCACCCTAGCCCTTTTATCAGCATCAGTCATGCTCTTACATGTTCCGTCCTCCCTCAGGCTTATAGCGATCTTGTCCCGTATGATTCTGATATCATCCTCGGCTATCACCAGTTCGGCGTCAAGAACCCCCTTGTATGAGCTAAGAAGATCCTCCACCGCCACAACTTCCCTTTTTAGGTTCTCCAATTCCAATATCATTGAGTTGTCATTTATCCTTTTATACTCCTGTACTTTATTGGATACCTCATCACAGATACTCATGATCTCCTTTTCCCGTTCCCGATTTATGATATATCTGATGCTGTATTTAGCCATTTCCTTTAACGAGGATATAATTTCCTTTATCCCCATCTTATCCTCAACCGACAATACGGTCTTCAAGAACATTTCCAGCACCTTTATCACTACAAGCAAGTAATTATGTCTCAATCTCATGTCAATAAGGTGTTTCGTCATGTACTACATTGAAATCATCACTGGGCGGTATATATTGTTGCTCCAATGGAACACCGGGAGGTGGGGGCGGAAGCGTCACTACGGTCGTGTCCGGCTTGCCGCTACCCACGGGGGCATCCGAGCCTCCCGGTCTTTCTTGGCGCACCACCCCTCCATCAGGATAATATCGCTCATATCCTTTCATGATATCTACATGTATAGCGTCAATCTCCTCCAATGATCTTTGACGGACCTTTACGATATGATGGAACAATAATCCATCCACACGGAAGGATCGTCTTGACTCGCTCTTGAAACGTTCCAGATTAGGATACCATCCTTGCGGAAATTGCATGTATGAGGAGTACCCGTATCTCCTTGGGATATTCAACACTACCATAGCCGTACACAGCTGCCCCAATGAGTCAGACTGATAGAAATCAGACTGCCTTGGCATATGATCCTTCGGATCACGTCTGCCCTCTATCTCTCGATTAAGTTGCGATACGATAAGGAAGAAGATGTTTGGGAACGTTCTTTTGGCTATATTACACATATTCATCAAACTATCTATATTCCTCTTGGCGTCACCCAAACCTTGTATAAGAGCTGTATGGTCTATGGATACAAATACAATTTTCTTATCCTTATTCGCCGGCATATATACATTCCATAGAAAATCTTTAAGCTCATCAACTGTTGTAGGTATGTTTCTTGTTTAAGACATTTTTGCATTTCTAGCATCTCCTCTTCATTCATTTTACGAAGGAGGATATCTTCTATGTCTTTGTTCATTTTTTTTGATAGTGAACGTAATACCAGGTCTTCCGGATTCATCTCGAACTCACATCTTAACCATGCATAATCATCTGCTTGCGGATTGATGTTGACATTCATCACATTGTTCATGATCTTTTGCGCCAGATAGGATTTTCCAACCCCTGGTCTAGCTCCTATGGCTATCGCATGTTGAGGGTAAAATCCCCCCAGCAAAGCTTTGTCTAGATAAGGGTATCCAGTACGAGCCGGGAGAAGTTCTCCCGACTGATATTTCATTATCCTCTCATAGGCGTCCATGATAATTTCCTTGGACGTCTTCCATATCCTATTATCGCTCATCCTCGTGCGTTTCTATCGCCAGCCGTATCGGATTTAGATCCTCTGTTAGCTGATCTTGATTTATATCTTAACCCCTTAGCCGTATGGCATAGGTCCTTCCCTTTCCGATAAGCCTTCCCCTTCAGCTTATCGGTCTTGTAATTCTTACGACCCAACTCCCGTCTCTTGGCTTTCTGCTCAGGTCTGGCGTTGATCTTCTTATCCGTCTCAGCCTTCTTCTTTCTGGCTTCCGGATGTGTCCTGTAATATTCAGTCGACCTCCCCATCCTCTTCGTCCTCCTCATCATCAAAATCTATATTCTCTTGTATATCCAAATCCTCTTCCTTTAAAAAAGATGGATATTCCAATCCCAGACGCTTAATCATATACGAATATGGATCAGACGCAAATTCATCTGGTATCTCCCATGTGCAAGGGAATGTACCTATTACCTTTTTAAGTTTATCGGCTAATTCGCTACTCATCCCCATATTAACCATTTTATTATAAACCGTAGCTTCTACGCTACTTACATTGCCCCCAACATAAAAACCTGTTGGTTTGTGAACAAAATAAACTTTCTTCATTTTACATGTATTATTCATTTTATTAAAGGTATCCAATTTGATTCGATACTCAAATGTTCCATTATCATTAGCCCTAATGCTCATATTTATCCTTCTTGCGATCTCCATAACTCATATCCATATCACACACCACCGTATCGGTCGTGTCGTTTACCGCATGGAACAGGAACTCCGGACATCCGTGGCAGGCGTTGCTCCCGATCGCCACCGCTCCGTGCCTAGGGCAAGCCTTCTTTACCATGGTTCTATCATATATCCGTATATGATTATCGCCATACTTTTCAATATATCTCATGGTATTAAGTAGTGATGGTAAAGACATCTTATATGGGGATACATGTTCTATTGGTATATCCAATTCACCAGATAGGCTTTTGTAAATATCCTGTACATCCCGTTTTGTCCTATACGCGAATATATTAATCTCAGTCATTACCATATCCATACCCCTAAGAAGATCCGGCCTAGCCAGCCTCCCCATAGGCTTCCCGAAAGGATCGGATCTCATCCAAGCCCCACACTTCTCGCACCCAACTTGCTTCCCCTCTACCGTATTTATCATAGTGGATGGGATCTTGCAATACGGGCATACGGATCCGTTTAACATAGCTTTCTGGGCTAAAGACAGCTCTTTCATACCTTTTCCTCTATCTCAACATTAAATAGATTGCAGAATCTATCAAAATTTCTGTTCTCTATTCTCATATCCTTCTCATACTTGTCAACCGATTTGATGAAATCATTATAACAGTCCTCGCATATCCATTGATTGATTACCGCTACATAATAGCCCACGGACGTAGGTCTGTTACACATATCGCAAATACCTAAGCACCCATATCTGGTGAGCTTATCTATCATCTCCTGTCTTGTTATTTCAAGCGCCTTGAATTTCTTGTAATTGTTAACTACCTTTGCCATTGTAAATTTGTTTAATAATAAAATAATCTGCTATATCCATTCCCTCATTTATATTGGGCTTTGATTCGAGAAAATCGCTTATCTCTACATCCATTCCCCTCATATCCCTATCCACTTTCTTCTTCCACTCGTTAAACGCCGATCCTTTGTCAGGATATAGGACTATTCTTCTACGTCCCAATGCCTCTATCATCCCCCTTTTCAACATATGGATACCTCCGCATGCCATGAAAAGCCTATCTGGATATACGATATTACAGATGACCGCCGTCTTCTCCGACTCAACTATATATACCGGGGCTTCCTTAGGATAGAAGTTGATAAGAAACTCACCGAACAGGCATTGCCTTAATAAATAATCTTGACCGTCTAGGACGTGAACCCAGCATACATGATCCATGGGAACCTTTACCCTCTTACCATCTGGTCCGTAATCCATTATCTTCCCGGTCCTTATCACCCAACTTTTATCAAGTTGCCAGAACACGCAGCATTTACCCCAATCCCCGAGTCTCATCATCCCGATCTTATATAAGCTGAACGCTCTATTGGTATGATATGATCCGAATATATTGGATAGATAATCCTGAAGATCAGATGTCTCGAAAGGATTAAGCGTCTCAAACATCTTGCTTGCCGGAATGCAGTTGGCTATATCCGAATCCGCTGGAGGTCTGTACCTCCTTAATACTTTGTTTGAATCGGTAAAAAGATCATTGTTCCCAAGTTCGCTCCCTGTTGGATATTTAAAGTAACCACATTTATTTTTATGATCGCACACCCCAAACTGCTCTCCAACGATCTGACCGGTGGTTACGTCCACGTACGGCGTAAAACACTTATCCTTGCCGCATTGCGGGCACGTCATCTTCCTTCTTGGCTTGCTATGATCCAACTCATACCGATATACGCTCTTGTCAAACTCCCTGAATTCCATTATCCTCTCCTCTCGCTCATCACTCTATATATATAATCTCTCAGCGACTCTTTTCTTATCAAACCATTCAACTCAAAATCACCCTCTATATATAAAGATCCGATCCTTGACGTAACCGTATAATTGGTTTTCTCAAACTTATACTTACCTTGAAGATATACAACCGTAGCCATATTAAGTATAGGATTATCGGTTTGTCTCTTCAACTTATATTGACTTGTCTTAGCGGTAGGATCACCCGGAGCGAAGTTGTATATCTCCTCTATCTCCAATATCTTTCCGTAGTTCTCCAGTATCATTCTTCTATATAGCTCAAGCTGGAAAGCGTACTCGTCATAGAAATTACCTTTCCTGTTTGATTTGAAGTCCAATATAGCGAATATCCTCCTACATCTTTTTACTTTCTTTTTCTCCATTTTAGGTTGGCCTTTCTTGGCTCCCACCTTATAAAGCTCTCCTGTCTCGACCTCTATCTCCACCATCTCCGGCTCGCCATCCATCTCCACCACCGCGTCCACCGAAGAAGCTACTTTCAATCTCCTTGACCTCAACATCTTTTCGATCAATACAGGTTTTACATGTCTTTCCTTGCAGAATATGGCAAATGATATCAGATCCTCTATCAGTTCATCAATGTTATCCACTAATATCCGCTCCATCCTATACTTGTCTATCCTTAGCTTGGCTTCCTTGACCACCTTCCTGATCCATGTCGGGATCAGCTTTATGTTAACCCCTGCCAGATACAACCCAAATAGATAATGCATGATAGTACCCAGATCAGCCCTGTAGTTAGCGTACTCATCAGGATCCTTACCCTTGAGCCTCATCTCATTCTTCCACTTCTCCAAGGCTCCGGACGTATCACAATACCCATTGGCGATATTGTTAGTGGCTCCATCGTATATGATAGGATACCCATCAACATCCATCTCATAATACACACGTTTGCCGGCGACAGTCATTCTATATAACACAGGTGTCGGGATATCCTTTATCCATTCAGCGGCATAATACTGTTGCTCTGTCTCCAGATCATACTCAACCTCCATCTCCTCATTAGGCTCGTTTTTAGGCTCTTCAACAGGCTTTTCCTCCTCGACCATATCTTTCTTCGGGACCGTTGATAAAACGTCTAATATGCCAAAGAAAGCGGTAAATTTAGGATCTGTATGATATGATCTTAATACTGGTAATGATGATCGCCAATAATATGACGACGCATTCTCGTCCTTTATCTTGCCTAAAACCTTGCCTAAAGCCGAACATACTATCTCTCCATCATCCGCGATAGCCACATTGTGTCTCTCGGATAAACGAACTCTCATCTCATCAAACAATTCTTGATCGCTTATGACTTCTATGATCGTCCCATAACTATATACCGTGTCACTTATAGCCTTATATCCTAGGTCTAAAAGTAATCTTTGTTTTCTTCTATCCATGATAATAATCTGGTTTTTAATTTACCATCCTCCTCGACTTTAGGTGCGAGATCCCTCATCCGTCTGGCCGCCAACAGCCATACGTTGCCAAACTCGTCCAAGAGCCGGCTGAAATCCATCGTATCTAACAGATAATCGAATTTTGTATGCTCATCAACCGTCAAGTAGATAATGTTATCATTATCCTCGGCAACTGATTTATATTTCCGTTTAGGGTATAAGTGGCATATGTTGCTTACCCCCGGGCATGGTATGTACGCGCCGGTGGCAGATCTCCTTGTCATACTCAATCTAGCCACATGGGCGCCAAAGAAAACGGCTAGGCTCTTCCCCTTTGGCTTGGCCTTCACCCGTATCGCCGCCCTTCCCTTTGGCGGTAGTTCCCTAGCCCGGCACGCAGGGCACAACCCCTTGCTCCTTATGGCTACTATCCTGCCGCACCTCTCACATGGTAACATCCTACCCTTCATGCTTTTTTCTTTTTATAACTTTTATTAAACTCCATGAGGCTCATGGCTCTATATCTCTTAAGCCTATCTATTTTACCCTTCGTCCAATCCTGATCCTTGAAATTGATGATCGTGTCGAATATCTGAGCTAGTTCCCGGATATTAAAATTCCTGTTCTGTATTTTTTTATAGAACCCTGACCTACTATATCCTAGTCTAGACGCCAGATAAGTCTTGTTAGATAATGTGAGGATACGATAAATCGTACCCTCCATCTTGTTTATCTCCATCAACTTCTCAGCTACGGATGACGCGGTCTCATAGCTAGCCTTATTGCTTACTATCCTCATTTTTCTCCGGATTCCTGATCTTACCATCAAACTCGTAGAAGTCCATCAGTTTCTTCTCTTCCTTGATACAAGTGACAACGAAATCTGATATGGTTCCTTTCATGCCTTCCTCGAAATTCTCTTTGGCATGATCAAGGTCATTGGCCCGAACGATGTAGTTAAACGCCTTGCGTTTTTCATTGCCCGATTTCCCGTCTATCGTAATATAATCAGCCGTGACCTTATAGAACCGGTCTCCATCCATGGCAAACAATTCCGCTATCCTGAATCGTTTGATATCAACGCTAAACTCACCGGAGATGAAAGGCCTCATCTCCTCTATGATTCTAGCCTCACATTCGGTATAAGAAAAGGCGTCTACTAAATACTCTTCCTTTACCTTCTTCTTCATGCCGTTCTCGGCATCGGTCTCATAAGAAACCGTACATTTAAACCAATTGTGCATTTTAATCTATATTATTGTTAAACAAAGGATAATCTTTTATTCCTTCACGAATATATCTCTCCGTATCATCATCCACATCATAAGCCTTCTTGAAAAATATCATAGCCTTGTCCGTGTCGTGATCCACCAACGGAAGATATTCCTTTACGAAAAGAACTTTAAGATGATTCATGTGATCAATCTTGCGCCTTACATCAATTACTTTTGGCCATATCTCGGCACGGATTTCACCCATCTTTTTTACATTCTCTTTGTATTCGTTTACCTGATCTTTATACTCCCCCTCGATCTCGTTGTTCTTATCCTTGACAGACTTATAAGCTTCCTTATCTTTCGTGTCAAACATCGGAACATGCCTGATATTGATTATATCCAATCTACCGCATAGCTCCTCATTGGATATGGTGAAATCATATCTAGTCCTGTATAGATCAAATTCACTTAATAACTTAGCTATTTTAATAGCATCATTCTGATCAAGAACGGCTATATTCAAGCCCTCCAAATAGTAGAAGAAATGAGATGGAGAAATAGATTTATAGCCATACGTCTTCATGACTGGAGGCTCATCCATAAACCTGACACCTTCCTCCGCGCATCTTATTACGATCAATTTCTCTACCTGCTCATCAGTAAGATCATATATCTCCTGATCGGTCATCTTATCAATTGTCTTCATCATCCTCATCCTCCGATATCGTTATAGCCTTTGTAAACTTTTGTTTATAGACCTCACTCATAAGGCAGGCGAAAGTCCTATCATTCATACTAGCCATAGTATTGGCCTCTACCATAAGATTCATCTCGATGTTCTTTACCGAGATTTCATAGTTATCATCATTTTCTTTATAGAAAATTACTTTACCACCATACTCGAAACCATCATCCTCGGCCTTAACCATATCGATGATCCTCTCTAACTCCTTTACAAATTCACTCTTTTTCATATGTGTAATTTTTATGTGTCTACAAAAGTAGACATTTTGTTTTTGAATTAAATTAAATAAACATTATTAATAGTTAATACGCTTAGGTGATTATATACCATTTTACACTAAAATCGTAAAATGGTATATAATCACCTTATCCTCCATATATCTTAAGCCCTTTTATATTGTATTTGCTTATATCCATACACGAATTACACCCTCCATGACAACAACACCACGAGCGAAAGGCTAGTCGCTCCCGCTCCGGCCTACCTTGAAACTCCACTGCCGCCCTATACCATGCCGGGGATAATACCCTGACCTTCTCCGGTACGGGCGGTGTCATGAGCACCGATCGCCGCCTTCCCTTGGCATCCTCCCTACCTCTCATCTGGATTATCCTTTAACAGTTCAGCTATCTTCTCATCCTTCAACATATTTTGCTTTCTCATGCTATCTACGACAAAGGCAGCGAACGCCATATCATACCTTTTCCTTAACTCATTGACAAAAGATTTGGCTTTTGATTCTACCATTGTCTCGATGTTGCTGTCTACGACTTTCTTCATCCTGCCTCTTATAAACTCGTCTACTGTCAACCCCTCATCCATATAATCTAACCTGAATCTATATTTCTTCTCGCTGGCGTTCTCGACAAGATCGTTCATTGATTCTCCCGCTATATCCTCAATCTTCTCTGATATCGGATTGGATATTTCTCTCATCAACTCATTCTTGAACTTTTCTTTAAGTTCATGTATTATAGCTAACCTGACCGGGCTGGTAAACTCCTCTTTCAACGTCGCTTCATTGTACATAGCTTCCTCGAATACATCTTCCAAAGGCATGAAGGTTCTTCTCCCCAGAGGACCTAGATGCTCCATTCATATACAAACTTAAATTATTGATATTATCCAATATATCATCCTTTCTCATTTCAGTTTGCTGTAGGAGATGGAATACCTTCCCGATATAATCCGACTTAATACCGATCCCGTCAAGCACCTTGTCATCATCAAATATATCCGGGAAATACAATGCTTCTGACGGTAATTCAGAACACATCTTTTTCTCGCGCGACATGTACTTCGATATCATATTCAGGAGGGTTGATTTCCCGCTCCCGTTCTTGCCTACAATCACATTCACGCCGGGCTTGAATATAAACCCAGGGCCATTTTTGAACGCTTTTATCTTTTGGATATATTTAAATGGAGTCTTCTTGTTGTCGTCTATCCTTATAGAAGTTATCATCTTATATGATTTTGTGTTTAATTATTTAAGCCTTTCATCAATCGCCAAATCAAATATCTTATCAAGACATCTCCTCATCTCCGCCGCCCCGATGATCGCCTTTCGATTCCCGAACGAGAGCCACGAAGTAATGAACCCACTGACCTCCGCGTCCCGCCCGGAATACCGCCTTGGGAACTGTACGGGATCGCTGGCAATAAAGTCGGCGTTTTCGTATTTGTCCGCCATGCATTTCGGCATGTCTACAAATTTGTCATTCATTGTTTATCCCTTCATTTGTTCGCATGCCAATCTTTCAAGTTCCGGTGTAACGTTGGTATTCATTATGCCTTTCAAGCAAGGGCATTGTCGCCAGACTATATCATAAATCTTTGACAATCCAATCAAAGCCTCATTGTTTGATTCAACTGTCATAATCCAATTGTCCGGCGATATCCCTATCTCCCTGCATGGTATTTCTTTCTTGCCTTTTGGCATATATCCGTTCTGATAGTCTTTTACATTACATCTACCAAAATATCTTCCAGTGAGTATTCCGTTTTCGCCCGTCTCAAACAACCCTCCTATCCATCCTATCTTATGGATGTTCTCCGTCCACGCTCGAGTGGCGAATAAAAACTTTTTTACAGGAACTTTTGAAAAATGCATCAACATCATGGATACTCCCGTCCGGCTCTTTGAATATCGATGATTTTCTTTTATTCTGGTAACTCCCGTCTAAGCCTATTTTTCCCCATTCGCCATCGTCAAATCTCAAAGGAGAGATTATATCAAAACTGCAAAGTTTCTTGACGAGATTGATTTCAAATGGTGCCGAGAATCCGCTGTTACCATGAGAGGAGAACAGCGCGACAGCTTCTATTACCTGTTCGCGCATCCATTTGTTAGGACCGTCCTCTTCTTTGCTATATCCGGCTAATTCCAATTCTCTTATCGCATGTTTACATAAATTACTGTTTGCGATAATATACCGAAGAGCCTTCTTGTTGATAAGGCTCTTCTTGCTCATTTTCTTTACAATTCTTCTACTCTTTTCCATGTTTAATGTTATTTAATGTTTTAATCACCAATCTCCTCTATCATTCGTATTGTGCCATGACCATCTGTCTCGCGAAATCTTTGTACGCCACTATTTTTCGCGGGTTCGCTCGCGTTCGTATTTCCCCGATACCGCCGACCGGAGACAAGGCGCCTGTATTAACACCTCTTCCCATGTCTATTCCTCCTTGTTATATAATTGCTTGTTTTTATATTCCAACATCCTTCCCATCCTCTTTAACCCAATTAACTGTATCGCAATACCAACAATACCCTGTTTTGGAATCCTTTTTATGAGAATGGGATCCACATGTGGCGCACCAATAATTATCATCCATATTGTATGCATAACTTTCATCCTCATGCATTTTGGCTATTCTAGCTACCCTATCCTCCAGCAGATCCTTTAGATAATGGCATTCGTAAGGTCTATCCTCTTCCTTTAATATATAAATATCGATATCCATCATGCTCCCCATCCTGTCCGTACACATACACTCGGCGGCATGGCGCACGCTCCCTTCCGGCATCCCCGGAACTATCTCCCGGATCACCGCCTCCATCTTCTGTTGGTATTCGGTGTCTACCTTGACCACCAAATCCTCTAATTTATCTATTAAACTCATGATCTTTTTACCTCTTTATATATAACGTCTATATCATCTTTCCTATCTACATCAATACAATGGGTATCCTTACAGTAATAATTCTTACTATTATTAAATACGCATCCTTCACGACTAGCATCACTGGATTCAACCACCTCCAGTTCCACTTCTTTCGAACCAATATTATATTTAAATATAGAGCCTATCTTATGATACCCTATATTCTCCAAAGTTATACTATTATTTATCATATCCTCATGTCCGAATACGCTGTTAATAAAATCAAGCATCTCATCATTGAATGATCCGCTTTCTTCTTGCAGCTCCCTACATTCATCCTCGGTCAATCCACAAGAAGACACCAGTTCCCCTGCGGCCTGCGTCCATCGCCCGTCGTGGGCTAGCTCCTGAACCGCCAGCCATATCCCTTGGTTCATGCCCTTCATTCTTGCCTTATCTAAAATATCCTTATTCTCCATATCCTCAATCATTTAAATTCTTGTTTATTACAACAATCTCTATATCGTTTAACATCTTATCTTTTAATACTTTCTCTACCATTCTTGGAATGACATTAAAATCTTTATTTTTAAGCTCATTATCTACCATAAACTTAATCATCTGCTCTATATTATTATCATTCCCGTAAGTATTACATATACACTCCTCAACATATTTTCTTATATCAGATCTAATCGCATTGATTATATCTTCCTTCGTAAGCCCAAGCTCATTATGGATATAATTCTTTATCGCTTTATATTTCTTACTTCCGCTCATAATCAATCTCCTTTCTCTTAAATTCACCTATGTTTAATATCCCTCTATCTCCTTCAAGCGCTAAAGAGATCGGAGGTATTGGCATATATAATTTAACTACCCCGTCATCGTAAAATGGATGCGGATATTTATGATACTTGGCAAATTTGCCCCAGCCTTTAAAGAAGTAAGCCATGGAAATACTTTCTCCATCAGTGACAAGATAATAATCATCTACATCCGGTAGCCCATCGCTTACTTTTATCCACGGTGATTGCTTTGACCGCCATTCGGCGCCGGATTTAAAACCAGAAGCAAGTGTGTTTGTTTTTGCCCTCCCTGTCCCCTTCGTTCGGTGGTTTCTAAATAAAAGAAGCGTGGGGACTATTGGATACTACCGCATTGAGGCCTTGGACTGCCCACCACTCGATAACAAACAACAGCCCCACGCCGTAACCCTCCCGTTATCGAACTCCCAGACCAAAGGGAGGAGGCCGCATCGTGGACACGGCAACCATTCCATTGGATTCTCCGGCTCCTCATAAGCATCAATACACTTGTACTTATATCTCTCTACCATTATGATCAACCACTATAGAATTGATTTAATCCTTCGATCCCTCATCTCATTCTTATCCTTAAACATCATTATCCTATTAACAATTCCCTCCGATTCCATGTACGTCGAGAATCCATGTATTCTTAGATATTGGATTGCTGATAGCGATTTTTCTAATATTTCCTTATATTCTATATCTGTTTTAACCGCTTCCCCATGATCTTTTCCCTCCATTTCTTCTAATATGATTTTAACCAGATATACTACCTCGTCTATCTGGTCGTAATAAACATTCACCCCATCAACTTTATCATTGTTTTCATCATATCCATCAACCATCAAATTATCTTCCCCCGATAAATACACGGATGTTATAGATAAACAAATCAACCCAATATCGGTAAAGACCCTTATTCCAGCCGGAAAATCATCTACATGGGTTCCGCTATCCATGTCAAGATCAAGTCTCCCTGTTCTCTTGATCAAATCAACCATAGCTCCATAAGCTACTACGTTCGCATTTAATAGCATTTTATTTAATGCGTTTATTCTTTCTACGTCCTTCATAATCCCTAACCCCTTTGTATTACATCGTTATACGTTATTCCGTTATCTTGAATTAGTCTCATAAACTGATCTTCGGTATAAGCCAGAGATTCCCCTCTGTTAGCCCTCTCTATATTCTCACTCATCATCCCTATAGCCTGTATTAAGGCCGCTGAGGAGTTGGCTATCAATTTAGCCGCTTCCATTATCCTATTATCGTCCATAATCATATTACTTTAACTTCCTCGTTCCACAAATGTCTCTTATATATCGGAGTGATGCCAATCAGAATACCAATATCTCCACCCCGATACCGAAGTGTTTTGGACTCGATTTTATGATGCGATTCTTGTATTCCTCCTCCGCTTTTGTCGTAAGGAGAAAAATCGGATAATTCTACTGTTCCCATTTCCTTATCTTATTTTACAAAAGATGTTCATTACCTTCATAAGGAATACAATAGATCCATCCCGTCCCATTTAAGCATTCATATCTTTCTTCTTTATATTGAGCATCAGCAATTTTCCTAACAAACAAACTTACGTGCCAATCATCGTCTTCTGTATCTCTTACTAAAACCTTATCAAATGGCTTGAATTTATATTCTGGTTCTATTTCAATACCAAAGAATTGTTTCAAATACATTTTGGCTTTAGGCTCTTTGCTTGTTTTAAGAGCATCAATAAACTTTTGCCTTTCATCCTCAGTAGCAAGTCTGTATTTTTCAATATTATTACAATCAGCATGTGCTTTTCTAGGAATCACGACTCCCCTCCCCTTCTTCCATGACGCATGAAAAGATGTAAGATATTCTCCGTTCGTATTTAATATAAACAGGTAATCACCCTGTTCATTACTCAATACATCTCCGTCCTTGAATGTGGTGTATTCTGGAACTTTAAGCTTAAGTCTATAATCCTTTCCTCCGAATCCATTATTTGAGAACCAATCTGATATTATGCCGTGATCGGTATGGATAACTCCTAGGATTGGGAAAGACTCTTCCCTATGATACACAAACTCTACTCTGTAATTATCGCCATCCGTTACAATCATTCCATTGCGCTCACCGTTGTTGATTTTCTTCGCCAACTCTAAATCAAATGGTATTGTTATCATTTTCTTTCCCATAATTTTACATGTATTTATATTGTTATTTTCACTTTAATTATATCACTACATTGTAGCTTTATCTGTTCGGCCAATCCAACGAACATGGGCGGACGCCTCGTTCCCTCGCCCACCTTGCCCATACACGCCGGCTCCACCGGTAACGCTGCCCATGACATCTTGGATGTCTCTCCCGTAAATCCGATAGTGATCGCCACAGCTCTCAAATGTTACTTGATAGCTGTTTAATCCCATCCTAATTGCCTCGCAATACCTTTCATCTCGCTATACGCGATCCCGTGACATCCAGCGACCAATATAACCAATATATCATTCTTATAGCTATTGATCTTCCATTTGTGACCGGTTGTATCCAATACCATATCGCGTTGGAATTTACCGCCATTATGGAAGAGCTTTATCAATTTCCAAAGTCTCTCAGCTTCAGCTCGTTCTATCTTGATATTCTTGCTAGTCTCAATTATGCCATTCTTAACGCGAAGCCATACGTTAGGCTGATCATCCTCCAAATAATAATGTAGATATAACTCCAGAATCTTGCCAGACTCCCACATCTCGATCTGTTCTTCTTTTTCTTTTCTTCTTTTTTCAAAAATTAAAGCCTCTTTTTCGCCTGACCGTCTTTCCGTCTCTGGCATCTGGCCACATACTCAGCCCACGTTCCTTCACCACGAATCTCATCTACTATCACATTGGTCGTTCCTAAAGTTTCTAACGCTTGATGATTTAGCGATACCTCAAACACACGCTTTAACTCATGGACATATTCACTTTTAATCTTATCCGATTCATAAGATAACTTATGTTTAGTTCCGATCCAGGTGTTTGCGCTCTTTTTAAGAAGACTCTTGGGAGTACCCATATTAAAGAACTCAATATAATCCATTAGACTTCTAAATACTCCCCAAACATCCCTATAAGACAGGCTTGTTCTAACCTTCTTGTATTTCTCGATAACCTCTTTGATAAGCCCCAATCGACTAGCGATAAAAGCCATGCCGCCATCATCAGACATATTATATCCAACAGAAAAATACCTTTGAACCAGTTGGTATTGCGCTACAAACACGACATTGATGTTTACAGGTGGAAGAAGAATAATACTTATCGTTAAGCGAATACGCCTTTTCACCACACTTATTTCTTACGATTCTTCCAACCTCAAAATGATAACCATAAGAATAAATACCTCTACCTTCAAAGAAAAGATTACTACCTTTTCCGGATTCTTTCTTTTCATTTGCCCATAAGTGAGCGACCATAGAGTTGTTCATATCAATATTTTTTTTGTTATACAACTACAGATTAATAATACGATATACGTTCATTACATCCGACATCTTGAATTTATTAACATCCGTATTCTTAACATCATATGTATATGAGTCAAATAAATTACTTACCGCGTTCAACCAATCATCATCTGTCGGTTCTTCTACCTCATCCATACGATCATACACATCCCGGTAATTCATGAGGATACCGTTGTACGCTATTTTCGGATCAGCGTATTCTCCTCTTGATATAAAGCAGATGTTTTTGCCGGCCTCGTTGCCGGCAACTATCTTTTTGTAATCTTCTATAATCTTATTCATTTTTCTGATAGTGATTATGCGTAGACTAAAAATTACCTTAACTCAAATTTAATCCCTTCCGGGAGTTGGGAGCGATCCACGTTATTCACGAAATCATCAAACTCTTCTTGTGTGATCTTTTCCCCATAATCACGCCAGTTGAAAGATAAAGTGTTCGTGTGATTATAATATATCACATTATCGGTTGACAATCCATAATCAAACACACAGAGCATTATCTTTTTATCTGTTTCCGCTTCCCTGATTACCTTATCGTATCGCTCACAAATTTCAGTACGCTTTTTCAACATCTTTGCCTTATGAGCTTCCTCCCTACGTTTTTCGATATTTTCTGCGGAATAATACCCGGCTTTAATACGCTCTTCAATAAGCAAACGTTCCTCGTCCGTTAGTGTCAGGGTAAATCTTTCTTCTTCTGGCTTATATGGATTAACCCATCTCTTTCCACACAGGTCTTCAAGTTCCGCAATAAGCTCGCCTGATTCACGTTTCCATCTATCCACAATCCCCAGATTGAAAAGCATATACTTGAAATACATCTTATCCTCAGAGGCTTTATATAATTCTACGCATTCTTGTTCTGATATACGCAAATACCCCATTGCCACAAACATACCACTTCTTTTAACGTGATATATACCATTTTCCACTGGATACAGAGGAGCGCCGTAATGATTGCAACCATGTAATGGTATAAACTTCGCCAATTCCGGACAATGTCTCGCGATCTCATCATGGCAACAGCCTCCCATATACTCTTTATATATCCCATATTTATTTTTCCAACGAATGTCAGCGGTTATACTCCAATCACACATATTGTTATGACAATCATCATCTAACGATATTGTAGTCTTGATTTTATACTTATATCCGTTCTCGGTATAGTAATTCTCTTTTGAATAAACCAGTTTATTTTCCGTTTCCATACTATTTAATTTAATTGTTACACTTATGAGAAATAAAATCGGCGCGACTTCCCGCTATATCATTAGCGTCATCGCACCGATAAAAGCCTTCTGTTTCCAAGTCCACATCTACGGGATACCCTTCCGCTTGTTCCAAGAAATTATTAATTCCCCTTTCTTCTTCATCCGATAAACCAGTATAATCACCATTTATCAGAGCACAAGCCCAATAAACTGGAAGCCTGTATCTTATTACCTCTATATTCATAACCTCATTAATTTACAATGTGAATTTTCAAATACAGGGACCAAATCCCGCTCTCTGAAATACGCGGTCGCTATTTTAAAAGTGTACAAGGCAGGTCTTTCCTCTGAATATTTCGTGTTGTCTCATAAAGAGATATTGGCTGGCAAACATAGAATTTCTCATTACCAAGACACCCAAAAACCCCATCCAAATAACTTTCATCACAATTAGCGCCTCCCGGTATCAACAAATCACATCCTGTCTTTCGGGTTCCGAGAATAAATGTCTTGTTCTTGTTTTCCGGAAGCATGAATATTTCCTTATCAATCTTAAACCAGTCACTCTGGTAACTCTCTATATCACGGCGAACAATCTCGTCAATCTCACGGGCATATTCTTCTTGTGTTTTCATAAGATATGTTTTAAATAGTTCTTAATTTCTCTTCAATAAACGTATCTATCATCTTATAGTAACTTCCATCAAAAACGTAGTTGTTATATCTTTTTGTAAACTCTTTGGCCCAGTCTTGAATGATGTCGAACGCCTCTTCTCTGCTATAACATTTCAACTCCGTTAATCTCCCCACAGCTTCCGCTGACATCTCTTGAAGATTCCGGATGTAAGTTGGATTAACGCTATATGGAGGTTCTTCTTCATCCAGCATAACAATTCTTGGTTTGTTTGCCGACCGGCATTGCTCAGCGGTTTGGGTAAATCCCTGGAAATATTCGGCATCATACTTATTCCCATGATAATCAATGAAAGCAATCTTATCTCTATATATCTCACAGGCATTTAAAGATTCTCGTGTCGATCTTTTTATCGGTCTTGATCCATCCCATGACCAGCCATAAAACTGTATACCATCCCAGATAAGACATGATAGATATCTTAGAGAAAAAGACTTTATATCTAATATCCTATGTTGTATAGGATTAACTTCCCGCTTAGCATCTTCAAGAGTTTTGTATATAGACGTACTTGTCTCAATTTTACCCTCTCCCAATTTGCTTCCAAACCAAAAAATATATTCGACATACATATTTCTCCCACAAATACCTGGATCTTTTACTATCATGCCACGATATTTCGCTTCACGGATCACCCCGTCCCTATGCATGAATACCCTTATTCCAAAGGGTATATCATAAATCAATACATTACACATATCTTAATCAATTTACATGTTCATATATATCCCCATTCTCATAATAAAGTCGATCTTCATATTGATTATGATGAAGCTCCTCACGTATCGCGTCTTCATCGTCAGCCCAATGTTCATATTCCTCATGCCAAGCCTTGAAAAAATTATTATAACATTTTTCTATTAAATCCTCTAAAGAGAAATTCTCCGGGTAAGTACACCAAGTATCGTAATAATCAATTATTGGTTTAAGAAGACAATAATCATAACACATCCCTGTTAATGGACAATTGTCTTCATATCCCAATATTACCCGACCGCGTCTGCGCTTGTAATTATATTTCCCATCTATATACTTGCCTATAGAATAATATTTACCTTTCGTGATATGTGGCATAATGTTGTTATTGATATACCTGAACAATAATTTACCGCGTAGATTCTTAGGGAATATATCACGATTATAATCTGTAGGATGTTCATAAATAGGATCATTATATTTAAACTCATAACTAAAATCATATCTCTCGTATCCAACTTCCCGATTATAAACCCTAGTATCTGTCATATCCTCAAAGGCTTTCATCGACTCTTGATAGTCTGTACTATAAGCATCCATACATTGCTCCATCACATTCCAGCGCTCACGCTCTATGATCTTTTCTTGTTAATCTTTTGACAGTTCATCAAACTTATACACTTTTAATACGATCTCTTTCATAATTCCTCCTCTTTTAATATAATTAGATCCCTAACGTCAATCGAATGACATACGTACCCCCCCCAATCTATGCTCACGTTCAGAGATATGATTGCAGTTATTCTCACGAACTACTGCAATCCCGATCCAAGTATTACTCATCCTTTATCTTTACGAATGGGTTTTCTACATAAAACCCCACTACATCCTTAGATTTTATAGATGTCACTATACCGGTGGTATCTACAAATCCATCCGTCTCATCCATTGTCAAATCCTCTATTTTATCTCCCGGTAGAAAACAAAGATTATAACCTTGATCGATGTACATAATCATTTTTAACTTAATCATATCATCAATGATTCCTCTCATCCTTTCTACGACACCCAATTGATCATCCGTAAGCATCAATTTACTTTTAGGAGACTTTGCCATCCTTATGTCTCCATTCTTGTCAACCACAATCAAATCATTAAACTTATACACATCTTCCTCGCTCGCATAATATGTTTTTGAACAACGTAACTCACCATCATGATTTATTACAACATCAAAACTCTCCAATTTTACACTGACAGCTCTCCCGTTTTTGTATTCCCATACATGATCGTCTATTGGGGAAAATCCATACAATGACCTAAAAGCATCATATATTGATATTTTTCTCTTAGGAATACTATCGCCCTTCTTAAAACACTCCTCGGACGAATAGAACCGCTCTTCCTCTAACCTCTTATCAGTCCTACCTCCTCCCCAAGTTCCTATATATCTAACCACTCCATATGTAAAACTGATTAAGATCTTATCAATCTCAAACCATTCTAATCTTTTTGTCGCATCATTAAATAGATACCCGCTTTCCTCATAGATTAATAAAGAATTCGTCATAATTCGTTTTTTTTAAAATTACTTAATATTATTTGTTTTGACTACAATCAGCCCGATGATTTTGAACAAGATCATATAGATCACAATCGTCATACTAGGCTAAATATTTGATAATCATCATACAATTCTCTTGTATAAGGACTCCGGATTGTCCCTGACTCTACCGCCGCTGGATCAACAGCCATCAGCCCCGCGCCTATCTCATAATATAGCTCAAGATCCATTGGCTCTAACGCTACTTTCTCCGCTTCTTCCCGGCTTAATCCTGACAACATTAAACACCTGACTCTATTTTCATAAGCGATGGGCGTTTCATCCGGACTTAACCTTACTGATATTATTTCAGCATCCTCTATACTATTAAGAATCAATTTTTCTTCCATATTATTATTGTTTATGGTTGTTTCTTCCACTCGTTATATCCTACCTCAAAAGCTATGGGGTCATATCTTTTCAACATAACCCCATAATTATCCCTACCAGTATATCTATCCTTACCGCCTATTATCCATTCTTCCCTAGACAAAGAATTACCAAGATCGTTAAGCGTGCTTATATAATCTTTCTCGCTTTTCATATCATAATATTACATTAAACAACTCGTTTAGCCTATCTATCTCATTTAAGTACTCATCTTCTTTATAAAACTTAATTTGAGTCCCATTATCCAAACCAAAGGACAGGGTGAAGGATATAACCCGGCCCGATCCGTCCACGGTCCGCCCCTTGGGAACCCAAGACATCACCGCCTTCTTGGATATCCACCATCTCCCTATCTGAACGAGATCAGGATAGTTGCCCATTAAATATACCATCTGACCAGCCATCTTATTAACATCATCAAAAGGCACTATATGATACTTGTTTCTTATCCTGACCCTCAAGAAGGGGTTATCCATATTATATGCCGCAAATGCCGATATCACGGAACTAGGATATCTAACTCCTTTTATTATCGCCCATTTCATATATCACCCCCTTTTTATATAACATAAATTCATTGGATAAAATTTATCCGCGCTCTCTTTTCCGTCTCCGCGAAAGTTAGCCAGCCCGCATGTCAGGACGCTCACAAGGTTATCCACCACCTCCAACTCGCTCGATTTGAACCACGCCGACTGACCGTAAGTCTCACCTATCCATATTATACTCATTCTCCCGTCCCGACCGACCTCCTTGACCAGCCCTATATGGTTTTTAGTGTCCTTAATCACATTTGATTCGTCAATATTTGTAAGCCGAACAAAATCCATCGGTCGTATCATTTCATTCTCGTCCATGTCCTTATCCTCCTATATTCTTTTTATTTTCTCAATTTACGCTTAACCTCTTTGACATATTTAGCAGAATGCAATCCCCTATGCAATCTTATAGCCCGATCTATATCCTTTTTAGGATTATGGTGAGATTGATATATCTCGAACATTTCCCTAGCCTTGACAGGATTTGTCCTATCATCGTATCTATACCGCTTCCGCTTCCGTTTAAGGCGCAATATCCTGTTAACCTCATCTACATACACCTTTTTCATCTGCCACCTCCCTAAAGCCCCGGATGAGGCGTTATACGCCCGATCGTCATTCCTTGACTCCACGAAAGACAAGGCGGCCGCCAGCCTATCCCACACCCGTGCCTCGATCACGGCCGGCTTCGGGGCGAGGGGCATGCCTCCGTTTCCTTTTGGCGGTGTTAATATTATCATCGCCATCACAAGTAAGTATCTTATCATGTTTACCTGTTTTTATAAAACTCCTCCCCAAATTTCACGTTATCCACATAATCCTCCATACACTCATGAACAATTATATGGATATCTCCCTCCGTATATGTCACCTCTGGCATCAACCTCTCATTGGTCATCCACCAAGAATAACTATCAATATGCCGTGTCTCGAATCCATGATCATGTAACAGACACATAACATTATGTCCTAAATTCTTGACCATCATCACACAATCATACACGATATATCCGTTGATACTCTCATGAAACCATCCGAATGCGCAAATGTATCTACTCATTAGCTTATACAACCTCCTCGCTACTGGATCAGGTATTACCTCATCCATATCAAAATCCATACCCTCCTCGATAAGCTTATCCACATCCCGCTCCTCAATACAAGCCCCAGGCATGCCTTCCGCCCTCACATGAAGGCGTGATCGACTATCCCGGCTTAATACCGTCCCGGCATACCTCTTTCCTTTGGTATATCCAATATCATGATTCCCGGCAACGTGAAACATAATTTTATCACCTATGTTAATCTCTTCCATATCCAAGATATTTATATTATTTGTTATCCTTTTTATACAAAAAGGGGATATAATGGCATAATATTATGATATCAAGACACGAATACGTTATCTATCATATTATCATACATATCCTCCATATAACGTTATTTATGGCATTATATCGCATATGATGCCGCAGGTCATAAACAAGTCCAATCAATCCTCTTTTAAGCTCTTATCGCTATCTAGACTATCAGCTATACTCAATATCTTCGAAATAAGAGCCTTTTTAGGCTTGTAGTCATCGTTTATCCCTACGGCATCCCTATGTAATACGATAAACGGGCTTTTGCCGTCTAGCTCATTCATCAACTGATTAAACTGTCTCCTCGTCATCTGATAGTGATATTATTTCCATGTTATAAATACGATCTCTCTTTACCCTTATCTTCTCGCATAGCTCATCGAGGCACTTATCTTCCTCTAACTTATCAACATAATATGATACACTTGATTTAGGGCTTCCTTGAAGATATATATCCCCTCTTATATTCCTTGAGAAAAAATTAGGTAAGACCATCTTTTGCCCCTGATCCTTATTATCCATGTAAGATATAACAACAACCCACGACTCTGGCTCCCGTTCTTTTACCGATAACATAAGATCGAGACTCGATTGACTATTGATATCCCTCCTTCCAGTCTCGTTATAACGTAGAACAATATAATCATTCGCGTTATCATCCTCAACCATTACGACCATAGGACGATTACCCTTCCCATTATCACATAATACTCTCGCCTCTTTTCCGTCGCGGAGATACACCTTATCGTAATCTCCGTTTTTGTATATCTCAAAATCAAATTCTATTACCATCTTATTTTCTCCTGTTGACGTATTGTCGTGTACGACCTTCCTCTATCTTCTCGAAATAAAATTTATTCCCATATAACCGGGTGAAACAGATGTTATATCCGAAATGCTCCGCGCGTCTGATTTGCGCATATCCCCTGCTAATATCCCTATCGTCAGCTAATGTAACAAAACAGTGCGTTCCTACTTCCGTATTCAAAACCAAACTCTCCCAATCCTTTACTTCCATATCAAATTTCCTTAAATAATTTTTTGTTATGATTATCGCTATTATACCATTTATCGATATTATCGTACTGCTTTGGATAAACCCCATAAGACCTACACCACCTAGGTAACGGCCCGTTCAGCACGTCTAACGCCGCCTCAAGGTCAAACGTAGCCTCCTCCTTGACACAACACCCCGATCCACTTCCACGGCTCGGTATATAAGCTCTACTATACGCTACGCTCATCCCATATTCCCCATGACTCAGATACCCGATGTTGGGTGAATCAGGGAAGGCGTAATACAACATCGTATAATCACCCTTACTCCAACCTCTATTATAAGTATCATCCTGCCATGCGAAAACCCTGCAACCGGCCTTCTTTAACTCATCAGCCGCTTTTCTTAAAATATTATCTCCCATATCATTTATATTTAAATTACGCCAAGGCGCCGGGAACCGACCCCGGACCATATCCGCACACGTACGATCATGGTATTCCTTCCGCCCCGCCAAGGCTTGGTTCAACATTAACAAACTCTCATATCCTCACGCATCTTAAAAAAGACCTCTCTTATGATCCTCTTATACAAGACGTATATCTCATCATCATCCTCATCGAACCCCACGCCCCATGAACGTGATAAATATCTAATGTCGCAATTCGCTATATGAACCCTAAATATGGATGGAACGCTCATTATGCAATCCTCAAAAGCTTTCTTAATCCCATCCCTTTTGATATGTTCTTTATACTCATCCTTGAACACGTTAAGCATAAAAGATAGATATTCCCTATCATATTTAAACCGCTTACCATAATTATCCGTATCTATATGATCCAGTATATATATTTCTATCGTGTCCCTATCGTATCTTGACATACCTCTTCCTCCTCCTTTTGATATCTTATAACCCTTTTCTCCCCATACGCCTTCGCTAACTGGATAAGTTGACCGGTAAACACCTTGGTACGGTGTTTTACGATCTTATCCACCAGCTCCGGGCATCTGGTTCTCCATCTATAATTAACCTCACCTTTGGCTTTCTTCTTGTAATACCTGTAGAATGTTACGGCTACTACCACTTCCCCATTCCGTTCAAAAGCAACCAAATCGTAATTGTTGTAAGTTATTTCGTTCATCGTGTAATATATTTTATAAATTCAATCACTTTCTTTGGCAGTGAATCTATATCCTTCACTCTTTTACCAAAATCGTACATATGACCTCTACGCGGATAATAATCTCCCGCATACATCCCCACCCCTAATGGATGGAATGGATCCTCACTACATGAGAAAACAGGATGATACACCACCCCATAACCATCCTTTATATTTTTATTTACATATACTATGGTATATCTACCGGCCACTTCATCGCCAAAATCATATACCCTTAAAAATCATATACCCTTACTTTTACTTTCACGCCATCCGCGTTTGTTATAATATTATCCATATATACCTCCTTTGTTGTTCACCATCCGACTGATCCATTCTCCTCCCATATAAGGCGTATGTACCATACCATCCCCTATCTATATTTACCACCTCAATATGATGTATATGATAACAACCATTAGCCATTCTATCGCAATCGGCTATCACCATAGCTATATCCCTATACCCAGAATCAATGAAAACACGAGCCGATCTATCCCCGCTAAATATAGATACCTTGATATCGTCTTTCCCTTTTATAATCCTTCCCATATCATATCCTACTATCAAACTAATCTATTCTTTTACCATAATTAGTATATGACCCACACCATCCACGAGCCTCATTTGATACCCTAATATGATCAACGGGCTTATCCCCGACCATATTATTGGCGTACGATATTACATCCGACATACTTCCGAATCCGGAATCCTTAATGGATCTTATAAGCGTCCTATCATACCCGAATACCAATATCTTCACAATATCTCTTTCCTTCACAGTCCTCCTCGCTCCCATAATATTCTAGCCATAAAATAAACAAACATAAAATCTATTCTCTCTTTGTTATCATTCATCCTATGCCCGGTGATCTCAAAAATAACCCTACGTTTTTCTATAGTCCGTATATTATCTAACTGAATAGCTATGTAAGGATATTCCATAACCTTCCCTCTATCGATGTTATTCAAGATAGCGTTGACATCTTGCCCGCGAAAATATATATTTACCCCTATGTAGCTGGCGACCAAAAGACATTCGTCTATTATCCCATCAGTATCGAATAACAATAACATATCATCCTTCCCGACAGTATATTCCATATCAAGAATCTTGATACGTTCGCTTCCGTCCTTCTTATCGGCTATAAGAATCCCTATTATATCCTTATCGGTCGTAAGGATATAATACGCCTCATCCTTTGTAATATTATCACGAAGGTAAGATAGCGCCTCATCCTGTAATCTTAGTAGTTCTATCTCGTCCATATTTATCTCTATTGTCGCCAAGGGAAAAGGGACGGCGCTGGCGACAAGGCCTGTCCAGCCTCCCCGCAGCCGCCCGCATTCCCCTTGGTGGTATTAACTTCCTCCAATAATCCCATAATCGAATTTCACATTAATACTCCCATCAATGTTTAATTCTTTCCTCATCCCAAATACAGTCTCCCTTACCGTATCAAAATCCAATAATTGATCTTCGGGATTATTCACAAGCTCTCTCCGGTTATTCTTCCTAGGTTTTCTAGATGTAAGAATATATTCCGCGCGACAGCCTCCCTCAAATGCCCTCACCCTGGAATACCATAGATCACCGGTCCCGTACTCAACGCATATATTCATGTTTATGATGGTATTATCCCACGCTTTTTCCGGTAAACGCTTGAAAACCCTGTCAACCCATCCCGTGTCAATATCTATATAAGGACAATCTAAATCCGATGTCCCCCTAATATCCAGATATAGCGTAACCTGTCTATTATCCTTAAACATTCGAGCTTTCACGTTCATTCCCTTCCGTCCCCATACCACTATCCTATTATTTCCAACTTCCCGTAACAAGGATAAAAACAACCGTCTCGATAAACCGAATATCCGGGCGTTTTATCCTTTGCCTCATAGATGGAAACACAACCGCCGTTATAAGCGTTGGATAGTTCTTTTGTCACAAATCCACCTATTCGTTTATAGGTTTTAGGCGTATCCGCCAACGGCCTGCCTACATATATTTTTACCCTCTCGCGCTTTTTGTCGCCTACGTATATATCCTTTTCTCCAAGCCCCGTTAAATACATGAATCCCATATCAACCGATTTTAAATCCAACATCCCCCTACCCCTATCTCCATATGATCCTCCCAATCGCATCTATCAACATCCTCTCCATCCTCAAGGTAATAGTAAGCCCATACCCGTACGCCTCCTACCTCTATATATCCATCACCTTTCCATTCTATCAACCCGTCTCGCCTTACCACGTTGGTAGGCTCAGCCCCTAGCGACAGCGGATTATTTACCATACTACCGCCAAATACGTTTCTCGCTTCCTCTTTCGTCATATCACTATCAGATTTTTAATATTACACTAACGCCAAAGGGGAACAGGAACGGACGACCAGCGGGGCCGACCCCACGCCATCGCCGCCGCCCGTTTCCCTTGGTTTCCTACACTCCCTCCATCACCCAAAGAAACACACACACCCCCCCATACATAGACATACCTCCATACCCATAAGATCCCTATCTATATTGGAGAGTACCATTGTCTGGAGGTTACCCTTATCCCACTTATCCCCCTTATCTCATTTGGGATTCTTGGATTCCATGTTTCACCTGGGCTACTTGATTTTCCCTCGATTCTCTTGGTTTTCCTTATCCCCCCTTGGTTTTCCTTATTCCCCTTGATTTACCTTGATTTACCTTATCCCCCCTTGGTTTTCCTTGATTTACCTTATCCCCCTTGGTTTACCTTGATTTACCCTGTCTGGAGGTGTCCCCTCCCTCGAGACAACCCAACCCCACC